AAAAAAAAATGCTAAGTGATTAAATTTTCACCTAGCACTTATTTTTAAATACGTTTAGTGATTGAATAAGCCAATATCAACACTAAACTAAATGCGACTATAGAAATTAAAACATTAATCATCATATCTACTCTCCAATCTTTTTACTTCTTGCTTTTGGTATTTAATCAATTCTGAATACGTATCATTGCATTCTGATTGGTAGAAATAAGGCAATAATCGTTTAGCAAAATAATGGAAAATATCAACAGGATCAACTTCTTTTTTCTCTGTACAATTTTTCAAAAAGAATTCATAAACAGATGCTTTCATTACACAAAAAGAAATTTGGGTAAGTGTTGGATTGAAAAAACATTCCTCAACAAATACACGATTTTCATTGATACATTTTTCAACCTTACGCCATTTTTCTTCTTTGTTCTCAATCTGACTAAGTTCAGCCCAATTGAAAGCTAAATCGTGGTATTCATTTGCACCTTGTTCTGTAATCGCTACATTTTTAAAACCTGGATCATCTGAATTTAAACTAGCATACAATCCTTTTTCTAATTCCTCGAAATCATTTGGAATAAATGAACCGTAGCCTGTGTATTTAGCTTTAAATGCTGAACTGAAAGGCTTCCACCAACTATCAGAATCACACCCAAGATGATCAATATAAACATCGTTACCCTCCTTACACCGTCTTGAAATAACTTTACCACTTACTACTTCCACACATCGTTGAATTGGAATAACAAAAACCTCTTCACCTTCAACAACAGGCAAATCAGAAATGCCACAGTTGATATTATAACTACCCATATAAATTCTCCTAAAGTAAAAATAAGGGCTAGTAAATCTAACCCTTTTTATTTATTATTTACAAACTACATTATACGCTAATTCGTTTTCATTCCAAGTATATTCAGCTACTTTATATTCAGCATTTTCAATCGCTTTTTTACTTGGTTTTAAGTAAAGGTGTAAGTAAGTGAAAGATACCCAACGTTGGTCAGCTTCATCGTACCAACCATCACCAGCTGTTAAGTTTTGGTAAATCTCTGTTACTTTTTCTAATACTTCAACTAACTCTTTACTTTGTTCATTTTCAATATTGAAATGATCTTCAATATAGTAGTGGTTAATCTCTCTTACTTTTTCAACTTGTTTTAGATAATTTCTTTGTAACCAAGAATTAACAGGTTCTAGTTTATCTAAGTGAGCGAAAGCGTAAGGACTTTTAATAGTTACTGTAAATACACTACAAGCTCCAACTCTTACGCTAATTCCAAAACCTTTTGGAAGGATTTCTTTTGCTTGTTCGATTAGTTTTGCTTTCAATTCTTGGTTATTCATTTTTCACTCCTTATTTGTGAAATCAATCATCTCGTTACAGTGCCTATTATAAGGATTTTCAGATCAGAGTCAATACCTTTTTCAATTTTTTTTTCAAAAAACAACAATTATTTTATTCATATAAAATCAAATAAACTTGAAACTAATTCATACACTAAAATAACAAAATACCCCTAGCAAAATTAATCACTAGGGGTAAGTAGGGGTTATAATTTTTTGATTAGATTGTTAGCCATAATTTGTAGTGGCTTTCCAATGCGTTCAAATGCCTCTAATCTATCACCACTAAACTCAAACACACTACTCCACATATTCATATCTACCAACTTATTCAACAATTCAAAATCACTACTTACAAAACTAATATCACCATCATTCAAAATTAATGAGTCATAGGATTTGTAAAGAGAATTGCTATCCAAAAACCAATACTCCGATCCAATTTTCAACTTGATCATTACGTGGTTAAATTCAAACTCACCCAATATATCATTCAAAATATATAAGTCAGAATCTACCTCACAAGCCTTAGTAAATTTCTTGATACATTTTTTATTAGTTTGTTTGATAGCTTTAATATCTTTACTATCAACTTCTAAAAACACATAACTTACTTTTACTTTATCGCCTAATTCAAAATGATTGATTAGCGTTTCTAGTGGTTGTTTAAGTAGATAAGCAAATTCACCACAACCACCACTATTTATCTCATACAACTTACTATCAAAATATCTCTTGTAAGTTGTGAAATATCGTTCTAATGCCTGTTTAAATTGGTTGATAGGTTTATTTTTCATATTCAATCCTTAATAGCCAACTTCATCAATATACGCACCAATTGTATTCAGTAGGTTTTTAATTTGTAAATCTAGACCATCTGATAAGCTATTTAATGTTTCTTCTAATCCATGTTCATCCCAACTGTTATAGAAGTCTTGGTCATAATCACACTCTAACAATTTAGGCAATTGATCCCAAAAATATTCGCTACCTAAGCAACTTGTCATTTTAACTAAGTCAAGATTAGAAACAGCTTGGAATAATTTTTCTTTATTTGATACGTACATAATTAGCTCCTTACTTAACTTGCATATCACAAAATTCTACAAAATCATTGAAATCGTGTTCATTTCCTAATCGATCAACAAAACAACCTTTCTCTTCGTTGTAAGCTAATTTAAACATTTGACCGTTAGGCTTAACACATACTACTTCTTCTCCGTTATAAAAAGTATCTTGATTTACATCACACTTTTGTATCCATTGCAATTCTAAATTGAACATACCGTCTTCCTTATTTAATTTCTTTCAAACAATAACCGTTATCATCATAATCTAAAACAAGGTTAGATTCAAGATAATCTTTTAATAAAATTTGTTCTTCGATCGCTTGCCAACTTTTATCATCTTCTAATAAATGAGCTTTACCACTGATCACATATTTTTCACCGTTGATAATTTTAATTGGTGTACTCATTCCTTTGTGTTTTTCCCAAGTGATTAAACAACCACCAGCACCCCATAAATCATCATAACAACCAGCAAACCATTCACGAATAGGGTGTTTAATTACGTTTATCATTTCAAGCTCCTTATTTCACTTCTAACTCATTTGCTAAACCAATAACAAAATTGACCATAACATTACAAAACTCTTTTCTCAATTCTTCACTATTTTGTAAGTATTGTTTCACTTGTTCGTTACTCCAACCTTTTTTAGCTTGTAACATTTTTAATGCTTCGTAAAATGCTAACTCTTGTACTTCATCCATTTTCAAAAAGTTTTCTAGTTTCATTTTTAAGCCCCTTGTTTGCTTATCAATCTTTACGGTTCTTATTATAGGGATCTGAAATCATTTGTCAATAGGCAAATTAAAAAAATTGAAAAAAAATAAAAAAAATAGCTAGATTAAAAAACCTAGCTATTCTTATCAATCAACAATACCCACTAAATAACCTACATATCCACCATTAGTAGTAGCTGGTTCTAGTGTTATTTCTTTTTTCAAGCATTCAGTCATAGTATCATAACTAGCTACTAAAACTGACCCTTTACCATAAGATGACCAACAAAAACCAACCCCATCATTAATACTATAACAGCGATATAAATTTGTAAGGTGACTACATTCTTTTGGAAATTGAGTTTTTAATTTTTGTAGCAATTTCTCTGAAGTTTTCATACAAAATCAACCTTGTTTACCAACCATAAATAACTAGCTTTTCAACAACATTTGCTAGGCTATAAACAATTTCCAAGCTGTAGCCTTGTTGTCTGATCTTTTCATGTAAAACTGTATCTTCAATTTTTACATCATCAGATAATAAAGCTTGATAGATATAGACTGAATTATATTTCATAAAATTAGACTTAATATGAAAATCAATCTTTCTTAAAGCCTCATCATACTTTTTATCTTTCAATTGTTTTAAAGTTGCAATAGGTGTTAATGGATCGTTTTGTTTAGTTTCATTAAAGATAGGATTTTGAATACGTCTTTTCCCATCAATTTCATTTTTCCACTCTTCTTGCATTTTCCAATCTGTAACGCTCATAATTTTACCTACTCTAATTTACTTTTCATAAAATCCAACCAAACTTGAGCATCTTCTTCAGTTCTAAAACATTGACCATGTTTAGCTAAATTTCTATCCAAATCATTAGATTCTAAATACACATGTTCTAAAATAACATAACCATTAGATATGTGGTAATATGAATCACCTTCTTGTGGAATAAATGGTTTAGGTAAATCTTCAGGATTGATAGGGTCTTTCCACATACCAACGATGTCTAATGAATGATCTTTTTCGTTGTTAAACTTTCCTGACTCATACCAATACATAGCAGAAGAAGCCAGCTTTCCATTAATGTCAAACACTAATCCTTTTAATGGGCATAATGTTGGCTTATTATCAGGAAATTTATACTCGTTAGGAACTTTATAATAAACAATAGCTTTACACCCATTACGCAACACAACAGGCTTACCGTTCAATGCTTTATCTAAATCAAACTCTTTCATTTCCACTTACCTTTTCGTTTATCAAATTCATATAAGACAAATAACACTAATCCCATAACTGCTATTAAAGTTAAGCCTGATACCAAACCTTTTAATAATTCATAAACCATAATTACCAACCACTAATTACTAATCTACCATCACTAATTTTTACTGTATAACCCCTTGCTCTAATTTCTTCAATTAGTGCTTTATCTTCAGGTTTACTTCTTAACAAACTAGGGGAAATTGCTACCTCTTTGTTATATAAATATCTCTGTTGAATAACTTGGTTGATAGTAGTTAAATCTTCCGCTAATCGTTTTTCAGATAATTTAACTAATTCATTGAGAGAAATTAAACAATCAAATTTTTCAACTTTATTTTCTTCAGGTTTAACTTCCTCTTTTGGCTTAATCCAAGGTGCTGTTGATTTTAAAACTAAATCTTCGCAAGTCATAATTCGTCTATTTACATAAACAGTAGGGTATGAATAAGCACCGTAAGCAATACTATGACTTAAATAAATCCAATATGCATCACCTTTTTCAGCATAAGCAGTTGTTGTGGTAGCTACATAATTTAAGTAAATTGGATCTTTAATTTCAGAGATTAATTGTAAGCATAGTGGTAGTTTGTCAGCTTCCTTAATACCTGTAACAATAAACTCAGCTCCACTAACTTTATCAACTACAATATCACCGACTTTTAATAATTTAATTTGATCTAGTTTCATTTCCTTTTACCTTTGAAATATGTACCTTTTAGATAAGTAGGCTTGAACCAATTAGCCACATATAACTTATTCCCTTCTTGCTCATAGACAATACTTTTCGCAATCCAAAAATCACCATAGTTATCGTGGAATAAATAAGCCTTCTCTGTTTCATATAATAATGACCTGATATAAATTACACCATAATCATCATCATACGTATCAATCCCATTTTCTTCAGCCCAAGCCATACTATCACCTACTATATTACTTGTCAAGACCTTTCCAATTTACTTCCAAATCTAGATCTTCATCTTGTAAATTCAAAATCTCATAGTTTTTACCATCTTTTGAAATAATACCGTTATTGAATCTATCCACGCCTACTGTATTGTAAACTTGATCTTCAATTCCAATACCATATCCGTGTTCTAATGCAAAATAGAAAACTACTTCAGGCTCATCTATACTATAAATTTATTACAAAAATCACCTAACTCACGAACAAAAACTTGACCATCACCATTTTCATATTGAGCAGCCATTACCCAATCACCATTAGCTTGTTTCATTTTAACAATATTTGTCAAATTGTATAAGCTATCATTTTGTTTATATTTTACTAACATTTTATTAATCCTCAAACAAACATAATCTTACATTACAGAAATTGGAGTTATCAGGATTTAGATATGCCACGATAACTAAGCGATCCATTTCATCACCAATAATATAATTTCCATTAGGAGTTTTTGCTAATACTATACCACGATAAGGCACACCATGTTTATCTTCAAACTTGATGGATAACTTATTTTTACTAGCATAATCTAATAAATCATCTAAGTGTGGAAAGGAAATAATTAAGTCTGAGTTATATCTTGAATTACCATCAATCACTACACCATCATAATTCCAAGTAGTAGGGTAAATTTCTTTACCATTTTCACCTTGAACATAGCCTACATATAAACGTACATTATCTAATTTTTTCAAGATATACGCCTTATCTTTTCCTTTTGTTGGAACAGGTTTTCCTGTTTTAATTGCTTGATACAAATAATCTCTAATTTCTTTATTATCATCTACAACCATTTTAATAACCCTTAATTAAACGCAATATAACGACCATAGCAGCATTATTATTTTGACCTATATAATTACTAGCCTTAACTATAAAAACCCTGCTATGAACGATTTAGACCTATTCTAGAATATTAAATCAACTTTATCTAAGCTGTAATTTTCATCACTAAGATATTCAGCAATTAGTTCTGAATTTGATTGATAAACTGTAATATATCTTGAGTCTTTAGTCTTACCAATTACATTAACAATTGATTTACCAAAAGGCGTTAGAATACTTACCCCAATATTATTTTGTAGTGCATATTCAGCTAGTTCATTAGTTGATGAAATAACTTTAATATTATAATCAGAAAGTTCAGTATTTACTCCTTCTTTAGTCCAAGTAGTTGCTTTAGCTTTCTGTTTTAAACTAATGCTACTAATTCCTACCACATAGCCAATATATTCATCAGTTAAGCTAATATATCCAACAATCTTAGCAACTGCTCCATTTTTTAAACTGACTGATTTACCACTTTTTAAAGCGTACTCTAATAATTCTTGAGCTGTAAATTTTTGCATACTAATCTCCTAACGCATTAACAATAGACTAATAAATACAGCTAATCCAATTGATAATGACCATCTTTTCATAAACGATCTCACTTCTTTATCTTGTCGATTGAAAAATAACCAACGAAACGCCTCAACCGCACCTAAGATAAAAAAGAATGTAACTAAAAATCTTAGCACTAATGCCATTTCTAATTACCCCTTAAAAGAATAACCAACCAATCACAAAACCTACTACTAAACCTACCCATTGCTTTTCAACAAATTGAGGGATAGTTTGAGTTAATGCTTTGGCAATTTGTTCTGATAATTTTAAATTTGTATTTCCTAACATAATTTTCCTCTAATAATTTAAGGGTTAAAGGCTAAAAATAACCAACATAACCCAATCACACTTAATACTACAATTAAACCTTGACCTAATTTAATCAGGCAATCAACTAATTTAACTTCTTCATTTTTCATAACATATCCTTAGTTATCTGAAATAAGCTCAATAAAATCATCAAAACTATCATAATCACTAGCCAACACTTCAAATAAATCATCGTTAGACATTTTGATAGCGATAGTAGCTTGATTATCATATTCTGAATTATACATGATATAACCGAATGAAGAGATTTGTTCAGGATTGATAAAGACTTCACCCATATTTAGATCATTAATTTCAACATATTTCATAATTGATACCTTACTTGTTTATTGATTCAAGCTAATACTAACTTACTATTTTTCACTTGTCAAGCACTATTCCATATCTTCTTGAAATAATGTTAGCAATCGACCATAATTATAATGCTCTTTCAACTTCATTTCACTTTCACGTTTTGCCAAGATTAATTGCCTTAATTCAGTTTGTTTATTACAGATTTCAAACCATACATTAATAGCTTGATTGATACGAATAATAAACTTAACTTCACCACCACCTGTAAGCATACTGATTGAAGTTTGATTGAAAACTAAACTATATTTATAACCTTCTTCAACATATCTTGCCTTGGATAGATTACGTTTTAAATCTTCAATATCTTCATCGCTTAAAGATACTTTTAATTCTTTCCCTTCATCCAAACATTTCATAATTTTAAAAATCCCACGTTTCAGTAAATTGTTTATCAGCCATATCCACCGTTGCACACCCATAATATTCAGCTAAAATATACCAACTTGGAACGGTAGGACTATTGTTATATTTTTTGTTATATTCTTTCACATAACGTAAAGCTAATTCCTCAGACTTGAAATATAACTTTTCATCAATCTTACTTCCATAACCAGCCTCACTTTCAATCATAGCTACTACATATACTTTTTCCATATTAGTCCTCCAAAGTGCCAAGCGTTTTATCAAAATATTCTGATACATTTAATCTATTAATATTTTTCTTAATAATAGACTCTAACAATTTATCTGTTTCAGCTAATTCTTTTCTAATTAACCATCTATCACATTCAATAAAGACTTTGACTTTGGAAACAGAAGAAAAACTAACTCTAATAAATGTTCTTTCAATTTTATCTAAATCTTTCAAATCTAGCTTAATTAACTCTTTTAATTCTTGAATGTACCCAGCCTTTTTGTAATATTTGAAAATAATATCTTTACTGTTCAAATTATCCAAATCATATTCGAACTTGAATTCATGTTTATATTTTGCACATAATAAATCTCTATCTTGTTTGATCCAATCTTTCATAGTCCAAGGGGAGTTAAGTCCTGTTTCTAAATTACGCTCTATGATAAATTGATCCCAAGAGTAATCTGATTGTTTTTGTTTGCACTGTTTGGATTTAAAAGCCAAGATAAGATAAATATGTTCACCATTTGAAAAACCACGTTTAATCTCTAAATCTGTCAAATATTCTTTTGATTCAAACAAACTAAGTTTATCTACTTGAACTAATTTATAAGTATAATCTTCATCAAGTGTTAGCTTGCTAAAAATACGCTCAATCTCTTTTTCAATATACTTAATTGCATCTCTTTTCAAAAAATCATTGAAATAAACATCATAGAATTTTGAAATATTAACTTCATCATATCCTAATGAATTAAGCTTTTCAATAATCAATGGTTCGTCATGAGTTTCAGTTTCAAGTTTAGTTGATTTACTAAACAATGATTTTAAAAATTTAAACATATTAATTTCCTTTCATAATTTCACAACGCAATGGTTTACCGTACTTATTCACCATTACAGTAAATGATGATTTACTATTATACATAGAGATATATTGAATGCCCTCAATACAGAATCTCATATAATAAGCGTTAGTTTCAATTTTACCATATTCATTATCTGATGTAAATACTTGAACTTTTGACAATTCAGATTCAGAGTCCATAGCATTCACACCAACTGATAAACTTGCCAATAATAGGCATAATAACTTTTTCATAACTTTAATCCTTTGGAATTGGAGGAAGTTTTTTCCATTCTTTATTATTTGATGTTACATAAACAGAACCATCATCACATAATGCTGTGATAAAATGAGTACCACATACTGTTTCGGTTTCAGGTGATAATGTAGTTGAAATTTGAATGATTTTCTTTTCCTTAGGTTTAGAAACTACCTTGATAATAAGTGGATCGCTGTCTAACAATGGATACCCAAAACAGTCATATTGTCTAAGACACCCATTAACATTAACTGTAAATGGATGGTCTGGAAAAGTGTTGTTCACCATAGACACAATATTACCAGTCAGTCCATTACTAAAGTAAACTGTATTACCAATATCTCTCAAGCTAATTTCAACTGTATCCATTTTCTTTCCAATATTTACTTGCATAACTTAATCCTTATTTAATTTTTGGAATAAAATACTCGCTACATACTAAATCGTTAGCAATATCTTTTACTAAATTTTCATAGTCAATAGATAAGTCTAGTGGTTCTTGTTCATAGAAGAAGATATGCCACATAAACCCTTCATCTTTTACTAATTCAAAAATTGGTGTATAAAGTTTATCAGACTTAGCATCTTCAAAACTAGCTAAACAATCTTGACAACTTAGTGCGTATTTAAACTCATTAAAAAATTCGTTCATAGCACTATATCTGATATGCTTAAAGTTATTTTTGAAATCAGGTAAATCTTCAAATTTAATGAAACCACCAACATAGCCTGTTTTTTCACAATTTAATACGTTCAGGCTTAGAATAGGTTTAAGCACTTTTTGATGATAATGTAATACAGTAAACAATTCAGTAAAGTTTTTCAAAGGCTCTTTTAGTTTATCACATATCTCATAATCAGTGCATTTTACAGTAATTCTAACTTGCTCAAAAGAATTGTGTATTGGAGAAATTAAATAAGGCTCTAATAGAACATTGCTGTTAAGAATAACATAACCTGTCTTTGCCTTCAAATAATCAATTACAGACTTTCTTAAATACTCTTCAGCCACCTTACCACCATAAGTATAAGGCTTTCCATGAATATTTAAAGCAATACAATCAACAGCTTTATATCCTTTGACTTCAGCTTTATCTAATTTTTGCTCCTGTTCTTTAATTTCTTTTTTCTTGTTAAAAAATCCAAACATATTTGCTCCTTACACTAATGCAAATAATCTTAATACCCAATACCAAGGATTAATTTTACTAACCCTACGCCAATTATAATACACTACCGCTGTATCATTTGTAAAGACATTAATTGCATAATATTTTGTAGGGAATCCATAACCTAGTTCTTCACTATCTACTACAATATAATACCCTAACAAATCATCACCTTTTACAATATCACCAATCTTTAGTGGCTTTCTTAATCTAACATAATCATTTATTATCATTAGAATAAATCCTCTTTCATATCGCTATAGGTGATATAGATTACATCTGATCTAGTTGAATAGATTTTGTTAGTATAAGTTCTTGTATCAGGTGTAAAGAACGCATTATTTGTAAAGCTAAATAAAGTAGGATTTAAAATATCTCTACTATATTCTTCTTTAATAATTTTCTCTAATTCAGCCTTTGAATAGTGTTTATTTTGTGCTGAAAAATAACCATGAACAATACGCTTGCTATCAATTGAATCAAAATAATCTAATCCTTCACGCAATGAATCAAATGTATCATAATAACGCTCATGACCATCTTTTAACATTCTAATTCCATACAAACCATCAGAATGTACAATTAATAGCACTTCATATTCTTTAAAATCTTTTTGTTCCAAGATAACAAAATTATCTTCATTTTCATAAGTCATAAACTAACTCCTTAATCAGATCTAACTTGGCTACATACTAACCTACTTAGATCTTACTTGTCAATAGGTAATAGTAAATAAATCTAACCTATCACTATGGTGTATGCACTTATAAAACAAACTAAATCTATCTCCATACACCATAATGATAATAATATATAGATTTAATTATACACCTAAAATCCTTAATATAACGCCTATTTCAGTCAATAAAAAACCTACCTAAACAATCCTACTATCACACTAAAATAATGCAACAGTAAGCGATTTAGGTAGGTTATATTTGATTATTGATTATAGTACATATCTCTTAATTCAATAATCCCTTTATCAATTACTTTCTCAATTGGTTGTTTAGTAAGCCAAGTCATAAACTCAACATCTAGCGTATCTAAACATCTAGCAAATGGGAATTTACTGGTATAGGTACGTTTATAATAATCAGCTAATCCTCTTCTACGCTTCCAATCTGAATAATATTTACCTTTATACTTGAACATAAAGCCTGTTTGATCTTCAATTACATAACCTTCAATTTCTGATTGGTCAGCTAGTTTAAAATACTTCTCTAAACTTTCCCAATCATCAACAGTACCTACTAACCATTTAGGTTCAACAGTAGTAACAAAAAATAAGCTAGTATAATCAACAGTCTCATATTCAAGTTGGTTTTTGATAGCTTGTAATAAAACTAATTTATCTTCATCATATTTAATAATGTGTGGGTCGTGTTTTGTAATAATCTCAAACACTAAACTACAATTATTCTCAGTAATGAATTGTTTAATTAGTTCAATTTCATCCATACTAAATTGAGTATAAAATAACTCTTTAAACCAATCTACATATTCACTATTGGTAACTGATTTTGTAGCGAAAACAAACTTATCATCAATTACAGATAGAATGCCTAAATAGCCATTTTCTTTTAGCCATAATTTAACAGGGAATTTTAAATTAGCTTGTAATGAGCGTTTGGTAGTAGCTTCTACTTCGCCACCATAATTAAAAAACTTCTCGAAGCTACGCAATTTAACTTCACCACTAACTTTATCAACAAATAAACCTCTAGCCTTAATTGTCATATCGTTCCAAGCTTTCTTTTTAAATGCCATACGACTAAAATTGATAGAGATTAAATTATGATCACAAGCCTTGGATTTAACTAATCGACTTGATAACATTTTATTTACTTGTTCATTTTCTACTGTTCTATGATCAAGTTCATCGCCTTGTTGTTCTTCAGCTTTCAATACTTTAAATACAGTATTTTGATATTGCAAAATTTCAACAGGTTTATTTGGTTGAATTAAGCCTACTGATAAATGACCACCAAATTCTACCTCACTTTCTAGACAATAAGAATAATCACTACTTTCAACGCCTCTATGACCGTGTAATTGAATGAAATCTTGACATTTACCTTGTAAGTAATTGTCTTGATATAATTCACCTACATTTGATTCATAATTGCCTACACCTTTTACCATTTGTTCAGTTGAGACATAGGTCAATTTTGGAACACTAGTCAATCCACCATGCGTAACCAAATATTTTTGATTATGGAAATTAAAAGCATAACATTGTCTAACTTGTTTCCACCATTTGCGAATATTCTTTTTCAATTCTACTACTTGATCTTCGTTTAAACCTTTCACAAGTTCAGGTAAAGTATTTCGCAAGAAGTATCTTGATTTAACCTCTAAACCTTTAGCCCAATTGACTAAGTGTGCCTCATGATTTCCTTCCAATTGAACCACATTAGGTAAAGATTGGATAGATAAAATATAATCTAATACTTCTTTATTTTCAATGCCACGATCTAAATAATCCCCTACAAAAACATATAGGGTTTTAGGATCAATTTCACCAATAGCATCTTTTAAAACTGTATAGCAACCTTGAATATCACCAATCACTTTTACTTGTTCGTATTGTTCAGTAATATCAGGAATATAAAAATTATCAATTTCTGATAATGAATAGATACGTTTAAATCGACTTGGCAAATCCACGTTTTGAATTAAAGTGTAAGCTCGTTTAATAGCTTCAACAGGGACAAATTTATATTGGTCACGTTTAGCATTACGTTCAATACACTCTTCTAAAGTGGTTTCAGGTTGATAATAGAAGATTGAATATTTGTAATGGTCAGCTAAATCAACATACTTTTTAACCAATTTAGGACTATTGTGTGTAGCATCAATAACAGTAAAATCTCCACGTTGCATACGTTCTTCTAAACAGCTTAATAACATATTCCACGCTTGAGTATCATTTCTTTGTGTGATATGCCAATTCCCTTCTTCGTTTAATTGTGGATTACAAATTAGTGTTCTAAATCTATCAGCCTCTAAAGTATATGGCTCTAAACCATTTTCTTTAATAAAAGTTGATTTACCAGACCCCATTGCACCACGTAAAAGTAAAAGTGTTCTCATTGATTATTTCCTTGTAAAAATGAAAGTAAAAATTCATCGCTATATTTCATTGTTGGTGGATTATTCCACATATCTGATAACAATAAAATAAAATTCATCACTTCGCTTGATTTATGATCAATATCAATATAATGACCATCTTTATTAGTGATAGTGATTTTATAACCGTTGCCACTATACCATTCAATTGATAAGTTTGCAAAGACATATAATCTAGATCCACTAGAAAAATCATAATCAATTGTCTGATAGTATTCAGTCTGACAAAGTTCTTCTAAAATACCTGTTAAATTATACAGGAATTTGTCTTTATCTTCATTTGACATTTTGATTTTTAAAGCCATAGTTTTATTCCCCTAGAAATGCACTTAAAAATTGTTCAGTCTTTTCTTCTTGTACAACATTACCAAGATTGATTAAACTGTAGCAATATTGAGCAAATTCTTTTACGTATTCTAATTCATTCTTTCCATCATAGATATTGATTTCTGTATTTAAATCTTTTGACAAGATGAAGAATGAATGACCTTTGCCACCAGCATACCACAGAATTCTAACCTTATTTGTTTCAATTGTTCTACCATTCCAATTTTCACGGACAACATAAGGGTGAGTTTCTAAGTGATTTTTTAAGCGTTTAAATAATGCCTCTTCTTGTCCTTTTGTTAATTCTAACATAACTTATCCTTAATAATGTTGTTGAAATTCTTCATCTTGGTCAATATAACGCCACCATAATTCTTGGTCATTGTCATATTGTTCTTCCCATTCAGGGTTATAATAATACTCTTTACATAGCAAGTCAATAGTATCATAAATTTCATCTGGTTTTAATTGATAACCTCTAGACATAAATCACCTTAAAAATTATAATGCACCCAATAATCTTTCCAACGTTCTAAAGTTGGATTCTCTTCATTGAAATTCATAGTAGCTTGGTAATCTAAAATAACGTTTTCAATATTATCAAAAGTACCATTCACCTCTGTTCCAATGAAAGCATAAGTTTTATTAGGGTAGAATTTTTTATTTGTTTCATAAAGCTCTTTTACTTTGCTTTCAATTTCATCTTCAGCTACTTCAACCTTGATAGCTGATTCCCATTTTTGAAAGTTTTTTGATTCTTGAAAAGATACATAGAAAGTAAACATTTTAATCTCCTTAGTTGTTTATCTAACCTACACTTTGCATTATAGGGATTTTTATTACCTTGTCAATACCTTTTGAAAAAAAATTACAAAAAAAAAGGAAAGTAGAAAATTCTACTTTCCCTATTACTAAAACTTATTGATAAGAGATAATTTCTACCCTACGATTAGGGGCTAAACATTCAATCAATTCATCTTTACTAAAATTATCACAAGATACTTGCTTACTATCTTTTCCTGCACCACGTGTTGTAATATCAGCTTTGATACCATTTGCAACTAAATAATCTTTCACCGCTTTTGCACGTTTTGAAGATAGTGCTAGGTTGTATTTATCAGATCCTAATTTGTCAGTATAGCCAATGATTGTTAGTGCTTTGGCATTAGCTAATTTTTCAACATATTCTTTTAAATACACTTTACCTTGTACTGATAATTTGCTTGAATTAAAATCAAATAAAAAGTCAGTTGATAATTCATGTACTTGAGAATCTAATTTACAATCTACAGGATTCCAAAAGAACGATTGAGCATTGTGATTTTTATCAAATAAGATCTTATATTGACAAATTTTATGTTCACCGTTTTCTTTAAAATTGAAAACATAATCCCACTCACTAACACCATACAAACCTTCAGCAAAATGTGGTCGCCCTAAAAGATTTTGTAATTGATCTTTATTCATACCTTTGCCATTAAGCTCAACTAATTTTAAGCTTTCAAGATTTGGCCAGCTACCAAATTGTGAACCATCGTGATTAAAGGTTGATTTTTCAATTTCTGGCCAGACAAGTTCTTGACCATCAGCTAAAGTACCTTCGTCAGTTACTTTATTTAAATTACCACAAGCTGATACTAATGCGATTGATAAGCCTAATACTAAAGTTTTAAATAATTTCATTTTTATTCTCCAAGTTTATATTTAATACAAGGTAGGCAATATTGCCTACCTATAACTATTACCATTGATAAGTAACACCAGCACCATAATTCACTTCACGTTGGGTGGTAACACCTACCGAACCTGAAATAATCCATTTACCATTATCACTCATTCGTGTATAGCGTGTAGCGATAGCATGTTGATTATGATGACCACCAACACCTACACCTAATGCTGATTTACCTGGGATTGTAACTTGTGGAATATTAGCTACCGCAATTGCACTAGCAATACCAGCACGAGCTTTTTTCTCAACTTTATTAATCTTATGGTCTAAGTTACCAATCTTACGAGCATTTTCTTGAATTGCTTTCGTATTTCCTACAACTGATTTACTTACTTCGTTCACTTGAGCTTTAGTTGCAAGGTGATCTACGTCAGCATTAACAGTATAAATAGCTTCACCATTTGTACCTGTTGATTTTTCAACTGTGATATGTTTGCCTGATTTTACTACAGTGTGTCGTTTAGCCTCTTGTTCAACTTCAGCAATTTTAGCTTTATTTGATTCAGCCTTAGCATCTACCTTATCAATTTCAGGCTGATAATCCTTGCTTGATACTGTGTAAGTTACTTTACCATTAGCATCAGTTTCAGTTGTTACTGTTGTGTTATCACCAGCTTTTACTTCAGGTAGTTTAGCTTCTACTGATTTAATGTAGTTAGTATTGCCTTCAATTGCTTTAGTATTTTCAGCAATATTCTTAGCATTAGCATCAATCAATTTTTCAGCACTACGAATATCAGCGGTATTAGTTGCAATCTTATCTGAATTTTCTTTGATAAGTTTTGTATTAGCTAAAATTTCAGGGGTATAATCTTTTTGGTCTTTAGCGTTTACTGTATAAACCGTTTGACCATTTGCATTAGTAGATACATCCACTGTTACATTTTTACCTTGTTCAACTACAGGAACTTTAACTGATTCACCGATTTTACTTGCTACCGCATATAATTGAGAACCATTTATTGCATCTGTAGAAGTTGCACTGATTTCACCTGCACCTACGTTTACAATTTGTCGTTCTTTACCCTCAGTACCTACTGATACTGTTGCAATTGGATTAGTACCAGCAAAACCATTATATGTATTTGTACCTACTGTTGCTGTAGTAACTTGTTTTTCAATTTTAGATACTGATTGTGATCCTAAAGCTACTGAATTATCATGTGTAGCATTAGCATTATCACCTAAAGCAACACTAGATTGACCTGTTGCGTTAGCTTGATATGCACCAGCAAAACTACGAACTTCAGCATTTGCCTCAGCACCGATTACAGTAGATCGAATTTTACCTGTTGAATGACTACCAATTACTGTAGCTGATTCACCTTGTGCCTCTGTTTTAGCACCAATTGCAATTGTACGAACACCTTCATCTGTTTTACTAGCTGCACCAATAGCAATTGATTCATCACCTTTAGCTACAGAATCTACAGAAATTGCTACAGTACGATTTCCTGTTGCTGTAGCACTATCACCAAGTGCTGTACTAAATACACCTGTTGCATTGGTAGATTCACCGACTGCTACAGAGCTTTTACCTGTTGCATTTGAATCATTACCAATCGCTACAGTAGAGTCCGCTGTAGCATTAGCACCTGTACCTAATGCCAATGCACTCTCACCTGTTGCTGTTGCTTTAGAACCAAACGCACCAGCATTTAACCCATCAGCTTTTGCACCAGAACCAACTACAGTTGTATCATCTTTAAGTGCTTTATTATCGTAACCAATAGCTACAGCATTAGCACCTGTAATTAAATTATAATGACCTGTAGCTAATGATTGATCTCCAGTAATGTTATTACCACCACCAATAGCATGGGTATGGTCACCAGTTACAACGTTGTTCATACCAAAGGCAGAGTTTTGTTCACCTTTTAAGTGGTTGTTGTCACCATAAGCTTGAGCTTGTAAACCAGTGATACTTGAACCATCACCAAAGATATTACCATCTTTAGCATTTGCACCAATTACGTTTTGGTTACCAAAGTTACTTGAGCTACCGTGTTCTGCAAGAACGGTATTATCTTGACCCATAACAGAATGATTATTACCTTCAACATCTGATTTAGTAACTCGGTTAGCATAAGTTTCCTTAGCTTCAGATGAACGTGTATCAGGTGTATAACCATCTACTACAAATGGTTCAGTAGGTAGTGTTTTACCTGTAGTTGTTGCATAAGCTGTAGAAGCCATTGCAATAATAAAAGTTGCTAATAAAGTTTTCTTCATTTTGTTTTCCTTTGATTTTCTTAAATTAAATAGCTATTGCTATACTAACATTTTACACAATTTCTTGTGTACTACTTAAATTATAGTTTACGCCAACTAGTATTGTCAAGGCAAACTACTAATTTATCTCGACTTTGATCATATAGGGTTACAGTGTACTTGTCAAATACTTTTTGATCAATTTTTTCCAAAAAGAATTTCATTGATTCATAAGTATCAAAACTAATTAAGTTTGTAATAATCCCTGTATTGTCTGTTATGCAGATTTCCCAATTACCCTTATTTTTAATACTTGAACACCATTGTTCAGGTTTAATAAAGGCTAAATCTTCACCATACATAAACTTACTTGATTTATCTTTATCAAATTTATGTTCGCCATTAATATCATAAAAACTTACCCAATCATAAGTATAATAAGCGTGACCTTCAACTTGGTCATAAACTACTAACCCATCTTTGTGGTTGTGTAGTAATCTTAACGCCTCAACAAAATTCCAACAACCACCACTTGTATATTCTTTTTCAATTGAATAGCTAGTTTTTAATAGCTTAATAGCTTTAAGTAAATTTTCCATCAAACCTCCCACCCTTCTGATTTTTTATTATTCTTTCTAGAATAAGATCCTTTTCCTTTCTTTGGCTTTTCAATCTTACTTGTAAATAAAGGATCAGTAACTAACGCTTTAATTGCTGATTCTTTAATTTTCCCTCTTTTATGTTGATACATAAGAAACTCCTTTGTAACAATTTAACAGTTGCAATTATAAAGACAAAATATTTCTTTTGTCAATACCTAAATGCAAAAAAAGCTAGGTATTTCTACCTAGCTTAATTTACTACTTAACAAACACTTTTCTAATCATATCAATTGGAACGATTAGGAATGCTAAACCTAATGCTAACAAGAAGTCATGTAAATTCATTTGTACAGTTGAGAAAATAGCACCACCATATTGAATAATTAATGATTGTGCAATACCAATACCAATCATTACTACTAAGAATTTAGGGTTTTTGGTAATATTTTTCAGTACATTAAATCCTTTATTTCTAGTATTAAAGCCATTGAAAATAACAGCGTAAATAAAGAAAGTAAAGATAAATGTTCTGACTACAGGTTCGGATTGGTCAGAGATTAAATCGTGTAATCCAAATACATTTAACCAAATACCTAATACACCTAATGCAATAAATAACGCACTTACAGCAATATTTGATTTCATATAGCCTGTAACTAAGCTTTCATTTCTTGCAATTGGTTTTTCTTTCAAGTAGGCTTTATCAGTTGGTTCACCGCCAAATGCCAATGCTGCTAACGTATCCATAATTAAGTTGATCCACAATACTTGAACGATAGTAAATGGTTCGTGGAGTCCAACTAACGGAGCAATAATTGAAGTTAGAATTGTTGCCACATTTACAGTCAATTGGAAGATGATGAATTTCTGTACTGATTTTGTCATTGTTCGACCATTTAAGATAGCTTTTTCAATACTACTTAAACTATTATTTACAATAACAACATCACTTGCCTCTTGAGCTACTTGAGTACCATCACCCATACTAAAACCAACATCACTTGATTTCAACGCACTAGCATCATTACTGCCATCCCCTGTCATGCTACCTACCATACCTAAATCATGAGCTAAATCAACTAAACGCTTTTTATCCATAGGTAAAGCACGACTTACAACTTTCAATCGGTGCATTAAATTTTTCACTTCTTGATCAGATAATTGAGCTAATTCATCGTGAGTTAAAGCTACATCATCTTCTGATTGAATAATGCCACATTCTTTAGCGATAGCAATAGCGGTTTCTTTTCTATCCCCTGTAACCATGACAACTTGAACACCAGCTTGATTTAATTCTTTAATTGTATCAGCCATTCCATCACGCATATTATCACGAATACAAACTATACCAATCAGTACTTTTTGTTCATCTGTTTGATATTGTAATGCTAATAAACGCATTGATCGATTAGCTTGTTCAATACTGATTTCATTTAACTTATCAATGTGTTTTTGAGTTAATTTTGTTACTTTACCATCTTTGATATAATGGGTTGAATTAGCTAACAATACCTCAGCAGCACCTTTCAAATATTTAATACCTGTATCAGTTGTAACGCTTGCATATTTATTAGTGCTAGTAAATTGTTCTTTATCTACAATCCTACTTTTATCTACGCCACTTAATAAATCATTGTCAATTAGATATTGTAATAATGCTCTATCAGTACCATTCGATCCTAGTGCCTTACCGTCAATCACTTGAGCATCATTATTCAATCCCATAGCTAAAATAAATTCTTCTTTCAATTTTGAATTAAGTTTATTTAAGGATTGATAAATACCACCTTCACCGTCAATAAAATCAACTACAGATAATACGCCATTTGTTAATGTACCTGTTTTATCACTGAATAAAATATTAGTATATCCTGCTGTTTCAATTGAATCAGGGTTACGCACTAAGATATTCTCTTTCAACAATCGACCACTATTCATACTAGCGACCATAGCTAACATCATAGGTAAACCTTCAGGAACAGCCATGATAACGATTGTAACAGCAAACATTAAAGTCTTCATTACTAACAAGGCAATAGCCATATAATCTTGAGTTAAGCCTTGTGATTGTAATGCCATGTAACCTAGAACAATATTGATTACAAAATACAATCCACCAGCACTATAACCCATTACACCAATACCATCAGCTAGTTTTTCAAGTTTATGTTTACTTGGAGATTGTTTTTTATCTTCTTGTAATGAACTATTAATGCTACCTAATACCGTTTTATCACCTAAAACTAAAGCCTGAATAATAGCTTCACCTTCTGTAACAACTGTTCCCCTAAATACGCTATATTCACTAAACAAATCATCTGGTTTAAATTTATCCGTTGATCCTACTACTTTCTTAGCCTCTTCTGATTCGCCATTTAAACTAGCTTGATCAACTTTTAAATGACCATCAATTAAAATACCATCTACAGGGATTTTATCACCTGTTTGTACTAAAATTAAATCATAAAAAGTAATATCATCAACCATAACCTCAACTAATTTACCATTCCGATAAACTTTGTAAGGAATTTTGCTTGATTGGTCTTTCAGTGCATTAAATTTCTTTTCAGCACTATAACTAGAGATTGTTGCGAATCCTGTACTTAATAAAATAGCGATAGCAATACTAAAGCTATTTAACCACTCACTTTCACCAATTTGAGGATATAGTGTTTTAATTGTATTGAATAACATTTCAATACCTAATGCACCAAGTAAAATTAAGATCCACTTATCTTTAAAAGATTCAACAAACATTTCTAAGAATGTAGCTGATTCTTTTACAGTAAGCTTATTGTTACCATATTGTGCTAGATTATGTTCAACTTGTACTGAACTTAAACCTTGTACTTCTTTCATTTTCTTTTTACCTTATAATAAAAGCCAAATAAAAGGTAGGAGTGAAATAAAACAAACCTACCCACTAACCTATGAATTAACCTAACTCGATTAAGCCATTATCAACCATGCCATCTAAGTACTGTCTAATAATACTTATAGCATTCTCAACCTTTTCAATATCTTCTTGATTATCTAAAAACCGATGAGGACTTAAATATCCTCCATCAAAAAGGTCATAATAAACATCATCAGAATAACCAATTTCTTCGTCTTCTTCTAGTTCTTTAAATTTCATGGATTTGATCTCCTAAACGTTTTAATACTTCAAATAAACCTGAATCACTTAAAATATAAAAAGGTACAGGTCGATTTTTTAAGAATACCGCATCGTATTCTTCATATTGAGCTCCAACTATATTTGCTGGATAAATTAATTCAATACTATCTATATTGATAATTATATCCTGCAAATCACTTGTAGCTGGGTTAAGGTTTTTGCATTTAATAAACCGATTATATTTAGCCATACTTCACCTACTTTTCACATTAAGCCCCAATAAAAGAATATAGCCTAAATCGTTCGTAAATCGCTTTCTATTGCATTGTATATTTTAGCTATATAATTTATCAAGCTAACTATAAAATTGCTTGTATGCTTGATTTAGGGGCTTTATTTTTGATTATTGAATAAAGCTTTTTGTTCTTCTGTCAAATCATCATATTTAACAAAAATAGAATCCACCACTAAGCCTTTTCTGTCCTTAATCTCATTCCAAGCCATTTCTAAACATTCAGCCAAGTTGAATTGTAAGAACGAGGCAATCACTTCAATATTAGCACAAAGTAATTTCAATGACCCAACAGGATTACGACCACGTGCTACATCACTTGCTACAGCACCTAAATTGATAAGTAGGTTTGAAGTTAGCATATTCATTGGGGTAGCAATAAAATAAGCGTGGTTAGCATCTGTATCAATTTTTCCACTTAACACACTTGCTACAACTGGGTCTTTTTCTACATTTGCTAAAGCAAAGAATTTACTGCTTACTAACTCACTACCAACAGCATCTTTCAATTGATATTGTTTAGCTAAAATACTTGCTACAACAACAGTATCCCCAATGCCATCTTTAATCATATCACAAGCCTTTTTAAGCTTTTCTTTGTCATTATCTTTTAAGGCTGTATATAATTCTTTTGCACCTTCAGCAATCTCTTTTGCCTCTTCAGTCAATTTCACAAATTGAGAGTGCATAGATAAACCACTTGCAATATTTCGTTTAACAGCCCATTCTACGTAATTTTTTGTTACTTGATCAACTTTATTTTTCATTTAATTTTACCTTTAAATATTCTAACAATTCTTTCGCTTGTTCCCTGTCAATAGTTGTTTCTGCGAAATGAATTAAGTTACGGTCATAATCAATACCTTCACATTCATCTACATATACCTTTATACAAAACCCTTCATCTGATTCTTCTACTCTAAGATACTCATACCTTGTAAATTGCCCTGTTGTTTCTAATTCTAACATAACTATTCTCCATATAATAAAAGGCTAGATAATCTAACCTAGCCTTTATTCTACTTTAAATCTTATTGTAATTCAAGTTCTTTATCAACATTTTCACGAATTTGATCTAGGGTAAAATGTTTCTTCAATTCACCATTATTAAACACTAGACTTAATTCATTTTCAAGATAAAGATCTGTAATGCCAACAATGCCTAAACCATCTTTAAATTCAGTACCGTTATTTAAAACAGCTACCATACCACGTTGTGAACGTTTAGTGCCATCGTCTGTTTTAGGGTCTTTGAATAAAAATCTTTCTTCACCGTTCACAATTGAGTAAGTAGATTTAACAGCGAATCCAAATGTATCCCGTGTATTATAGGCGTAAGTAAAGCTTCCTACCCCAACCACTATATTAGAGCTTGCAAAACCTTTAGCTTTCAATTGTCTTAAAATCTCTTCAAATCGGTCTAAAGTAATTGAATCACCATAAATTGCACCAATATGAGAATCAAGAACTTTATATCTTTTTGAGTTTACAGTTCCACCAAAAGTTTCCCATAAACATTCAATCAAGCCTTTCTGTTCAGGTGTACGATCATCATCTGAAATTTCAAGATTATTTTCACCTTTAACAGCTTTTTTAACTTTACCCTCTGTATCTCGATAATAAATTGTTCCAGACACAAGAGCTTGTACATAAGATCGGTGGTGGATCTTAGTTGTACCACAAATAATTTTAATTGGATCACCACTATCTGGCCTAATTACAACTTTACCATCACGTGCTAAAATCTTATCTTTTAATGTTGGTAATGTTTCAGCAACATTTTTCCAAAAATCATAAGTATCAGATACGATTGATACAAAACCTGTAGGGTAAACATCTTCAATTAGGTATCTAAATGTTTCTAGCTCATTCAAACCGTGCGAACTCATTACGCTATGTTCCGTGGCAGGGATGCTAGTTCCGATTAAACTATTGCTACCATACCAACCTTTTAAATAATTAATAGCTGGGATAGTATCAGTACCAATAAAGCTAGTTAAATGACCTGCACCACTAATTTCAGCACTTTCTAAACTTGACATTCCTCGCATACTGAAATCGTGGCATTGGAAAGGAATGTGTAATAAATCATCACAAGTCTCTTTTGCATATTTTGTAGCAATACGTTTATATTCTCTTGCAATTGTAGCACTTGTGCAAGGTTGCCATAACATTGTACTTAATAATGTTTCAAGATAGTTAGTTACCCAATAAAAATCAGGGTGTGTATTTTCAATTGTAAGCATTGGAACTCGAATACTAACTGAACTACCTTCAGCTACCGCACGAATTGAAATAGGTAAATATCCAAGTTTATGTAAAGCTTGAATATGCTCACCTGTTGTATCAGTGCCTAAATGTTCTTTCACAAATTGAACATATTGATCAACTACTTCGTCTTCATCTTGATAAAAGAAGTTATCATTGAAATAGTCAATCAGGTATTTTTTAATAAACCCTTGTAAGCCAAATAATACAACTCGATCAGTTCTTGGAAAATACTTATTAGAACGTGGAGTCCAAGTTGAATAGATTTTAGTTGTGCCTTTTACATATTGGTCTTTATGACCTACTTTGTAAAAATCACACAACAAGCTAGGGATTGAATAGTCTTTAATTACGCTCATTATTCACCTCAATAAAATTAGGTTTATCAATTGACCAATCCATTGTATTTTCATGATAAATACCTTTCAATAGTGGATTGTTCACTAATTTTCCTTTTGTATAAACTTCTTCTAAGTGGCTTACAACAAGATAAGCTGCCTTGAATTTATACTTTTTAGAAATCTCTGTTATTGCTAAATCAAAAGTGCCACCATAAGAACAAATATCATCTACAATAATTAAATTATAATCTTCAGTGCTACTTACAAAATCTTCGCTTGTTTCAAATGTTAGACCTTTGATTTTACCTGTTGCAAAATCACGTTCCTTATTACAAATAATCTGATATTTTGAAATAGGATCTAGTTGTGAGCTAAAACGTTCTTTTGCACCTTTATCTGGAAATACAATAACATATCTCCAGTCATCTTTCAAGACATTACGGATAAAAGATTTAGTAAGTTCGCCAATTGTTTCTTCATTATATACATTAGGAACTTGAGACTCTTCAAGTATTTTATCTGAATGTAAATTACGAACAATAATATTAGTAAAACATAAAGAATATAATAAGTTCAAGAAATATGCACCACTTAGGAATTGACCTTTTTCTTCTGTTCTATCCATTCTTGCGTGTGGTAAATAAGGAATATATAAGTCTTTATCACAGCTTGAATAATCATCATTCAATTTAGATGCGATAAAGGCTAATGGAATAAACTCACTATCGTCTTTATAATTCCAAACAACTTTTACAGCCTTATTTTCAGCTTCACACTTCTCAATAGACTTTAATACTTTTTCACTAAAATTGATATTTGTTTCACCAGCTGGATAGTTGGCATATAAGATAGGATAACCATTTACTGAAATCATTTTATTTCTCCAAGGTAAGATTAGGCTAACGCCTAATCTTGTAATAAATTAAAGAAAGTGACAAAGGCTACAAAAGATAGGAAATATAGGAAAGGTTGATTGTTATAGTAAGCCAAACTATAGCACCCACCACATACACCCAAAGTTAGCAATAATTTGAAAGCTTTCAACATACTACATACCTAATCTTAAAGCCCATTTTAAAGGATCTGATAATAAAGTTAAATCAGTTCCTGTCAATTTATAAATATGCACTATAGCATTTCCAAAGGCAAAGATAGTAATTCCAATTGCACCAATTAAGAAAAATAAACCTAACCAGAATGCAATCACAAATCGAATATATTTACCTGTTGCCAAATTGAATAAGCAAATATCATATAACTTCCCTACCATTAGAAATCCATTAAACGCTAATGCAATAGAGGCAAGAAAGAAAAATAAATGCCCTACTAATCCAATATCTAAATCTGACATAATTAACATACTCCTAATTCAAAGTAATTATTGTGATTGAATAAAAACTCAAGAATCTGATCATCAGTATATCTCATAACCGATCTACCTAAACCTTGTGATTCGTGATCAACGCCAATCCAACCAGAACCTTTAACTGTAAATTCTAATTCAAATCCGTGTTTTTTCAATAATTTAATCAATCTCACTAATTTAGGTTCTTTTTTGATTAATTCATCTAAAACGTCCTTATGAATAGTATGCTTTGAAAAAGCACCTGATGAAAAAGCATTAATATAAGATTGGCTAAATCCTCCATTATAACAATCATCATTATGTTCAGTTGTTACAAATTCATCTTCTTTACCATTTAAAAAATCGGAGAAAATATAACTTAATTTGTCTTCAACTCGATAAGCGTTAGGTTGTTCATAGTAGCCACGTAACGTGATAACTAATTTTCTTAAATTACACTCCTGTTTCCATTCCTCAAGATAAGATAAAGGGTTATCACTTTTTACATAAGTTAAACTATGACAAGAGCTTGAATTTGTCTCAAATGCTTTCTTTCTTACAATACGCATTTTAATCTCCTAATAATACTTTTAATTTTTCCACTTCTTCATCAACTGAAAAAGCACTGTTTGGCTTATCAATATCATAAACAGCACCATTCTGTTTATTTGTAATGCGATAAGTCACGTTAAAATCACGAACAAACGCTCTAATAGTATATTTGTTCAATTCTTCGATACGACAATATGCTGCCATACTTTACCTACCTTATTCTTCACTTACCCAACCATTAACTACTTCAACAGTATAGTAATCAGGATTATGATCTTCATACTTTTCTACTTCTTTTGCAATCTGTGATTCAGTCTTACAAGAAATTTCAAAGTATTTCTTTTCACCGTGTGAATTTTGCATGATAATTGTAGCTTGTTTCATTTTAAACCCTTAAAGTTTGATATTAATTTTGTTCACTCTACGCCCAAAGAATAGCAATGTAATAAACGCTATAATTAATTGGATAAAGAAGAACGCAATGAAAGCATACGTTGGATATAGCATTTCCTGGGTAGTAAATTGAGCATAACCCAATTTTTCTAAAAGCCATAATCCCAATGTAATTAATAATGATAAAATTAAAAGCATAATTAACTCCTTATTTAAGCAAAAGCAGTATCAATAGTGTGTTGTAATAGGTTTAAGTATTTGTAGTTATCCTTGGCTGTAGTGACAAGCATTCTAGCCTGATGAACATCGAAAGGGTAACTAAAGTTAATGTAATTTTCTTCTTCGGCTTCGATAGTTGCTTTACTTGAGTCTTTATCAATAGAGATATGTAAGCAAACCTTTGTCCGACCATCTTCTTTTAAATACTTAAAAGTTACAAATTCTGACATAGTAGTAGTATTAATACCATAGTTACCCTGTTCAGCTAATTCCATCGCTTTTCTATATTGTTCAGGTGTGAATTTAATAGTCATGATTAACTCCTTATTTATGTGATTTATCTTACAGCCTAATAATAGCACTGTAAGATTGATTTTGTCAATAATTAATTGACCAGAATTTGTTAGCTAATTCAAGACTTTTTTCACTGATACCTTTATTAGCCCAAGGAAACAAGAATAGTGTATTGCAATCAGAAGTAAGAAATTTGAAAGCATCTAAATTTAAACTTTCATAGCCATATTTATAAGTTGCATCAAATCTACAGTCATCATCCATATAGACTAAATTTACGTTAAAATCAAGAGGATCATATCCTTCTTTTATAGCTGATGCTACTTGATGCAATCTAGATTGACCGTCACCTGAAAAACCTACTTTTACAATATTCATATTTAAAAAGTCTTTATACTTATCTAATTTTTCATCAGTATTAGCCATAGCAAACCATGAACTAATGCCTAAGACTTTCACGTTATTACGCTTACAATATTCACTTAATTGATTTAACTTATTCATATCAACGTGTCCGATAATATACGTCTTATTTACATCAACAAATAATTTTAAACCAATTTTAGTACCTAGTTTTACTTGTTCTTCTATACTAATATCACTAGGTATAGAGTTTAACTTATCGTGAGTATCACGATTATTTAGAACTCCGTCAATATCTAAAGCTAATAAATTTACTGTTTGTTTCATTTACTAACATCCTTAACATCAATTAGCATTGATTCTAATGCTTTAAAATACTCTTGTAAAGTAGTTTCGCCAAATTTCTTAATCATTAGGTTAGATCTTGAACTTGGTGCAAAATATTGATCAACAGCATTGATATAAAAAGAATGTTCACCTTGATAAAATTCTTCCCATAAGTTAGGATTTAATTTTTCTTTAATACCTAATTGTTTTAATGCCAAATTATCAAAACTTACTACATCAAATCTTTCTGTAAGCTCCATAATTCTAGCTTTCCAAGTTTTATGCGATTCACTGTCTAAATTAACTTTACCTTTATTTAATCCAAAGTCTTTTTCACCTAGAACTAAAATCTTCTTAACGCCATAGAAAGATAATTCACGAACTAAATCAAAATCATCAATACCAGCAATTACATGAAATACTGTATTTTCATAATTTTTGATTCTATCAGTAACATATTGAAAGCCTTCAGGTCGGTAAGAAATACCTAAGCCTTTAATTAAGTCATGTTCAATAAAAGAATAAATCATATTCCTTACTGATTCATAAGCCACCAATCGTTGATTTACTGTAGCATTTACAATCCATTCATTCTCTTTACATTTGAAAAGAAAATTATACAAGCCTTCAGTAGTATCATTCATACCAATAGCAATTTCAGCACCTTTAGGCAATCCTTCCAATTGTTTTAATAAGGCATCATAATCACACTCTTTGCCATCTGTAGTAGCTGATTCATGACAAAAACTACAAACCGCTTTACCTGTTTTTGGATTTAAACCATAAGGACATTTAGTCATTAATCGAATATCTACATTAAGTGGGTATTCTAATTTTAAAGGTTCATTATCTGGCCATTCAGTAACTCGTGTTCCATCTGAGAAGATTTCAATTGTAGCGTTACCATTTTTGTATTTGTGTAATAATTTCATTCTATTTCCTTATTAGATAACAAATTTAATTTCACCGTTAGCATATCGGATAGTACTGCTTAATTCCCAGTCTTTTTGACGTTGTTTAATATCTTCTAGTTCTTTTGCTAGGTTTTCAGGCTCAATAGCATCATATTCATCTACTTCACACCATCTATCACCACAGCATTCGCAGTCTTCTCCATTTTCAACACCGTTAAAATAGATACCCATAACTTCAGCAAGTTTATTTGCTTGTCTAGGATTTTCAGCTTCAATGATAACTTTATATCCTAAAACCTTATCCCAATAACCACCTGAATTGTTTTGATCAAATACATAAAATTTAGTATTCATAATCTTCACCGTCTACTACTTCTTCTACATTGATAAGATACCAACCCCAATATTTATTCTCTACTTGGTGCAAGCGTGTTTCAAAGTGCTGACCTTTTGCTACATTAAATCTAACTTCCAATTTTTCGTAGTTTTGATCTTCAAAAGTTGCTAAGTAAGTTTTCATATTTGATCCTTATTTAACTTGATTGATAGAAAAGTATTTTGTTAAAGAATTAGTTAATGAAACTAAAACTTTATCACCCTTTACTGTTACTACTTTACCTTTAGCTAAAACACCTTCAGATACTTCAACAATAATTTCTTTACCTTTCTTAATTGACTTGTTCATTTTCTCTCCTAGTTTATTGAACAAAATTGAATGGAAATTGAAAAAGGTTAGTTATCAAATCCCTTACCTTTCGAGGACATAATAACTAACCTTTATTTATTTGTCAATAGCAAAATATGATTTTTTTTTAATTTTTTACTAAAACATCAAAATCAGTAGCAAGAGATTCAATTTCAACAAAACTATCGCCACAATCATCAGTAAAAATAGTTGCTTTTAGATAATCACTTTCTTTTGATAATTGACCTACTTTCCAAAAGCCATCTTCGCTTGTGTAAAAATGGAATTCTAAGTAAGTGTTATCAATAGGACATAATACAACTATTTTACCTTCACCAATATCTTCTAGTTTAAATTCTTTAAATAAATCACCTTGAACTAAAATAATATCATCACTATGACCACTAATACTTACTTTCATTTGCACACTCCATATAAAGTTGATTAAAGTTTAAATCAAGTAAAGCACGTTCAACTTTACCTTGTATAACTCTTAATCCTATATTTTTATTAAATGCTTTCAATTCAGTATCGCTTACATAATAACTAGATTCAGCTTTTACTTTACCTGTTTCAACTCTACTGATTGAAATAATATAACCTTGATCCATATTAGCTACCTAACCTATTGCCTGTGCCAAATTTAGCTAAACCATCATCATCTAAAGTTAATTGACAACTATTATAAACAATATCATAAGCCTTGATTAAGTCAATTAATTTTATATTGTTTCTATCGTCTGGATATAGACTAAATCCGTCTTTTTTATTATCCCAATTAGGGATAAGCTTTGTATTTAGTGGATTACACGTACTAGATATACAAATCTGTGTACTTTGGTTAAATAGAAAACTTTCAACCCAATTTAAATCATATAATAAAGGTAATGGTATTGGATAATCTAAGATGTAATTTCCAAAAGATTCTAGCTCTTTAATGTTGAACACACCACTATCACCATATTTAATAACTTTTGTATCTTGTTCATTACTCCAATCTTTGTTGTAAGCATATTCTTCTTTGCGTACTTTCAGATTTAGCGATTCTAAGTTTGTTTTATCTTTTAAGAATCTAACAAGACCAGATAAATAAATACCACCATACCAACTAAGTTCAAAAACTTGAAAATTATCAGACCATTTACCGTTTTCTTCTTTTATATCAGCTAAAAGGTTATCATAATAACCAAATTTTTTATTGTTTTCATATAAGTCTTTCAAGAACTCAACATAATCCACAGGTACTTCAACTCTAGTATCTGTAGGGTATGAAAAATAAGAAAACGCACTACATAATAAATAGGCTAACCGATCTTTAAAGCTTGTATAAATTTCAGGACGATCAGGTTCACCAGCAAACTTGTTAGCATATTCCAATAAATCTAATATTAATTCTTTACCTTGGTAGTCTGGAATTTTTTTAATATCTTCACGTTTGAACGTTAAAGAGTGTGCTGAACTACTATTTGTTTCAAACGTTGATTTTCTTACTATACGCATTTTCTTTCTCCAATTGAACTTGTTCTTCTTGTAATGTTTCCAATATACTCATAATGTCAAGTCTATTCCAAATTGAAAATTCTTCAATATCTTTAAATCTAGACTTAAGCACTTTTACTTTTGATCCTTTAAACACACCAAAAATATCTGCCTGTTGGAAATAGAATTTAAAGCCTGGTAATAAATGATAAACTTTAATTTTGTCTAAATTTAAATCTTGTGCTTTATGGTTGCATACACGATCTACGTTGTAGATAAAGATATTATTTTTGCTCATAATTTAATCCTCAATTTTACCTTTAAAGAAAATATTTTCATCATTAGATATATTACATGCTATTGTATCACTATCTGAATCATTATACCAAGAATATTTTTTGCGATTTTCTTCCCAATCTTTCCACTTGTCTTTACCTACTTCTTTCTTGATAGCTTTAATAACAAATTCAGGTAAAGTTTCAAATACGCTTGAACCGCCATTATCATTTGAAGTATGAATGTATGAAATATTTGAGCAAGCCAACATTAACAATTCATCTACAGATAAATCACGCAATAAGTCACTAGATTGATGATCTAATTGTGGTTCTACAAGATTATAAAGACTATCAACAAAATCATTAACTGAATCATAATCACTTAACCTAAAGCCATCTACTGATAAATCTAGCGACCCCATATCAACAATTCTTGTAAACAGTTCTTTCAGCTTACCTAAATCACCTACATAAAATAAACTTGTAACAATATATTCAAGTTTTGAAATAATATTATCATAGATACCTTCTTCCCAACCATAATCCCCAAGCCATAAAGCTAAATGACTGAACTTGCTCAATTCTTTTTTAACCTTGCTACTTTTACAATTTTTATTCAATACTAAACTATGTGCTGAACTTGAATTAGTTTCAAATGCACTTTGTCTAATCATCTTCATCTTTCTTTTCCTCGATTTCAGTTGTGATAAGTTCTTCTAATTTTTGATTTACGGTATCTCGATCAAAGTAAGTATATTCACATTTTGGATTTAATAAGTAGTTCCAAATAACGTCTTCTAACCTAAAATAGCCATAATTACCAATGCACGGATATAATTCACTAGCAAATTCTTCATAACTACTAAAAATACTATCTAAGTCATATAAAAACTCACCTGAATAAAAGTTAGCAATTTCAGTTCCATTTAGTTCAAGCATATCTTCCCACGTTGCCAAATCTTCCCATGTATTATTTTCAAAAAAGGCATCAGGAATATTTTTAGTGAATGAGTGTGTATTTAGTATTTGATAAGTTAACTTTTTATACTCTTCTGGGTTATTAGCTAATTTATCAACTAAATCATAATTTTCCCAAAGCACCACACCAATTAATAACCAGAATTTAGAAATAGGTGTAGTTGCTTTAAAATGACCTTTATGAAGTTCATTAAAACAATTCCAGCATTCATTTTGTTTAAATGGAATACTTAACAATAAATCATAAAAATCTTCATCATACTTACTTGTCAAATCTAGTAAAGTATTTCCTACAAATGGGTGATTTTTCTTATTTTCATGACCCAAAGTCAAGGAGTGAGCTGAACTACTATTAGTTTCAAAAACACCTTTTCTTACAATTTTCATTCTATTTTACCTATTAATCATTCCCTGTGTTTTCAATATAACTTTCATCATTTAATAGAAAGTATAACATATCTGATCGATTCCACAAACTTTCTATTGATCTTCCACTATAACCACAACTAGGGCTACTATCAAAATAATTTTGATCATAAGTAGTTATATCATATCTTTTACTATTTAAAGGTCTAATATTTTCTACCCACCAATCTAATTTAATATCGTAATCCAATAACCATAATCTTAAAATTTGATACTGTTCTGACTTTTTCATTTCCTGAATTAAAATCTCTAAGGGAAATTCAGGATCATAGTAATCTGTTTTATGCCAAATGCCTAAATTGTAAATAAGATCAGATAAAACATAACCTAATTTAAAGCTAAATTCATGCTCTTCATAGAAAGGATCTAAATAGCTATTATAATTCCCTACAAATACGCAAGAGCAAAATTCAGGGTCTTGCTCTAACTTAATCTTTTTCAGCACATTATCACTAACTGACCTTTCAATAGATAAGCTATGACAACTTGAGCTATTTGTTTCAAATACTGATTTTCTAATTACTTTCATCTTGTTCTACCTTAATTGTAATTTCTTCAATTGGAGCATAAGGTAAAAATGATATGCCTACTAATCCACTTGGATCAATAGTAGCATAAATATGTTTTACCTTAGTTGCAAGGTCACTGAATCTAAATTGAACTACTTCACTATTTAATACTTGTTCATGAATATACTTTCCTTCACCTAATTCACTCCAAGCAATAATTTTCTTATCAATCAATTTATAACCAGGATTAGAGAAAAAGCACCCATTTATATAGTCATAATAAGCACTAAAAACTAATCCCTCATCTGATATAGCTACTACTTCTTGATCATGTTGTGGTTGATCATCCCAAGGGTAATGTAACATATTTACTCCTTACTTGTAAATACAAATTCTATATTGAGCAAACCAAGAATCTTTACCATAAAATTCATCTTTCAAATCAATATACTCTTCAAAATCTTTTACTTCAAAATAATTGCCTGAAGTAAAATTTATAACCCTAACTTTGTAGCCTTTATCTAGCATAATTTCTACAAAAGTATCCCACATTCTTTCGCCTTTTAATGTTTGATATTGGTCACTTACAACACATTTATATTTAGGCAAGATAACATCACGCATAATTTGACCAGCACGGATTGTTGGATTACCGCTTTCTTTCCGCCAAACTAAGGCTTGATAAATTGCATTACTTGGCAATCCTTTTCTTTGCATAACTTTACGCAAGATTGAAAAGTATTCAATAGGCTTAGTTGGGTCAGATATATAAGCCAAGTAAGAATCAATATCGCATCTTAACTCGTAGATATATCGATTGATCTTAGTTAGTTTGACTTCACTGCTCCCTTCATCATGCTCTTCCAAGTATCCATTGATAATTTCAAGTGTTTCATCAATTTCTTGGTCAGAAATAGAGTTAATGCGTTGAGGGGACATTTCTTGTAGTTTCCTATTTAATCTTTCACTTAGTTCTTTTGCTCTACTCATAGTACTCTCCCTGTTGATTCAACATAGCCTAGCCATAGGATTTCATTCATACCATCCCAAAACTCTTTTGAAATTTGGAGTTCAGTTGAAGGGCTTTTAATAAATCCAAGATTAGTCCATTTTGCTAGAGCAAGACGTTCGTCACCATTTACTTTTCGAGCATCTACATCCTTATTATTCAATACGCAATATTGAACATAAGGCATTAATCTAAGCTCTAGTTGACTAATTTCATAGCCAAATAATTCTGACGATTTAGCCTTAATTTCTTCTGTAAGCATTCCTCGACTCATTTTCATTTCCTCCATAAAGAAAAGGTATAGCACTTTCAATAAGCACTATACCTTAAATTAAATACTTGGTCAATAATATTTTTCAATTTCCTTGATTGGGTCTTCAGCTTTCACATTATTGATCTTACTAACCAACGATTCAACCTCTTTAGTGTAATCTTCTTTCCTTAAGCTACCTAATGACTTACGTTTAATCTTATCTAAGATTGTTTGGTCTAAACCTTTCACTTTCTTGATAATCTCATCGTCAGTTTTATCTTGCAATAATAACTTACCAACTTCAGGCATTAAACTATATACCTGTACTTCAGATTCAAGTTCAGCCACTCTATCTAATTTATATTGTTCATAAGTCTTAATATAACGATTGATAGTTAAGCCTAGCCATTCTTTAATACCTATTGTTTGGATAATGTTTTTACCTTCAGGATTTTTACGCACTACCAAGATATTGTAGGCTCGTTTAAATCTAGCTACACGTTGAGCTACTTTAAACACTTCATTCATATCAACCCTAGCACGTTTAGCTTTTTCAATTCTAATAGCAATTTTATCTGTACTTTCATTCTTGATAAAAATTGATCCTGTTTTAGTAAATTCATTAAACGCTTTTAAATCAGGCTTAAATACTTCACCACTACCACTAATAATAATTTCATCGTCACTTAAACGTTGAACAGCCATTGATAAAGATAATTTACCTTTTCCTGTTTCCCATAATACCTGTAAATCGCTGTCATTCTTGTTGAGCTTATATCCAAAATTAGACTCTAGTAATGTAGGGTCATCAGCTAAAAATGCTGCTACAAGTGATTTAAACGTAAATGCAGGCGTTCTTCCTTGAATACCTAAACCTAAATTTAATGCACCAACTGTTAAACAATATGGAACAGGTGTGATTAAGTATTCAGGCTCAATATCAACTTCACCTTCACATTCAGGGGCATATTTAAGTAGTTTGAAATAATAATCTTCTTTTAACTTATTCATCATAAGTTTGGTATATCTTGGGGCTGATGGCGGGACTTCTTCCATTAGCTTAATACCAAAAGAACCTTGACCTTCTAATTCCCCTGTTCTAACTAAATCAGCAATAACTTGCTCTAAACTTGCAGTCCCGAAAGGATGAATAACATTTACAGCACCGATAGCATTTACTGTACTTGTAAATTTTCCACTTGCAACTTGTCTAATTCCTAATAAGGCTCGTCTATGTACTTTCTTTAAACCATCTTCAAAGGGAATAACACGCTCAAAATTAATGTAGCCACCATAACTAGCATAATTATCTGGAATTAAATTATGTATTTCATATTGTAATTGTTTAGCCATTATAAAATATCCCCTTGATTAAAAATACCACGTTCAACCATTAATTTCTTCCTAGCTAAACCACTATACATTAGCTTACTAGCCTCTTGTGTTTCATACTCCATATCAGGATTCCATAAAATAGGGATAAGCCTACGTTCTTTGGTATCCATTAAAAATTGTTTAGCTTCCTCTTTGGTATAAGAACCTAAACCTTTCAGCTTAGTTACATCTTTTGAAAAATCTACTTTATCTTTTTCATCTAAATAATAATATTTAACTTTCTTACCATCTACTACTTTATAATATGGAGCTTCTACTTGATACAAATAACCTTGTTTAATCATTTCAGGTGCGTGGTGGATAAATAGGGTAAGTATCAGATTAGTTATATGTTTAGCATCTTGGTCACTGTCAGTTGCCAAAATAATCTTGCTATATCTAGACTTGCTAGGATCACAAATACCCCCTAACCCACAACCAATCGTATTTATCAAGGCTAACACTTCTTTATTATCTACTAATCTTTCTTCATCTAAAGTTGAAGTATTTAAAAGTTTACCCCTCAATGGAATTATCGCCTGGAATAGCTTATTTCGAGTTTGCAAAATACCACCCATAGCTGATCTTCCTTCTACAATATACAATTCCCTTTTGCTAAAATCATCACTTGTACATTCATAAACATCAGACATTTGACCAGACATTATACGCTTTTTATCTGATTCATCGCCCATTACAATTTTTGATTTAAGCAATTCAATGTTTGATAGTTTTTCAGTTGCACGTTTATACTCAATAATTCTTTCGCATAATAAATCAAAATATTCAGAATTTTCTTTCATTAGTTTTAAGAAAGAATCAGCCAACGTTTTAATTACTTCTTTTTCGTTGTAGCCTTTATCTTCTATTTTTGATAGCTTAGTCTTGTCTTGAGAATTAAATAAAGGTTCTAGCATTAACCCTAGTGCAAATAATCTCATACCTAACCTAGTATCGTTAGGTTTTATTAAATTATTATATTTACTGAAAGCTTGGCTTATAGCATTAGTAACTAGGTTTATATGCTTACCGCTTGGAGTTTGTAAAAGGTTTACAGATCCATCGCAATCAAAATTAAACTTATCAATAGACCACGCCACTTGATAAATAAATTTAATAGGTAAAGGTTCATCTGTTTTTATATCTACAGATTGACTAAATATTTTATCATTTATCAATTTATCTGAAAACATTTTTTGGAAATCTAAAGGCTCAATTTCTTTACCATTTAAATTTAATTTAAAATCAATTTTAGATAAATCTTTATCAAATTTGAATAAGGACTTGATAAGCTTTACAGGATAGCCATGATAAGAAACAGTCATTGATTCGTGCATTTCTTCATCTGGTTTAAACGCTACAATAGTTCCAAAATCATCAGATAGATTTTCAAGAAAGTTAGTAATATCTCGATTATCTACAAGTTTTCCTGAGTTTATTTCCGCTACTAAGATTTCACTTTTAGGGATCATTTCAAAACCTTGCAATAAACCCTTTTCAAATCTAATTACAAAAATAGGTTTATTGTCTTTCAAACCTTTTTTTACAAATTCAGGTAAATTTGATCCTTCTTGTTTTCTTACATTGACATACACATTAAAATAATCAGATAACGCATTAGTACCTTTCAACCCTAGTCCGTGCATACCTAAACTATATTGTGTTTTTGTAAAATTTGAACCTACATTTAATTTTGATAATAGATCGATTATGATAGGCTTATCCAAAGCTACATCATAATCTTTGTCTAAATAAACAGGAATACCATTACCATTATCACATACAATATTCCAATTTGATTTATTAGTTAAAGCTGTAACTTCAATTGGTTTTCTAGTTTTTAATACCAAATCTACTGTATTATCTAGCACTTCTCTTAATAACAAGTTAGGCGTTATTAAATCAGCACCAAATACACCTGGTCTTTTTCTAATTGAGTATGGAAACTCTAGTTTTTCAATATTTTCAGTCATTGTCATAAACTAATCCTAAATCTTTAATTGTTTTCAATATGTATGGTAAGCATTTTATATCCCTAATTTCAGCCCTACCACCAATTTTATATATTTCTGAGTTTTTATCAAAATAAATAAAATAATCCTCAGTATTATTTAAAATTAAATCTTCTATTTCCATCATTTTTGAAGACTCTCCCAATACCTTAAATAACAATATATCTGAGATTGAAGATATTGCTTTTAACCTACTTTTTGATCCTGTTGTACCTACTTTTATACACTCATTATTTAATTTAAAGCAATATAACCACTTAGTTTTATACTTTCCAGCATACTTAGACTTTTTGTCTAAACCTATTTTTCTCATTTTTCTAGCATTGCTTAAAATATATTTAGGATTTTCATTTGAATCTACTTGGATCTTGTGCATCCATTCTCTGTATTCAGGATCAGACCACCATTCTTTATTTCTTGCTGATACGGTTTCTGAATCAAAACTATGTTTTTTCATTTCTTTTAATTTATTTTCTCTGTATTCAGGATCAGACCACCATTCTTTATTTTGGCTTTCCATTGTTTTAGATTGAATAGCAGATGTACAAATCTTTTTATGTTCTGGATTTTCGCAAGATTTAGATATTCTAGTTAGTTTATTCATTTCAACTAAATGATTACAATTTTTGACTAAACATTTTATATTTGAATCTACATATTGATTATAATAGCTTGCAATAGATAAATTATGCAAATCTAGTAAGTGTTTTCTAATTTTAGTGTAAAAAATGTATTCTCCGCAACACCTACATAGCCACTTTTGGTTACTTTTATTATAATCTGATAGCACAAACTTATTATGGTTTTCTGTTATACTGTCAGACCTATCTATATCTACTTCTTTAATCTTATTCACCATCTACATATTCTCCACTTGCAACTGTTGATATTAAATTCTCAATAGCATAAGTTTTAATACCAAATAAACTAGATACGTGATCATATACACATTTCTTATTTTGGTCATCTACAAAAACAGTTGTAGCCTTGTATAAAGACCAATCTTTAGTTGTATAAGGCGTATCACCTATAGCATTGTGAAGTTCAAATTTAATACATTTTCCTTTCACATCAAAAAGGATTTTTTGTGAACCATTTTGATATAATGTTTTTAACATAAATTTTCTCCATAACAAAAAAAAGGAAATTAAGCAATTCCACTTAATTTCCCACATTATACTACAACTTACAATTCCGTTCCACTACTTTTATACACTTTATAATAAATGGAGCTATCTAATAAACTGAAACCAGATGCTTTCATGCTATCTATTAAAACGCTTACCCCAAGCTCCGTACTTTTATAGGATATTAAAACTTCTTCGCTTAAGTTAATAAATACAGCTTCATGTAATTCATCTTTATCTGATCTAATAACAGATACACCTTCCACCATGAACCAACGCTTACTTTTTAAGTCTATGTATCTATTTCTAAATTTTTGAAAATCTGAAAAGATTTCTAACTTTTGAGCGTTATTATCAGCCTTATTCACATAGCATATTTCGTATTTCATACTTTTCCTTTATTATAGATCAAAAACAATCTGTAATGGTAAACTACTATCTCCATCGTGTAGATTTTCATAGCATTCTTTTAGAGTAATATTTCTAAATTCAGCATAACAAGTTAAACCTTTATACTCTAAACTTTCATAGACTAAATAACTTAATACAGTATCGCTAGGCACTTCCTCAAGCATACTATCAATCTCACTATAATAAAGATCATCATATTGGTGCAAGATAAAGTTAATACAACTTTCCCTATTTAATGCTACATAATACTCATCACCTGATCTAAAATATTTCACTTCTTTACATTTCATAACAAAACATCCACATTAAATTATCACATTTGACATACATAGTTCCCCTAGCAATATCAAGATAGCCATTATAAGTTTGCTCAATTAAGATAGAATAATCACGGTTTTCAATGCCTACTTCAAACCTAGGATTAGATTCAATGGTTAAATTTCTAGGTTCAGCTTGGTTTAAACAAGTGTGAACAGACCCATCACAAAGATAATTTAATAATTCATCTAAATGATTAGATCCTTTCTTACTTAGAATATAAGTAATGCAACTATGAATACCTAAATTAACTTCTTGCTTATACAAATATTCAGCAATAACATCTTCATCTAACTTTTGGCTTTTAATAATTTTGAAAAGGTTTAAATTCATTTCAGTAATATTAAGCAAAGATATTAAAGTCTCATCGCTTGTAGCAATCTTTTTTACTTCTTCATCTTCAACTTTTTGCATTGATTCAAGCTGATTTACATAAGCTTGATATTTTTGATAAAGCCCCATAATTACTCCTGTTCTTCAAATAGTTTATTAAGCTCATCAATCAACCATTCTTCAGCATCTTTTAAGCATCCACAAGCAATTGCATCTTTATCATTTAAAGCTTTCTTATAAAAAAGAAATGCTTCTTTCAATCCTTTTAGTTCTTCTTTCACAACTTACTCCAATCAATAATTATACACATAAACTTCTACACTGGTTCCACTAGTTTGGTAATTACAATTTGAATAATCACTATTGATATAATGCACCTTGTATTTATCCATCCATTCCCTTAAAACATCATTTTCCTTACCCTTATGAAAAATGACTTCACTTAACCCCCACTTAATACCACGCTCATTTAATTGGTCAAGTAAAATAAGTAGTTTAGTAAATTCTTGCTTATCCCAATGACTATTATAAGCAGCATCTGTAATTAAGTATGGTGGATCACAATAGACAAATGAATTTTCATCTAATTGTGAATCTATAAGATTAAATGCCTCTTTATAATCAGAAAAGGCAAAAATAATCTCTTTACTTTGGATAGCACTAATTGTCTCTTTCAAGTTCTTTCTAATATTTTCATTGAAAATACGCTTACCAAAAGGAACGTTATATTGACCTTTTGAATTGAACCTTGTCATATTGTTGAAAGAATAGCAAATCAAAGTAAACAATGCAACAGGATCTTGATAACTGTTGAAATACTTTCTAAGTTCCAAGTAGCCTAGTTTATTATCCCTGCTTAAGCCATAGTGCTTTTCCAATTCCTTTACTTTCTCTAGCAATTCTTCAAAACTTAATTTTTGGAATAAGGAAAGCAATTTAATAACGTTATAATTGTTATCTATAGCATAAGTTCTTTGACTATCAACGTTCAATGCCACTGTTCCACCCCCTGTAAACAAATCAACAAAAGTTGAAATATTTTTAGGGAATAAAGGCAATAACTGACTCAATAACTTATACTTTCCACCTGTATAATTTAGTGGTGATTTAATTCTGTTTTTATTCATTTATATTTTATTCCATATATAGCCAAAATAACGCATAGGAACGCCATACAGCGATTTTCTAACGTTATTTGATAAATTGTATTGCTTAAATTTATAATCCTAAGATAAGCTTTCTATTGCGTTATACAAGTAAATCCACACATCTGGTAATCTTACATTATCCAAGTCTTTAAATTTTAAAAACATTGGAGCAATCTCAAAATGTTTATATCCAGCTAACCCACACCCAATAGCTGTTACAAAGAATTTAGTTTTTGGATTAGACCTAACAAAATCATAAAACACATTAACATACTTCTCAATATTAGAAAGTGGTAATGGTTTTAAATTACTATCTTTAGTTGGAATAGCAAAACTTCTGCCTTGCAATCCCCACCCTTGACCTAATTTTGCACCGTACAACTGTCTAGCTGTTAATGCTGCACCTTTACCGTGTATGCCTGCTAAATTACTACCAAACACAAATATTTCATCATCTTGACATTGGTAACTCATTAAAATGCACCCACAAAGTTTGAATGATTTACAGCGTATCTAATAGCATAATCTTCACCATACATTTCTACAAGATATGGATCTAACGCAACATTTACAAAAGTACCGTCTAAATCTACTTTAGCAATAATCTTTTCTTTCTGTAGTGCTTTCTTTGCTTTTTCAATTTCAAAACTATCTAATTCTGAAAACATATTAACCACCTTTAGCCATTCCACTGTTTAGCTAGTTCATATCTATGCTTATGTTCTTCGTCTTTAAAAGATTGGTCATTTGCATAAATCTTTTTATAATTTTCTTTTATTTTATAATCTTCACCAGGGAAATTTTTCAAATCTAAAAAGCCTTTCCATTTAGCAAACATTTTAATCCAATCCTTACGCCAATCTTCTCTTGATCCACAGGTTGAATTAGCACCACCGCTACGAATAGTTTGTACATTGGCTAAGAATGTTAAGCAATAAGTATTTATGTTGTTTGAAAATAATTGCAATACAATATCACAATCCTCACCTGTTTTAAATTGTGGATCATAATTTAATTTATATTTAGCCAATTTATCTAAATTGATTAAAATTGCATTTAAAGGTTTAGTGTATAATCTTAAAATTTCTTTCCTAGTCCAAAAATTAACAAAATCATCACGATAAAAACCACCAATGCCATAATCAACCCCTTCTAATGCTTTAATCAATACTTTGAAAGAAGTCCAAATATCTACAGGAACTTTTTTACCTGCTCTTTTGCCTTCTTGTTTAATTGTGCGATTGAATACAGTGCTAGTATCATCGTCTAGCATAATAATTTTATGATAATCACGCTCTAGTAAATAATTGATAATAAATTTACGTTTTGGTGTAATACCACGATATTCAATTTTATCTAATGGAACGCTTACCAATTCCACATTTTGATATTTTAAGTATTCTTGATAATTGTCTAAGTCATCTACATACACAAAGATCATAAATTTAGTTGTAGGTGAACTTTCAACTAAGTTTTTAATATTACACTTTTCACGATTTTTATATGATGGAATAACTACCGATGGCAATTCAACACCTTCTACTAGTTTCTCCACTTCATTAAATCTATCTTCTAAAATTAATTTTTCCAATTCTGACATATTACACCTAACTTGTTAATAAGCCTAAAATATGTTCGGCTGTTTTCTCTTCCACATTATTTACTTTTAGCAATTCTTTTAAATTTGTTCTAATATTAATATCACCTTTATTTACTTCTATTACAAATCTAATAAGGTGTTCATTCTTAATATCATATCTAGCTTGCAAATCATATTGTAAGGTTCTAATACGATCATGCACATAGTTAAGTACGTGGTCAGTTACAGGCTTTCCAACAACATCTTTAAACAATTGTTTAACTAAATAATTGACTTGAATAGCTTGTACCGCTAATTGTGATGCTACGTTAATTGACATAATTTCACCTATAAATTTGAGTAAAATTCAACCCAATCTTGCACGGTATATTTCTTCACAACTGAATCTACCGCAAAATTGAATACTAAATCTTCTTGCTGTTTATCTAGTTTTTCTATCTTACCACACATTTTCAAATATGACAAGACTAACCAATTAGCAGTTCGTTTATTTCCATCTTGGAAAGGGTGATTAAAAACAATTGCACGACCGATACAGCAAACTTTTTCTAGCGTTGTATCATAATAATCAATACTAGATAGGCAAGATTCTAGTTCATTAAACTTTAATACTTGCCCTGTTTGACCTACAATTTTATTAAGATTAATAAGTGTGATTGTACTAAGCATATTTTAAACGCTCCAATAATTCAGGATTGGATTTTGCTAGTTCTTTAGCATTTTTTAAAAGATTAACCCTTAGATTTTCATTTTCAATACGTTTATTATATCTATCTTCTTCTTGTTTCCATTTCAAAAATTCATCATGATTTTTAAACTTGATACAAGACCAATAATCTAAACCTAAACCCTTAACCCAAACAAAATTACTACCTGGATAAAATTGTTCAGTCATTCTATATAGCGTACCATTTTCATATTTCTCATGTACATATCGAAAACGTTTGGGCTTAAATCTTAATTCTCGCATTTTATTTTCCTTCTAAACTTTCAGTCAAAAATTCAATCAAAGAAGCGACTTGATCTTTTGGAAGAGTAAACGATGCTGTAACAAAAGCTGGGTTGTCTGGTGATCCCCAATCAGGTGTTTCATATTCAATAGACAATTCTACAGAGCCATCCTTAAATTTTTCAAGAATAAGTTCTTCACTGTCACCTATAAGTTCTAATGTTTTCATAATAAAAATCCTTATATTTAATTATACAAGTCAGTTAAACCTAGTTTTACTCTTTACTATTGGTGTTTAAGTAGTTCCTCACGTGCCTTACATAGTGCAAAGATAAACTCTTCTAATTCTTGGCGATCCATTTCAACGGATAATGCTGAATACTCACCATAAGTGCCACAAGGATCTTCTAAGAGGATGTTACATTTAGTTTTTCCAAATTTGGTTTCAGTTTCTACAGTTAATTCGCTATTTAAATTTTTGTTTTCATAAAATACCATGATAAGCCCCCTTACATTTGATTATATAAATCAGTTAAAGCCAAGATAAACTCGCCTAGTTCTTTTTTGTTTAATTTAGTATAAACTTGATTACAGCTACCATCTAAATATGGGTCTTTTAAAGCAATCTCTAATCTTTTTTCTTCACCCATATTGTCTAATTCTAAATCTAAAATTACTTCATGTTCATCTTCGTGTACATAGTATTGCATAATTTTCTCCTAGCTACTATTAACTTTCAACCTAATACTAACCCTTAAAAATATACTTGTCAATAGATAATTTGAAAAAAAAATAGGCAAAAGATCATTTGACCCTTTGCCTATGTAATTACTGACTTAATTTTACCTGTCTAATCTCGAAACCATAACTATCAACAATCACAACACCTTGTGATCTTGAACTTGTTTTATTGATTTCTAAACTATAATTATCAATGCCTTTTATTGAACCAAAAATAGCTACATACTTATCAATAGCTACTTCCCTAACCGAATGCCTATGATAATGACCAGCTAAGATTAAATCTAGTTCACCATGAATAATAGACAAATCAGCTAAAACACTATCTTTGAAAATAGGCGTTCTATCACCATGTACTAACATTACCCTATAATCACCAACATTCAAAATCCCATAATACTCATCTTCAAGTTCAATATATTTCACTTGATTAGTATATTTAGCAAACTGTTGAATAATTGCATTAGATAGAATAACAACACTATCACCCCTTAAATTCTCTTTGGCATTAGGATTTAGTCTATCATGATTACCAGCAATACCACAATAACTAATGCTAGTGTATTGACTTAACTTTGTTAAGAATTTAATAATTAATTCAGTTGCATCAATCGCTTGTTGGCTTAATGTTTTCTGTGTATCAAATAAACTTTGGTTTCTTAAATTTCCTTCAACTAAATCACCAAGATTAGCTACAATTACGTGTTGAATATCTTCTTTATCAATTAGTCTAATCAATTCATTAGCATAATCATCTAATAATTGTTCAGCAATCTTGGGGTTATATTCGCTATAAGGTGTTTTTCCCTCGTAGCCATAGTGAAAGTCTGTAATACAAGCAATCATTTCTTTACTAGCCCTTTTTTCAGTAGGCTTTTTAGGCAATACTTTAACTATATCTTGCCACTGAATTTGGTCTAACTTATCTACAATACTTTCAACTAATAAAACATCTCTAGTAATTTCACGTTTAGCACGATTAAGTGAATTTAACTCTTCCCTAGCCTCAAACTTAGTGCTATAGATCCTACCTAATTGTTCTTTGATAGTATCTAGTTTAGTTTCCACTGTTAAGGTAGATAGTTGTTCAGGGCTTAATAAAATACCTAAACGCTTTCTCTCACGCTTAATTAAACAACGGTAGGCTTCGTTACAATCTGAATCATTAAAGCCTTCTTGTTCCATTAATTTCTTATGCTTTTTCCAATTAATACCGTTGATTGTGCTAGTTTTTCTTAATTCTTCATATAAAGCAACAGCGGTGCTTAAATGTTCCTCTGTCACTTCAATTTTTTGATTATCTGAATTTGTATAACTTGCCATTCATTTTACCTATGCAAAGGGTTTATTCACCCTTTGCTATTTTCTTTTACTATAATACTGGCAATATTCTTTGCCTATTTTTTAAAGTTCAAAACCACCAAATTCAGTAGTATCTACTTGTGCATCAATCTGACCTACAAGATATGAACTAATTTCTACTTCTTGTGGTGCTACTTGCACGTTATCTGAAGTTAGCCAAGCGTTGATCCAAGGTATAGGGTTATTTTTAGTTTCGTAAGGAGTACCTAAACCAATAGCATTCATACGAATATTTGCAATGTATTCTACATATTGGGTTAAAATTTCTTCGTTTAAACCAACCATAGAACCATCTTTGAATAGATATTTAGCCCATTCTTTTTCTTGTTCTACTACGTCTTGGAATAATTTAATAGAATCTTCTTTACAATCTTCAGCAATTTGAGCAAAATCAGGATCATCAATACCACTTGCCATGATGTTTAAAATGTGCTGTGTACCAGTTAAATGAAGAGCCTCATCTCTAGCGATGAGTTTAATTATTTTTGCATTACCTTCCATTAATCCACGCTCGGCAAAAGCGAAGCTGCATGAAAAACTGACATAAAAACGAATTGCCTCAAGTGCATTGATAGATTGTAAGCATAGATAAAGTTTGCGTTTCAATTCAAACAAAGTAACGTTTTTCCAATCACCTGACATTAGCTCATCTCTACTGTTAGCTACTACAACCAAACCATCCTCTTTTTGTCTATACCAAACATCATTACCATGAATTTGATATAGTTGGCTTTCTAAAATCAAATCATCATAATACTGTGCAATAGGTTTAGCACGTTTCTGAATTTCAGGATTTTCTACAATATCATCAAATACAATTGATGGATCATTTATAATGTTACGGATAATATGGGTGTAAGACCTAGAGTGAATCGTCTCCGAAAATGACCAGGTTTCAATCCAAGTCTCTAATTCAGGGATAGAGGCAATAGGTAATAAAACAGCATTCGGGCCACGTCCTTGAATAGAATCCAGTAAGGTCTGGTATTTTAGATTTGAAATAAAAATATGCTTTTCATGTTCAGGTAAATTAGCATAATCAATTCTATCTTTTGAAACATCAATTTCTTCAGGTCTCCAGAAAAAGGATAATTGCTTTTCAATTAATTTTTCAAAAGTTTCATACTTTTGCTGGTCATATCTTGCAACATTAATGTTTTGACCGAAGAACATAGGTTCTTTTAATTGGTCGTTTTTAATATCATTAAATACTGAATAAGCCATAAAAATTCTCCACAAAAAAGCCCTCAAACGAGGGCTAATAGTCTATTTAAATTTTACAAGAAGTACATTCGTCTTCAATATCTTCTTGCTTATCACTAGCACCATCTCTAGTATTGTGGTAGTAAAAGGTTTTAATACCCATTTTGTAGGCATACAATAAATCTGATAGCAATAATTTCATTGGAACTTTTTCACCTTCATAATTTTTAGGGTCATAGTTAGTATTTGTAGAAATAGTTTGATCTACAAATTTTTGCATTACCGCTACTGAATTTAAAATAGATTTATTGTCCTTAATACTCCATAACAACTGATAATTATCTTTCAGTCTTTCATATTCAGGAACAACTTGCTTCAAGATACCGTCTTTACTTGCTTTGACTGAAATAAAATCACGTGGTGGCTCAATACCATTAGTTGCATTAGAAACTTGTGAACTTGTTTCTGTTGGTGCAATCGCTGATAGTGTTGAATTTCTTAAACCATATTCTTTTATTTCTTTTCTTAAGCTTTCCCAATCATATTGTAAAGGAATATTGCATACTTGGTCAAGATCTTTCTTATAAGTATCAATTGGTAAAATTCCTTGTGCATAAGTAGTTTGGTCAAAGGCTTTACATTTACCAACCTCTTTAGCTAACTTATTACTTGCTTTCAATAAGTAATATTGAAATGCTTCAAAGGTTTCGTGTGTCAATTCTAAACCTTTTTCATCACCATATTTAGCACCATTTTTAGCTAAATAATAGGCATAATTGATAACACCAACACCTAATGATCTTCTAGCTAATCCCCAAACTTCAGCTGCCTTAACAGGGTAATCTTGATAATCAAGCAACTCATCTAAAGCCCTAACAATTAGCTCTAATGGTCTTTCCATATCGCCTAACTTATCAATCTTACCTAAATTGATAGCTGATAAAGTACATAATGCAATTTCACCGTTTTGGTCACTAATATTATTCAGTGGCTTAGTAGGTAAGGTGATCTCTGCACATAAGTTTGACTGTTTAATAGGTGCAAGTTCAGGATTAAATGCTGAGTGAGTATTACAATGATCAATATTTTGAATATAAATACGACCTGTTGATGCTCGTTCTTGCATAATTGAACTAAAAATATCTACAGCCTTAATTACTCTTTTTCTAATCTTAGGGTTATTCTCAGCTTTTACATACAACTCTTCAAATTTAGTAGGGTTAGTGAAGAATGTTTTGTATAATTCAGGAACTTCACTAGGTGAAAATAAAGTAATATTCTCGCCTTTAATTAAGCGTTCATAGAATAACTTGCTAATTTGTACACCATAATCCATGTGTCTTACCCTATTATCCTCAACACCTCTATTATTTTTCAATACAATCAATTCAGGGAATTCATAGTGCCAAATAGGATAATATAAAGTTGCTGCACCACCCCTTAAACCACCTTGTGAACAAGACTTCACCGCTGATTGAAAGTATTTGTAAAATGGAATACACCCTGTATGAAATGCTTCGCCACCACGAATAGGACTACCTAATGCACGAATTGCCCCAGCATTAATACCTATACCAGCACGTTGTGAAACATATTTAACAATAGCACTTGCTGTTGCATTGATAGAATTTAACGTATCACCACATTCAATTAATACACATGAACTAAATTGTCTAGTTGGTGTTCTTAAACCGCCCATAATTGGGGTAGGTAAAGAAATAACGCCTGTTGAAAGATAGTCATAGAACTCTTTTACTAAGCCTAATCTCTTATCTTTATTGTATCTTTGGAAGAAAATTGCTGAAATAAGAATGTAAGCCATTTGTGGTGATTCATACACTTCCCCTGTAGTTCTATTTTGAACTAAATATTTTCCTTCTAATTGTTTTACAGCAGCATAATGGAAATCTAAATCCCTTGAATGATCAATGAATTTATCCATTTCATTAAATTCTTCTTCTGTATAATATTCTAACAATTTTTTATCATATTTACCTAGCTTAACCATTTTTACAACATGATCATAAAGCTTAGGTGGATCAAATTGACCATAAGCACGTTTTCTTAGGTCAAACATATTAAGCCTAGCAGCCACAATTGAATAGTTTGGTGTATCTTTTGAAATAAGGTCAGCTGCTGTCTTAATTAAAATCTTTTGAATATCTTCAGACTTCATTTTATCCGCAAATTGAATTCTAGACTTCATTTCAATTTGTGAAAGAGAAACGTTATCAATGCCATCAATAGCCCATCTGATAACTTTACGCATTTTTTCAATATCTAATAATTCTTCTCTTCCATCTCTTTTCTTAATAAAAATATTATCCATTTAAAATACCTATGATGATAAATTTTTATTTACCATAAATAAAAAAGCCTAGATAATAAACTACATATCTAGGCTAGTTACGTTTAACTACCTTCTAATTTATAAACCGAACAACCATCATTATATTCTACATTATATTTTAAATCATAGAAATTAAATGATTCCACGTGCGTAACTAATAAGATTGTTGATATAGGGGCTTCACGTAATATTCTAACAGCCCTTTCTAAATTATCTACATCTAAATCCTTCAACGTTTCATCAAGCATTAATAAACCAACTTGACTACTCATTTTAAACAATTTAGACATAAAGAAAATATCAACAATAACTTTCTGACCACCTGATAAATTTTGATAAGGGATAAGTAAATTTCCCACTTTATAATCAACATCAAAATCGATCCTAGTGTCTCCGTTTTTTAATGTTTTCACTGTTCGCACAACAAACTTATCTTCAGTTAATAGTTCAGCTACAGTTAAAAATACCGATTTAACGATTGACCCTGTTGGTGCATATAATTGTAAGTATTTTTCAAGTTGTTCATATTTCAACTTGCTATCTATTACGCTTTTTTCTAACTGTTTTAATAATTCAGTATGTTGTTCTAATTTTAATTTGTTTTGTTCAGCTAAATCAATTTTAGCTTTCTTATCCAATAATGGATATAATTGTGTATTGATCTCTTGTTGTTTTAATAACAGATCACCACTATCCTTTAAAGGTAACTCAATTATATCATTTTGGCTTAATATAATCAATTGATCCTTAATTGAATTTTGTTCATTCAAAATATTCTGTCTTTCAGTTATTTCAAATTTAAACTTACTTAACATATCACTAATGGCTTGAATATTGCCTGATAGTGAATTTCGCATAGTGCCTAAATTTTGTAATTGTGAATCTAAGTCACTATTTAAAGCCACTTGTTCAGATAAAGCTTTTTCATATTCAGATTTAGCTTGGTCATAGTGCTTTTGAATTTCATCAGCATTATCAAATTCACGACCGCAAGCACTACATACTTTGCTAGATAGATTGATTTTATTCAATTCATTTCTCTTAGCATCTACTTTTAATTGAATTTTTTGTTTTTCTAATTCAACTTTAGAAATATCTTCAGCTACTTTGTTTAAGTCATCTTTGAATTTGTTAAGCAATTGATCACCATCGTTTACTTTCTTACTTAAATCAACAATAGCACTATTAATATCATTCAGGTCAGAATCAGATAATACTTTAGAATTTAAATATTCAATCTTGCTTTTCTGTTCTTGATATTTTTTATTGTTTTCAGTGGCTTGTTGATTGTAAGCTGTTATTTCTTGAACTTGGCTAGATAGTGTTTGGCTTTGTTCATTCAATTGGTTGATAGCAGTTAATGTGCTATCTTTTTCGCTTAAGATAGACAAATCAATACTACCTAATTCTTCAATAATGGCTTGTTTATTTGAAAGCTCCAATTCTACTTTTGAACAGTTATCTTTGGCTAATTTCAAGTCTTTTTGAATTAATTTGTAAGCCAAATCGACCTTTCCTAAACCTAATAACTTACTGACTAAATCAATACGTTGAGCATAATTAAATCCACTCAATAAATAAGGTGCTGATTGATAGCGATATAAAATATCAAACAACTGTAAGAAATCTAGATTTTCATCAATCTGTTTATTAATTTCAGCGATACTACCACCAATTTGTTCTACACCATCAATTGAATAAGTTACTAAGGTTTGTGTGCCATAAGTTCTTTCAATCCTATGCGTTTTCCCTTTATAATCAAATACAATTTCAAGCTCTAATTCTTTCTCGCCTAATTTTATATAATCTTTTACAGATCTTGGTGGTCTAAATGCAAAGTCAATCGCTTTAATTAAACTTGATTTACCTTTACCATTAGCCCCTGATAATGTAATTAAACCATTAGGCAATTCCATATCTAAGTTTGAAATAGATAGGAAGTTTTTAAGCCTTAATCTCTTAATACTAAAATTCAAGTCAATAGGTTTACTATCTAAATTAGATAAAGCTGAAATATAGTCTTTATGCAACTCTTCTAGACCTTCACCAATTACTGTTTTTTCAATAATTGAATCAATATCAATGCCACGATATACGCTAGTTGCACTTGTGATTTTTGTAGGCTTTTTAACTTTCATCACATAAGGATCATTAAAATCAACTTTTGCATCTTCATAATAAATCTTTAAATGCTTAAAGTTTAATGATTCTGTTTTTACCCTTTCAAATTCACCACTATCACAATCATAAACTACTACTTTACCTTCTTGATCATCAGAAATGTAGTGCGGGACTGGTACACTAGTTGAGTGAATATTATTTAGGCTAATAGGTCTATGAATATCCCCAGCAATACCTAACTTAAATTTACTATGATCAATTTCTTGACCAAACATAGGATCAATTGTTACGTGTCCTATGAATAAATCAACTTGGTTATCAATCCAAGATAAGTCCTGTTTTGGTAGCCAATCCATAAAAGCTACTGATCGACCACCGATTGTTTTAATTTGTTTATGACAATATGTAGCTTTGTTGTCAGCGATAACAGGGATTGAACTTTGCTCAATTATAGTCTCGGCTTGCTTTGAATTTACATCATGGTTCCCGATTATATATAGTAGGTGGTCTTTATCCCACCTACTATTCAAAATATCAAAAAACTGTTTAATTGTATGCTCTACTTTTGGTGGAATAATCGCTTTATGTGTAATATCCCCAGCTAATACAATATAATCACAACCTTGCTCTTGACCAATTTCAACCAACCTATGAGCTAATCCGATAAACTGATTCAATCGAAAATCAGGCTCTAAATTATAATCAGCATAATTCCAAATATGAATATCGCCTGTAATTAAAATCTTAGACATAATAATTACTCACGTTCAATTAATGCAATATCTGACCAGTTGATAATCCATAAATTTTCATCTTTATTATAAAGTTGTGGTTGTGCATAACTTGTCAATATTACATTATCACCCTCTTTTACTAAAGGATCAAAAAATCCTTCTGAGTCTCTACCTTGATTAGTTTGAATAACTACACCACGATTAGGTTTTTCTGATTTAGTTGTAAGAATAAGACCTGATTCAGTTTTATTTTCTCTTTGTTCAAGTTTTACTAATACTTTGTTATAAGGAACTACTACTTCCATTTTTATTCTCCAATTTAATGTAAACTTAAATATTTTGCGATTACACCATTAAAATAAGCTGGGTAATCGCCTAATTTATTCAATACTGTGATAATGCCTAGATTATTTAATTTAGGCTTTGGTTTGTTGTATTGTGCCATAATTTCATTTATGGTTTTTTGATCATACAACACATTATCCATTCTTGCAAGAATATAATTTCTATCAATAGCATCTAGAATAGTTTGTGGCAATTGTCTTTTCTTGTAAGCGTGTATAATTCTATGTAATTTATTTTCACCTTTGGCATTGGTTAAATGCTCATCATCTACAAGAACTTTGGCTAAATTATCATGACCTTCAGAATCAATTGCTTTCTTGATAGCTAAATCTAATGGTGTCTTAATTTGATCACCAACTACTTCTTGCCAAGTGATAACTTGTTTTGTGTTATCAAGTACAGTATTTGGGTTTAGTGCTTGTTTCCAGTCACCGTCTTTTGTATAAAGGGTAACATTCTTAGCGTTATATGCAAAGAACATACCAATATCATCAGCCTCAAGACCAGGAACTTGGATAGATTTAATACCTAGTTCATTCAAAATCTCAATAGCTAAATCATTAGCATCCCAACAGCACTGAAATGTTTCATCATATTGCCTGTCAGCCTTATATTCTTTGAATTTGTCTTTAGGTCTATATTTCCAACTCCCTTTATCCCAAGCTACCACAATTTCAGGTTTATAATTAGTCTCCCTGATCTTTTTCAATAAAGCTTGGAAAAAAGCAATAACAACTACCCTTTTGTCTTGTACTTTTTCAATTTCGCCTGTTAATTCATTTTCTACTTCAACAAAACCTTTATCTTTTACGAAAAATGATCTCCTTAAAAAGTAAGTGCCATCTACTACAAATAGATCTTTCATCTATTCCCCCATAAATTAAAAGCCCTTCATTTTTCAACAAAGGGCTTAATTGTTTAACTGATTATCTTATGCTTGTGATTTAAATTTAGCCCAAGGGTCATCAGCTGGAGCTTGTGCTTCAGGTGTAGGTGCTACGCTTTGAGAATCAACTGCTGTTGCACTTACAGTTTGAGTGTTAGTAAATGTACCACCTGTTGTAGTTTGCCCTGCTACAGCCTGCTCTGTTGCATTTACAGGGGGCTGTGCATTAAATTCTTTAGCTTGATTTTCAGCTTGTGAACCATCTTCTACTTTTTCAGGAGTTTTAGCTAATTCTTCTTTGGCTTGTGCTAATAAAGCATTATATTTTGCAATATCAAAACCTGGTCGAATATAAGCTTCTTCTAAAGTTACATAAACTTGTTTTGTTAAGTCCACTGCTGGTGATTGTTTTTGTGGGAACGCTACACCAATATTACAACCACCACTTGTACCTTTAGTCATTTGGATTTCAACTTGTACAGATGGTTGATTAGGATCTAACATACGTTGAATTTCATTAGGACTGTCTTTAGCAATATTACCTAAGAATCCTGTTAAAGATTTACTGAATTTTTTATTACCGATCACATAGTATAGTGTATTTGGTTTCCAGTTATCTGATTGATTGTCTGTTTGTTCAAGATAGAATGGAACAATAAATACTTCTTTTGCTTTGTATTGAAATTTACCACGATCTGATAAAGTTTGTGCAATTGTTGCTAACTCATCAACAAACCCTTCAGGTAGTAAGTTAGCTGGTAGGTTACGTGGATCACGTACACCTTTATTAAAATATCCGTAAGCATAGTAGCTAGTAAAAGCTTCACCAGCTGCATCTACAATAAAACGACCTCTATGTTTTCCTTCAGGTAGAAATGCTGTTTTAGCAAATTCTCCACTACCTTTTTGTCCTTTAGCGTTATATTCATCTACTTTATTAATTAAATTTTCTACTGAAAATGCCATAATTTTTACCTATATTAAAATGTTAAATTTAAAGAGTTTAACGTGTTCTCCACGGTATCATATATTATAGTGATTAATCTGAATCAATCACTCGTCAAGCTAAATTGCCTTTTTAGCAATCTTTTGTACATTTTGAATAAATTTGGTGCTTGCCTCAACTTCTTTATTCAATTGTTGTGCCACAATACCAAGATTACCTCGATTCTCAGCTGATTTAGTTACACTTTCAGCTACTTCATCAAAGTTATCATACAATTTATCCATTGCACGTTTAACTAGGTCTAATAATTCAATTCCACTTTCATCATCAACGATTTCTTTTGAAAATTGAATCATTGATTTAGGTAGATTTTTATATTCTACCTGACCTGTTAATTCCCTTACTTTATCATAAATTTCCTTAAATATACCCATAATTTGTAATGGACTTGGTAAATTTAAGGTTTCAAGTTTAGAAAGCAAAATAAGTTCATTCATACTTTTTAAACTTGTGAATAAAATAAATAAAGTAGGGTGTTCTTTGCTTAACAATTCTAAAAATAGAGCTTTTTCTGTTACAGTTTCAAGCTCTAAAAGATAATTCTTAGCTTCCATATCTAGCTCATACCCATTTAAGGATAAACTGGAATAAAATAAATACTTATCAAGATCAGAATAATTGTCAATATCTATGATAGATGTTTTTATAAAATTGTACATTGACAATTTTAAATGCTCAGGAACGTATCTTATTAGTTCTTTTTTAAGCTCTTCTAATACTAATTCACCAAAACAATCATTATCATAATAACCTTCAATATCTGTAAAATTAGTTGATTTTGAATTAAAGATTAAATTTGATACAAAATTAATTTCAGTCTTAACAATGCTTTCTACTTCATCAAATTTAATAGGCTTATCATTTTTCAATCGCCTTAAGATCAAGCTCATTGCTGCTGATGTTTGTAAGTCTAAATTATTTTTAAACCCACTACCCCCAATAAGTTGGGTAATATAATACACTATTCTAGTACTTATAATCAAGCATTTTGTTATTTTATTAGGGTTTGTAACTTCATTTAATTCTTTAATCAACTCAATAAATGAAAGCCTTGAGTATTTATCCAAATAAAACTGATTCAATAGACTCGGATTCATCTTTATATTCTTCTCTATCTGCTTTCACATTAATAATAAAATGATAAGGATCTAATCTTTCAACTAATAAAAAACTGTCTTCAAATTTACCACCAACAGGCAATTGAGAAACTATTTTTACTAAACTTTCAAAATCGGATTCTGTAATATTTTTACTAAGATTCATTGATAAATTGACTCCATTTATATTTTACAGAATTTAAAAGTTTTGGTTGAATAGAAATAACAATAAACTCCTCTTTACCTAAATCATTCATAACTTTTTCGCTATTGAACTTTAAGGATCTATTATCATTAAAATCTATTGTCATAGCAATACCATCTTCTACATACTTATTTAAGTTAGTAACATCTCTAAGCCAAAAACGATTATTAAAGCAATAAATTATATCAACATATAAAATATAATCACTTGTCAAATTTTTAGCCCAATCTTGTACATTATTTTTAAGTAAATCTATTCTTACTTTTTCTTGTAAATCTTTTATTTCTTTACTTAAATAGATCCATACTTTGTTACCAGATCTACCTATTTTATGTGCTGCATTAACAGAAGGTATTTTCTTTACTGGGATAATAATTTCAAAATTTTCCATATACTACCCCACTTATGCTACCGACTGTTTAAATAAAGAATATTTTCCTGTTTCCACTAATTCAATATGACCGTATTCTGTCATAATATAAGGTGATTTAGCATTACTTGTACCACGCCTTGATTTTGCTACTGTCATAATGCCACAAGGTCTCGGCCCGTTTGCTTTACCCATAGTGATCATCATATCTACTGCGTGTTGTTTTCTTGAACTTTCACCAGCACCTTCTAATGGGATATGTTCGCTTGACCAATACATAACTTTTGGCTGACTTGCTACCATAACTAATCTTGCCAATTGACCGTTAGTAGGTCTAGCGATTTCTGAAAGTGCATCATACAATTCACCACCAGCATCATAGCTATTTGTTTCTTCTTTAGTCTTAACGTTACTATCATAGTCAATTACAACAATATCATAATAGTTCTCACCATTATTTACTAAATCAACAATCTCTTGAGTTGTAATTTTCTTTGATGGAATTGTTACTAAATGCAACTGATTAGCTAGGTCTCTAACAGGTTCAGTAAAATATTTATCAGGATTCGCTACCACGTTAAAATAATTTTCTCTTGTTACAACTGAAGTAAACCTAGTTACAAAGTCAAACTTCATTAAATCACCTAGAGCCAACCAAAGAACTTTTAACTTTTTATCAGTATCTCCATTGTGGAACTTGGTATAGTTATCAGTCAAAATCAATGCAATTTCTTGTAACATTGCTGCTGATTTACCTTGACCTGGGATAGAACAAAACATAACTACTTGACCTGGTAAATATCCCTTATAAGGTGTAGCATCAGCCACTATTCTAAAGTTTGTAGGAAATACCCTACTTAAATCACCTAATTCATCTTCAATTAGTTCTTGAGCTGGTTTGCTACCTAATGGATAGATTTCAACACCATCAGCACCACTAAATGTACTAGGTATTTCTTTCAATTTATCCAATAATAGTTGTGGGTTTTCAGAAAACCTTGTTACTGTATCAGCAATTTTAGTATTTCTATAATGATCGAACATTGAACTAGCGATAGCATTTACTTCAGCTTTGGTCTTATCCTTCTTATAACCTTCAACTAATTCAATAAATGCCCCACGTTCTTCTTCCATCATTTGAGAACTAAGAACTGAATTTAAAGTTGATGTATCCCATTCATAAAGATTACCACCATCAGCACTTTTTAAAACAGCTTTGCTGACTTGTGTTTTCCATGGGAAGTCATTCAACATATATTTAACAGCTAAATAAATATCCTTATTAAATAAACTCGCTAAATAAGATAATTCGGATTGTAATTTAATACTGCTCATTCTTATTATATCCTAATTTTCTTTCCAAATTTTTAAAGATCAATGCCTAATTAAAGGCTTATTTTATTTTCAGATACTACGTTTAATTTTCGTACTATCTTATATCTATCCTTGTTCTGTCGCATATATAAAGGGTTTGTTTCATCCCAAATAAATACACAATGAACAAGACTAGACCTTGCACTACGACCTATTGGCTGAATAACTGACTTAAAACTTACCCCTGTTAATGGAATAATTGAACTTAAATTAGGTATATCAATACCCTCAACCCCTACTGTATTTGAAATAAGGATTTTGAAATGCCTTTGTCTGGCCATTTCTTTAAGTTCTTCAAGCGTTATCTTGATTTTTCCTACTGGACTATTTACATAAGAACCAGAATAATAGACCGTTGGTATGCCTAACCGATTCAATTGATCTGATAATTTTACCCCTGTTTCAATTAAAGAGATTTCAGGAATAAATACCATTGAATCATTTGGTATAGCTTTTTTCACAATTTCAGCTATTGTACTAGCTAACCTAGGGTCTTGTAAAGTAAATTGTATCAATTTATTTAAATCATCAGGATTACTTTCAAGATAATCTTCATACATATCAGGGTTTGTAAAGGATTTATAAACATGATAAACCCTAATTGGAACTTGTAACTCTTTGTGGATAATCATTTCACCACAATAAGCCATCAATTCACTAGCTTGTGAACTAAGATTACCTTTTTCTAAAGCCTTATAATTTAACTCTTTACCATTCCTTACATCGGCACTACCTGTGAACGCATACATAAATTTAGGTAAAATTAAATTAAAAAGGTCTTGCCACGATTTAGCTGTAAAATGATGTGCCTCGTCAGCAATAAGTAATTCAGTATTCTTACAAAAATTAATAAACTCTTTACTACTTGCCTCATTTCTTTTCATAAACCCATTAGGTTGAATGAATCTTAACCTATCTGATTCAATGCCATACTTTTCAGCCCTTAATTTAATTTCATCAATCACTTTACTTGAATAAGTGATAATCATAGCATTACCATTATAATTTTGCAAGTAAGAATCTATAACTGATAACATTATTTCAGTTTTTCCACCACCAGTCATAATAGAAATAATACCATAATCAACGCCCTCAATCAATCGTGCTGTAGTTTTTTGTATCTCCCCATACTCAGGCTTAGGGTGATTAGAAAATTGCGTTATCCAGCGTTCTAGGGGCTTTATACCGCATATTTCAGGTTTGTTTTCAGTAGTGTATTCATAATCTAAACTTTTTAACCAAGATTCAACTACTTTACTTGAACCATACTTAATTTTTACTTGTAATTTATCATCATTCTTACTAATGCCACTGAACTTATCTTCTGTTACCCATATTAACTGTCCTGTCCTATAATTCATTTTTCTTACATTTTCTTTATAGGTAAGAAACTTAACAAGGTTTTCATATTCAAAATTATCCTTGCAATTTATCGTAACATAGCGTATTCTATCTTTTACCTTTTTATAGGTGAATTTCATTCAACCTCCTTTTTCTATTGTTCTATACTTTTAATAATGCTTTAGTATAGCAAATTTTTAAAGGATTTTGAAAATTTTTGTTTAAATGATTAACTTTTAGCCTAACGTATGTAGGCATAAACAGGAGAAACAAGATATGAGTAAGAAAATTGAAGTAGTATCAAAACATTTAGATTTATTAGTTGAGCATTATCACAAATTAGATGAACCGAATCGAAGTGCAAGCTTTCATTCAGCTAAAGAAAAATTAGAAGCTGAATTTGGTGCAACTGATTTACCTGATGATATTGATTCATTGAAAGCATTAAAAGGAATCGGGCCGAGTACAATTAATGAAGTAAAAGAAGTATTGGCAACAGGTACAAGTAAACGATTAGAAGAACTAAAAGCTAAAGTCTCTACAACAGGTGAAGATATTGATCCTGATACGCTTAAAGACCAATTAAAAGGTTTGTTGGGTAAGTAATATGAATAAAAATGATCTATTAGTTAAGCTGATCCCTAGTTTGTTAGATTCAGATTTACTAGGAAAAGTTTATACTAATTTGCTAACTTGGAAATTTGCTAGTCTAAGGCATAAGGATAAAGTAGTTGATCACGATCAACTAACAGATAATTCTTATTGCTTTGTTAAATTAGACCAATCAAGGTTTCTAATATATATGAAATTGCATTGTTTAAACCCTGAAGTGTTATCAGTATGGGATATTGAACAGGAAAAAGGATATGTACTAGATATGGGTAAATCTTTAAACTTAAAAGGCTTAGAGTATAGAACATTCAACGCACAATCTATTTCTGAAATTAATGCAACTATTTTTAATTCTGAAAATGGTGTGAAAAGTTTTGATGAAAGGGCTTTTGAAATGCTTAAACAGTTATCAGTGTCTAAAGAGCATAATTCTAAGTCACCTGATGAACTAGCAATTAAAGCGTTAAAATTGACTTTGGCATTTGACAAATGGAATGCTGATGTTAAACAATCATTAAGCTAAAATAAGGGGGTATTTTAGTGGTTTTATTTTAAGCCTACTAATTACCCTACTTAAGAAAGAAAATGCAAATACAAGCGATTTAGGCGTACTCTCGTTGATATTTAGATTAAAGAAAAAGGCTAGATAGAAATTTTAACTATCTAGCCTTTAATTTTATTACTTAATTTTTTGGTTTCACTACTAACGTAATATCAAAATAATCTTTTAATGCTTTGATTAATGGTCTAAACTTACTGATTGACCTTACGTTTAGGTTCATACCTAAGATTGACCTTAATTCAGAAGCTTTTATCTCAATGTTAGTTTTAATAGGTGAAATAATATTGAAATGATCAATAATTTTTTTCACTTTATTAAAAGTAGGTTTAGTTAAATTGTGTTTAGCTACCCTTAAGCATTTATTTAACCAAATTGCTACTTCATAGTCTGTAGTAATTCTAACTAGTAGTCTATCTTTAAGATCCACTACATCGAAATCACCACTAGAATAACCATATCCAAAAGCTATTAAAATAGGTTTACTATCTTTTAGCCTTGCACAAGTTCTAAACACCGCTTGTGTATATTCAGCTAGTAAGTAATCTGTCACACTCATATCAGAATTGGAAATAGTGTTTAATGTTTCAACATTACCTCTATTCATAGCCCAATCACCAAAAAATATAATTGAATCACAAGATATAAATTCATTAGTAGCCCTAGTTTTACCTGAACCATAATGAGTAATCATATAATTTTTTGAAGTTAATTTGTCTTTTAAGTATTGAGTATAATCAATTTTACCATCATTTATTGTCTTCCATGTTACAATAAAATGTTTCCTATCTGGATAAGCTTTTAAATAATTATCCAATATTTGTATATCTTCATTGATTAATATCATAAACTCGTCGTCTGATAAGCTTGAATTTGACCTATTATTTCTATTAGCTTTTAAATCTAATAGTGTAACTTTCTCCACTTTAGCATTACTAGGGTACTTTGTGTCTATTTCCCATTTTTTAGAAGTATTGAAAAGTATATCAGCGGTAGCATCTAGTATAATTACTTTAGCATTATCTGGTACAATTGTCTCAACTGTTTCCATAATTGACAATGGCTTGCTACCTTTATCAAAATCTTCAGGGTCTTCTAAAAATAAATCTAATAACTTTCCTACTTTTTCCTGATAGGATCTTCGTAGTAAAAAATTAGAATTATCTGGAACATATTCAACACCTAAAGCATTTCTTAAGAACTCACTATCATTTAAACAATAATCAATATGTCGCATAAACTGATCACTTGCATAGTTAAATCTACCTAAACTAAGATCAGGGCTATACTTCATTTTCATAAAGCTAACACCTAATGCAAAATACATATCTTTCATAGTTGTGCTATAACTACTATATAGCTTTGGAAATTCATCAAAAAACACCACTTCTCTATTCTGAGTTGATTTTCCTAGTATTTCCCTAATTAGAGAATCATTATTAACACCAAATAAAATTGTTTTAGCGGTATTAAAAAAGCGATAATTGTTTGTTACAAGCACTTTGTATTGTTTTAAATAGTTGTGGTCTTGATTAACTTTATTAATCAGTTCTTCATTATTACTGTGAAGACCAATAATTGAACAACTACTATTTAACGCTTTTACTAACTGAACTAATCTATCTACTTCTTCGTTGGTAGATAGTACAACAAGTGTAGGTCTTGAAGTAAAAGCACAATTTACAGCTAGTTTAGAGGTTTTTCCTGATCCACATCCCCAAGCTAAAACTTGCCTTTTTGAGTATGTTTCAACGCCTCTTAAAATTTCTGTATGTTGGTCTAAAATCCAACCATTTTCATCACACATCTTTGACAAGAATTGGTGATCTTTAAAGTTTTCAATTTTTATCATACATTTTCCTCTTTCAACTTAACCAAGAGAGGATTACTCAGTTAAGTTGAACTTAGTTTAGTGTATAAAAATAACTTTGTCAATACTTCTCATGTTACTTTTTTTTAGCAATCTCTTTTTAGTTTGAATTTGTGTTGTTACCATGTGTATCTTTTTTATTATTATATATAAAATACTAAGAAACTAAAAAAAAAGTAACACATAAAAACCTAATTCTTGATCCTTGGGTCAAGGGGTGCTACCGCACCAATGCACCCCAGACCCAAGGAGATGAATTGTATAATTGAAAAGAATACTTTAAAGATTTTTAATATGATTTTGGAGATTGGGGCTTCGCACCCAATCTCACCATAAAGAAATTGAAAGATTAGAAAAGACTTATAAGATCCTTGCTATCGCAAGAAAAGATAAGTAAAGTCTAATAAATTAATTTCTTCAAATCAAAATAGAAGATAAAGAATTACATTACTTGGGAAAAGCCCCACTATTGAGGGTGGGGCTTTTCCACCATTATAAACTTATTAAGTAAAATAAACTAATCTTTCAATTCTTATCAATCTTTATCTCCTTTATAACGAGGGTTACACTTCGTTCCACCCCATCATAAAGGATCAAAAACCACTTTTAGATTGAAAGAAATCTATTCAATCAATACTACTTTTCAAATATCAATGAGAATAGCTTTAAAATCAATTCTAACGAACTTTATCAATCAATCTATACAATCATATACCTAAAAACAATATTGCAATATAGATTGATTTAGATAGGTTATAATTGATTTATGATTTTTATATAGATTTGTATAGTCAACTAAGAAAAAAGCAAGTAAAAAGTATAAAATTTATTCAAGTCTAAAAACTGTATAAAAACATATAGCCATAAAACGCAATATAAAGCCCATATACGAACTTTTTTATCGAGTATGTAGGGTAAATCATCTTGTCAAAAATAAAGCGAATATGAACGATTTAGGGGCATTATACGCTAAAATACGATAGGCAAAATTTTTTAACAAAATAAGTATATTATAGATAAGAGTAAAATACCTAGAAAATGCTAGGTTCGTTCCCTATATTATTTTGGTTAAGAAAAAAGGTAAAACTATGTCAAGTATGGAAGTTGCAACGGTATCAGACTTAAAGAAAATTGATGTTAATCAATTGAAAGCTAAATCTATAGGTTTGAATTTACTTCTTTTCTCAACAGCAGAAAGGGAAGTAAAAAGAGTAGCAAAAATGTCAAGGTGTATTGAGGCGTTAGAAGATTTAATCTTTGACGAATCAGTATTTGAAATGCTTACACCTGAAGAACAAATGGAACGCTACAAACTAGCGATTCAAACACAACAAGCAAGTTTAAATTATGTTAAGACAACTAGTGATTCAATCAATATTGATGATCTACAAAGTAAAATCATTCTATTGGAAAATTCACAGTCTAATCAAACTGATGAACACATGGATGAGAAACAAATGCAAGATCAAGCTAGAGATTTACTTACTAAATTTAAACCGATCAAATAACAATAACAATAAAACGATAAACAGTTGTAGCCAATACGTTAGGCTAGTCAGGGATTGTATGATTCTCCAAGTACAATCCCTATTTTTCTTATTTAGAGAGTAGATAACTAGGTTCTTTTAATTATTAAGGTTTTTCATTCTTCCCTTAATAATTTTATCCTTCATTTTCTTTCCTATTTGTCTATTCCCTAAATAAGAAATAAAGAATAAGTAGGTTCTATCCACTTTATCAATCTAATTGAACTTACTGAAAATTAGAGGTTAAAGAAAAGAATGGAAGATAAAAAAGTTAGAACTTATGAAATAAATGGCGAAACAGTAAGCATTGATGTCTTACATAGTTTAGCTAAATTAACAGGCTTTCAAGAGAACGTGCCTGATATAGATGATTTTATACATGACCCATATTATTTAGGTAAATCACTAGGTGATACGCTTTATCCAATTTGGAAAGAGGCAGCTAGGGAAGTATTTCCTACACCTTATCATTCACCTGTTGGTGAAATAGTATTATCAGGTGGTATCGGTTTAGGTAAATCAACATTTGCTTTATTAGTTTCAATGTATGATTTATGTAAATTACTTTGTTTAAAAAACCCACACCAATATTATGGTTTGGTTGAATCTACTGTAATTTCAATTGCATTAGTAAATGCCACACAGAAACTAGCAAAAGGTGTTTTGTGGTCACAGTTTGAGGATTGGGTAGCAAATAGTCCATTTTTTAAATCAAAGGTATTAGTGACCAAAGGTAAGCAAAAAGGCAAAACTTATTTTATTAATAACATTGATATTTCTGTTGGTTCTAGGGGTGAAAACTTTTTAGGTCAAGCAACGATTGGAGCAATTTTTTCAGAAATCAATGATATGACGGTAGTAGGTGGTCAAGCTGAAGATAACTTAGATACAATCGCTGTTCGTAGGGCTTCACGTTTTGCTACTTCAAATAGAGAAATATTTGGTCATATTGTATTAGATAGTTCAAGTAAAGGTAATAGATCATTCTTAGATGCTAGGATTGAAGAAAAACGTAAAAAAGGCGTTAAAGACTTTACTATCTTTTCATATACTCACTGGCAAGCAAAATGGCATACAGGGGCTTACAGTGGTAAAATGTTTAAAGTTTATGCTGGGGATGAATATGTCGATCCATTTATTGTAGATGAAACAAATGAATACCGATTAGCGACTGTAAAAAGTCCTGAAAGGATTATTGATGTACCAGTGGAGCATTGGGAAGCATTTCATTTCAATATACTTAAGGCATTAAGGGATTTGGCTGGTGTATCAACATTCAGTACATTCTCGTTTATTAGTTCAGCACAAACAATCAACGAAGTATTTAATCAACCTAACCCTGTTCAGCAGGAAATGATTGAATTAGATTTCTTTAATAAAGATCAAACATTAGATAAGTTCATTGATATTAAGAAATTGGCTTATATCAATAGTTCACCAAGATTTATACACATTGACTTAGGTATTAAATCAGATAGTACAGGTATGTCATGTTCTTACTTTAAAGGATTTGATACACGTGAAATTTATGACCCAATCACAGGCAAAAAATCTATTGACCAAGTGCCATTGTTCGTTACGGAGTGGTGTATGGAAATTAGAGCTGTTCCAGGTCATGAAGTGCCAATCTATAAGATTCAAGACTTTATCGTTACAGCTAGAGACTTAGGTTATCCTATCGCAATGATAACAACTGATGGCTACCAATCAACTAACTTAAGACAAAATTTAATGTTGAAAGGATTTACTACTGATTTAGTTTCTGTAGATAGAACAAAAGACCCATATAACAACTTACGAAATATTATTTTAGAAGGTCGTTTACAAGCACCTAATCTTGAAAAATTGAAAAGAGAGGTTAGGGATTTAGAGGAATTGGATCAGAAGTTTGATCATCCCCCTGATTCTTCAAAAGATATTCTAGATAGTCTATGTGGTTCAATTTGGACTTGTTCAACTAATCTAAGTAAATCAGCAGGTGCTCAAAATATTCAAAACCTTGATACAAGTATTAGAATGATGTCAAGAACAGGAAGTACAAATATGTTTAAACGCTTTGAAAACAAATTATTAGGAGCTAGTAGATAATGTCAAAAGCAGATAACACGCTAAGTAAAGAACTAGCTACAGGTTTAAATCAATTAGCTCAATTTAAGCGTACAAGTTCTTTGCAATCTATTTTAAATTACTTAAATTCTACTTTAAGTTCAACAGTTCAAACAAGAGATAGATACTTTAAAGAATTGGTTGAATATCGCAATAATTACATTGTTAATGCGATTTACGATATTCTTTCAAACGATATTCTAAATGATACAAGTTCAGCTGATGCTGTTATCGTATCGGTATCTAAAGACGAAGAAGTAGAGAGAGAAGTTAAAAAATTATTTGATAAGTTAGGCATTGTAGAGATTCTACAATCAATTATGCCTGACTTATTGCATTATGGTGTATATCCATTAAGACCTATTATTGCTGAAGGTAAAGGCGTTATTGATTTAGTTGATGATCTATATCCTAACCAAGTTATAGCAATTACTGATACTAAAAATGAACCGATTTTCTATTATGTAAACAATCAAGTAATGGATATTGACACGTTTAGTGCAGGTCAAGGTTATGGGTACACTAATCAAACAAATTACTTATCCAACGGTAGAAAGAAAAAATATGGCTATCAATACATGGATATTACTGAATTAGTATATTTCAGTATTGACTTAACATTTAGCAAATTATTACTACCTGAAGACGAAACACAATCAATAAAATCAAAATCTCCTGACTTTTTAGCTAAGATTTTGCCTAGGTCATTAAAAGTTCGTACAAGCCAATCTTTTATTTATCCTGTATTGGATAAATTAAAAGAGGTATTAGCACTTGATAAATACACAGTATATCGTTCTATCGGTGATGTACTTACCCCAAAAATGGTAGGTATTCCATTGCCACAAACTTATAGTGTTGATCAGTTGGCTGAAATTACACAGACTTATAATGACTTATTGAATGATAACCTTACCAAAACACAAAACTTACAAAATCTTGAAGTTACCTTACAAGAATTAGCAAGTGTTAAAGTAATTCCAATTGCTGGTGAACGTTCTACCCCAACTATGATTGATACAGGGCGTGATATTTCCAACAATGCTTCTAATCTACAAGCGGTACAAGATTCATTAGGTAGGTTGTTAAATTCACTAGGTATCAGCAAAGAGTTATTCGATGGTTCAATTGAATCAAAAGAGAACATTAAAACAGCAGTGCGTTATGCCAAAAAGGTGAAACGTATTTCTAAAAATATTGTTAGGACTTTGAAATTCATTGCATTATTGCATATTTCTGAAAAGTTTCCTGACAAAAATATCTTAATATCCGATCTTGATATTCAATTAAGGAATAATTTAAACGTTGATGAGCTACAAAATTTAGAAACACAAGACTTAGTTATAGCCTCAATCGAAAATACGAAAGCCTTATTAGATGGATTAGAGGATATTGTACAAGGCTCAGATTATGAAATTGACAAGAATTTAATAATCGAGACTATCAAAGACACTTTATCAACGGCGAATTCACCGTTCTTATCTGTCTTTAAAAAGAAAGATGTGGATCTAAACGCTAAAGATGCAAATCAAATAGCTGATGATCTTAACCAAAATAACATAGAGGAATCTAAATGAAATTAGAGAAGTATGCAACAGCATTAAATAAAGCTAAATCATTGTTAGAGTCTGCCTCTACCGTGGATGCGTTGAATCGTGAAATGAGCGATGCTACACAGACTATTACATTAGAAAATGCTAGTAAGAAATTTGCTAAGATTAGGAAAGAAGTATTATCTCGTTTCTCAAGCAAGGCAAGTGTTAAATTAGAAGGTTCTAATGTAGTTATCACAGCTCCACGCAAGGCATCTTTACAGTATATTTTGAAACGCTTTAATACTACTACTAATAATGGATAATATTAAATGACTGAAAAGAACTATTTTAATTCGATTTGGGAAAGTAAAAAAGGTTCAGGCTTTCAAGTCTTACAAGAATCAGAAGGCAGTTCAGTTGTTGATGGTGTTCATATTTTAGCTAGGGTATCTGGCCCTTCTTTTTTCCCTGATACTACTTCTAGAAATAATGTTCATTATCCTAGAGAAGCTTGGGAAAATGCAATAAACAATCCTGAATTTCAAGAACGACTACAGAATAAATTAGTGTTCGGTACAATCGGTCATGATCCTGAAATGACTGATAATGAAGTTAGAAATGGTATTCATTCTCACATTGTAAGCAAAGTTTGGATTGATGAGAATAATATTGGAATGGCTGAATACTTAATCTTAAACACAGAACCTGGTAGAGTATTAAATACGCTTTTAAGGGCTGGTAGTAGGGTTTCTGTATCAACTAGGGCTTACGGTGGGATACAAGAAGATAAATCACCTACAGGTGCGGAGATTGTTGATCCGACTGATTTTAGCTTAGAAAGAATCGACTTTGTTATCGATCCTGGATACAAGCAAGCTAAACCGATTTTACAAGAACAAAAACACAACAAAGAAAATAAAACTCAAGAGGACAATACAATGGCAGATGTCAATGTAATTACAGAACAATTAGAAAAACAAGTATCTTTCTTGACTGAACAATATAGTTTGTCAGCTAAAGATGCTAAAGAATTACAAAAGGCTTTAACTGAAGCTAAAGTAAACGAGGCAAAATCACAAGCTGAATTAGAAGGCTACCGTGCATTAGGTGCATTAGCTAAATTACAAGAATCAGCTAAAAAATTAGCAAAATTTGAAGAATTAGGCGAACCTGAAGACTTAGAGAAAAACTTAGAAGAAGGTGCTGAAACTATCGAAGAATTAACCGCTGAAATTGAACGTTTACAAGCATTAAAAGCTGAATTAGAAGCTAAAGTAGCTGAAAATGATCAAGCTGGTACTGACTTAGAACAAGCTAAAACTCAATTAGCTGAGTTTGATGACTTAGGTTCAGCAGAAGAAATCCGTGATCTTTTAGGTACTGTAGAAGAAGTACAAGAAGAATTAGATCAATACCGTGAATTAGGTACTGTTGATGAAATCAAAGATGCTTTTGCTAAAATTGAGAAATTTGCTGAAGAATCTGAACAAGCTGAATTACAAGAATTAGCTGACGAATATGGTGCTGATCCTGAAGCAATCAACTTACTTAAAGCTAAAGGTTTATCTAACGAAGAAATTGAAACAGTATTAGATGGCGTTGCTACCGTTGAAGGTGATGCTGATGTTGATATTACTGAAGAAGATGGCGAAGATGAAGAAGGCGTTGAAGGTGATGAAGAAGATGAAGATGGTGAAGTAATCGGTGAATCTTTAAGCTCTGTAACCTTACGTAGATTATCTCGCATGAAACGTATTGCTGAAAGCAAAGGTAAATCAGGCAACCGTAAAATGGCTGGTAAAAAATCTTTCAAAGAATCTCGTAATGTAAATGCAGGTTCTAATCGTTTACTTAGTAAACTTATTAAAGCTTAAACTCTAGAGGAATTAAGAATGTCTAAAAATCGTGAATTAAACGAACAATCAGTAGATTTGATGGCTGAAGGCTATCACAAAAAATATAAAACATTAGTTGAAGCATACGAAAAAGGAGCTCAAAAAACTCGCATTGGTGAATCTTTAAGCTCTTTTGAAATCGCAGCACTTGGTCAGCAATTAGACCAATTTGAAGATTATCGTAAATTCCAAGAATCTATGTCTAACTTAGGTGCTTTAGGTGCTGTTCCACAAGTAGCTAGTGAAGTAATCGTAGCAGCAAATGCTAACTCTGTTATTCCACTTTTAGCAAGTGTACAACCTGTTAAAGAAGAACACACAATCGTTTACTTTAAAACTACTACTACTAACGATAAAACTTACCAAAATACTAAAGGCGTAATCTCTGATCCACGTGATCTTGATAACCCAGGTGATGGTACTTTAGGTGCAGCTCGTGTTAAATTACCTTTACCAAATAAAGTAAGTGGCACAGTTAAAACAGTACAAGGTAACATTGATTCTAAATATTTACCACTTCGTCCACGCTATGTTGAAGTAGGTATTGACGGTGTTGGTTTTGGTAAAGATGATGGCGAAGGTCACTTTGTAGCATTTGGTTTTGAAGGTACAATTGATTATCAAACTGGTGCTTACAAAATCGTTGTAGATCCTACAGCAACTATCACAGGTGATAAAGTTGTTACTATTATCGCTGATCGTGATGTAGATAGTGCAAACGAAATCACCAAAGTTCAAACTCAATTACAAACAACCGATATTACAGCTGAAGTTATGGCGTTAGCGACCGATATGGGTCACTTTGCATCTTTCGCTTTCCAAAATCGTTTTGGTAAAACAGCGATTGATGAAGTAGCGACTGACCTTACACAAGAATTAACTCGTGTAATGAACACTCGTGCGGTAACTGAATTAGCAACTACAGCTAAACAAACTACTATCGAGTTTGATCGTACTGCTCCACAAGGTGTGAGCTATGCAGAGCATAGACTATAAGATTTACGAATGATCTTACTTGTGCTCTTTAAACGTTCTTTAATTGCTGGGAGTTCCTTAGAGCTTGACTACTACAACATAACCTGAAAAGGTAAGTGTGAAAGTTAGAAAAATGTCAAGATTGGATAATCAGCAGCCGAGAATCTAAGTTCAAAATGAATAAGATTCGGGTTCAGAGACTAAATTGATAATACTGTATGGATAAATAAACAGTAAATTATCTAAGAGGAGAAATCCGTAACAAGAACGACCAATAGGAAATTGGTGTGATATAGTCCAGTTTATATTGAAAGATATAATGTATTTGAAGTTATCATTCGTAGATACTATCGCTGAAGCTGAAATCGCATTACATAAAGCATCAGGTGCTAACGCAATCAACCGTATTATCGTTGGTTCAACAGCAGCAGCTACCTTACGTGGTATGCCTGACTTTGTAATGGATGAAGATGCTTCTCGTGTAGCTGTAGGTCTTTACGGTTACTATGATGGTATTCCTGTAATCCGTGCAACTAATGTTAAAGGCGTAGAAGATGGTGATATGGTATGTATTAACAACAACGATAGCAACTACTTCAATGCTCCGTTAGTATATGCTCCATTTATGCCATTAATGGTTACTAATACTGTTCAACACGCTAACAACCCATTCCGTAACACAATGGCAGCTGGTGTTTGGGCAGGTATTAAAACTGTGAATCCAAACTTAGGCTTAAAAGTTAAAATTAAAAAATCTTAATTTTAAGTTAGTCTAACCTTTAAAGGGGAGGAGAGGTTAAAATCTCTTCTCCCCTTTTTTTTACGTATTTAATTTAAAAGAAAGGTAAAATAATGAAATTAACAAATAAATCAGAAGGTGGTTTAGCTTTAAATAATATTACAGCTTACACTTTAGTATTAGAGCCTAAATCTAGTTTAGTATTCCAAAATGGTCAGTTAGTAAAAGGTTATCAAAAAGTATTAGATATTTTCAAAGATACTTTAGACTTTGATTTAGCAATTGAACAAGAAGAAAAAGTTGTAGAAAAAGCAAAAGTAGCTGAACAACCTAAAAAAGTTGAAGAAGTAGCTGAGACTACTGAAGATACAGTAGAAGAAACTGAAAGCACTGAAACTGAAGAAGGAAAAGTTGCTAAACCTAAAAAAGCAACCAAAAAAGACAAATAATTTAATAGGTAAGTAACAATATGAAACTAGTAGATGCAATAATTGAAACAGATAAATTAAGGAATATGCAATATCCTAGTGGTAAAGTTCTTAAGTATGCTATGCGTTATGTTAGACAAAATAAACAGCTATTTATGCAAGCGGTAGTTGCATCAGGATCACAAAAAGGCGTTACTTACCAAGTTAGGTTAGTATTCAATGGTATATTAAGTTCAGATAAGCGTACTAGACAATGCACAATGAAATATAAAGATCTAGATGGTTCAATTTATTTCATTCAAAAGCCAACTAGCGAACACCACATTTTAACTCGTTGCGGATGTAGCGACTATCGGTTTCAGTGGCACTGGTGGTTAGGCGATAAAAAAGCTTTACTTGGCCCGCGTATTCCTTATGTAAGAAAAACAACACATTACCCAGAAAAAAATCCATTACATATCCCAGGGATCTGTAAACACTTACTTACTTTCATTAAGAAACTTATTTCAATCAGAATGTTAAAAGCTGATCAAAGGGTTAAGTCTTATTTATCTAGACCTAAAAAATCTATTGATCGATTTGCTAAAATGACTAGGAGGAAATAATGAGTTTATTCCTTTATGAATTTAAGAAAAAGAAAGTAAGAAAAGAACGTATTCGCAATGGTAAGAAAGAAGTTGTTTGGAAATGGGAATACGAAGATGTTCCTAAAGGTTATAAAGTCCAAGATGGGAAGTTAGTTAAAATGACCCAAAAGGAAATTTTGAATAGAAAGAAAGCAGCTAAGAAATCAGCGAATAAATCTAGTACAAAACGCAATAGGCAAATATCTATGAAACGTAGAAAAAGCCTGATACATACTAAATAAAGGAAATTGGATTATGCTAACTTATCAAGAATTAACTGAAACAGCCTTATTAAGAACAGGTCAATATATTTTAGATATTGAAGATATTGAAATAGACAAAAATAGATTAGAACTTATTATAAAATCAGAATTGCAATGGTTTAGTCAGTATAATCCAGTTCGTAAGCAAAAAGACTTTATTTTATACGATGATAAAGAATTTACTGTAGAGCGTGATGGCGTTATACCATTGAATATTACAAACATTAGGCGTAGGCGTTACCAAGCTTACCCTTTATTTAATGCAAGCGTAGGTAGATTTGCAACAAGTTTAAGGTGGCGTTATGTTGCACCTTATCTAACTTTTCAATATCCTAAAGATATTTACACAGTAGATTATTATGCACCTCATACTTACAAAGATGAAGGGATTGAAACATTAGATTTTAGTTCTAACTTTGTAGATCTATTTGTTGCAAGATTTATGATCGCTATAGGTAGCGGTAGGGCTAGTTTTGTATTAAATGATATACCTATTACAACTAATGCCACTGATTTGTTAAGTGAAGGAAAAGAGCTATTACAGGCTACACAGGACTTAATCCGAGAAACAAGTTCTTATCATTTAGCAATTAGGATGTAGTTATGCGAAATAGAAATGTTTATGAAGTAATTGAAAGGGCTACAACTAAATATACAAATAATCTAATCATATCATCAATTAAAGCAACAGGCATTGACTGTATCTTATATAGAAAAAATAAAGATAGGGTAACAGACAAAGTTTATGGCATTTATGGTGGTTCAGATTTATCAAGAACCCCATCAACTAGTATTTATGATAAACCAATTACCGCTGAAAATATTGATGATGTAGATTTGTTTGAACACAACATAGGTCAGGAAACTAATTTAAATTTAGAACAATCAATTGATGATTCTTATGAAGAATTAGTTAGGGTTAGGGTGTTATTAAATACTATGCAATGGAGAGCTATTAGTAATCAATCAGCAAGTTTTTTAACTGATGACCCAGGTTATGTTTATTGTATAGCTGAAATCCCTATTGAGCATGGTGATGTATTGTTGATTGATAGTGATACGCACCAAATAAAATTTAAAGTCTATTATCCTGAATTGATTGGTAATTATCAGTTTAGTGCATATAGATTTAGAATAACTAACGTACAGGAGTAATGATGGCTACACCTAGCAAAACTTCCATAACTCCAACAGATATAATCCACGCACTAAGTCAAGCGGTTTTAGCTAAATGTAGAAAAACGATCCATAGCTTTGTATTTGACCCCGAAGAAATGTATGAAAGGGCTATCACAGCAGGTAGAGTTGAGCAATTTTATCGTGAGCCTATTGATTTAGATCAGAAAAAGATTTTTGAAGATAGAAAGCTTTTACCTATGTTAGCGTGGAATAGAACTAACTTAATTCCAAGTGCATTAAATGGCAGACCTAATAGATTATATTGTGATGTACATGGCAATACTGATTTTAGTACAGCCTTATGTGAGTTTACTTTCAACTTTACTTATTATTCCACTAATATGATAGAGCTTGAACAGTTTGAATTAGATTGGAATTTACAGTTAGGTTTAAGAAAAATCGCAACAATAAAGATATACACTTCAAAAGAAGATTCTATCCCACCTTTTGAATATTCTATTATTTGGGAAAATGAATTACAAAGTATAAACTTTTCTCTTGACCAAAATTATTACAAGTCATTAACAGGATCAGGTAAAATATCTGGTTCTTTCGCATCATTTATAAATTTACCTGAAGATCAGTTACCTACAATAAAAGAAATACGATTTAGTGTTTATGATTGTGATGGAAATGAGATTATTGATGATTCATTTAAACCTATTACGGAGTTATTAAAAAATGCCAAAAATTAAGACAACTGAAGATATTGCTACTAACGAAGACCAAGTTAGTGAAGTAGTAGTAAAAGAAGAAATTAAAGAGGTTATTAAACCTACAAAAGAAGAAGTTACTAAAATTAAATTAGTAAACAGGAATGATTATGATGTATTCATTAAATATCGTGATCAAGAATTCTGTATTTCACCAAGGGGCGAAGTAGTTTGTAATGCTGATGAATTACAAGAAGATTTGCCAAACGGTGTATTTAAATTAACTATCAAAGGGTAATAGATAAATGAGTAGAGCTTATGTCAATTATCGTGAAAGGGATCTAAGTGCTTACGCTCCTGTTGGTACAAGTTATGGTGCAGCAATTGTTTTACCAGCTTTCAAAGGTGAACGAAACAAAGTACATAACGTAACAAGTAAAGCACAGTTACTTAAACTTTTCACACCAAATAATAAAGTTGAAGTTGGTATGAACGTAGCTTTCTGGTCAGCTTTGAAAATCCTTGAAGCTACTAACAATTTACTTGTAGTAGTTCCAAAAGCTGAAGGCTCTTTACGTGCAGGTTTAGAACTGTATAAAGATACAGCACCAGTAGCAGTAGCTAAAGGTATTGAAAACCCACAAGCTTATGAATTTGCAAATAGTCCAAGTGTACTTATTACAGCAAGTTCCGAAGGTGTATGGGGTAACGACCTTTATATTACTAACCACTTCTACAAAGAAGATGAGAAAGTTGAATTAGAAGCCAAAGAGTCTGAAGATAAACAAGTATTTAGTTTAACTTTAACCCAAAAATGGGGTAACGGTTTCCCTGTAAAACTTTTCTCAAGGGTTTTACCTAAAGAATTAGACCCAAATGAAACATACTTTATTCGTGCAAAAGATAGCAAGTATGAATTCTACACAAAACAAAAAGATGCTATTGATGGTACAGGTGAAGCGATCAAAGTTGGTAAGTATGCCAAAGGTGATTTCTTTGTTGGACCAGCAACTCAATATACAAAAATTCCTAATACTTCATGTATTCGTGTATTCCACAAATCTAACCTTAATGATCCATTAAAAACTTATATCGTTTCTAAAGATAAAAAAGCAAGGGATTTAGATGGTAATAACTTATATATTGAAGATGTTATTCGTGATCGTGAATACATTGAAGTTTCTGATAACTTACAAGAAGGTAGCTTACAGTTAGCTGATGTAATTGTTCCTACAGCTTTAGATAAAGGTAACAACGGTGAAGCAATCACTACAGGTGATATGATTAAAGCATTACGTTACTTTGAAAATACAAACGAATATCAATTTAAGTTTATTGGTGATGGTGGTTATACTGTGCCAGCATATCAACAACGCTTAGAGCAATTAGTTAAGAAACGTGGTGATGCTTTTGCGGTATTATCAGCACCTTTAACTACTCAGGCAAATGTTGATACAGCAGCACAGGAAGTTGTGAACTATCGTAAATATGACTTGAACTTAAATTCAAGTTGGGCTGGTTTATATGCACCACATTTAAAAGTTTATGATGAGTTTAATGATCGTGAAGTTTGGACTTCTCCTGATGGCTTTGCAATTAAAGCTATGATTGATACAGCTTCAAACTATGAAATTTGGTATCCAGTAGCAGGTAATACTCGTGGTGTTGTAAGTGCTTTAGATACTAAAGTTCACTTTACAGATGGCGATCAAGATTTACTTTATGATAATGGCGTGAACCCAATTATTTTTGATGCTGGTCAGGGTATCAAAATTTGGGGTCAAAAAACATTATTATCACAACCAAGTAAATTAGACCGTATTCATGTTCGTTTGTTACTTATCACTATTGGTCCAGCATTAACTAAAGCATTAAGATCTAAACTATTTGAATTCAATGATAGCCCAACTCGTGCAAGCGTATTAGCTATTGTAAATAGTTATATGGATCGTGTTTTAGCTAGACGTGGTGTAACTAAATATCAATGCGTATGTGATGAAACTAATAACTTACCAGCTGATATTGCAAACAATATTATGAATGTTGATTTGATCGTTTGTCCGAATGCAAGCGTAGAATTAATCAATTTCACTATGGCGGTAATCAATGAAACTGTTTCATTTGATTTAGCACAACAACAACTATAAGAGGTAATCAATGAGACCTAAGTTAAATCAGATTAGGGCATTAGGCGATTTTGCTGACAATGTTCACTGGTATATTCAGTTTACCACTATTCCAAGTGGCGTTGATTTGAATTCTGACGATATTAACTTACGTTGTGAATCGGTAGCAATTCCTAAACGTGACGGTACTAAAGTATCAGTACAAGTAAGGGGCTTACCACCTGTTCATCAACCAGGTTTATATATTCCTGATGGCGAATTTACTGTTACATTATTTGAAACTGTAAATAACAAAATCAGTAAAGGTATTCAACAACTAGTAGAAATGAACTATACCCAAGGCGAAGGTAAAGCTAAAACTAAAGCGGATGTTGAGTTTGGTGTGCGTTTAGTGCGTATGGATCGTGAGCATAATGAAATTTATGAATATACCTTTATGGGCGTATTCCTAGATAAATATGAACCAGGTGGTGAACTTGGCTCAAGTGGTGCTGATGTTCTTAAACCAACTATGACTTTCAGCTATGATGACTTTAGCGAAAAAGCCTTACGTTAATTATTCAATAAGGGGTAGCAATACCCCTATTTTTAGAGGTTTTTACTGAATATGTTTTTAAAAAATCAGAACCAATTAAGACAGATAAATTGGGCTACCAACTATATGTGGGATATAAAGTTAGAAGATGATGGGTCTTCTACTGAACTACCTTCATATTTTAAAGAGTGGATTCCAGCCACTGATATAAACATTACCTTTTTTGATACTAGATCCTATTCAATAGAGACCCCTTATCGTAGCTTTTCAATTCCACAAAGTTACGGTGGTGCAACTATGACTTTAACTATTCCCGATGATGATAATCGTTCATTATTCAAATGGTTTGAAGAAAAATATAAACAAATATATAGTAGTCCAGCAGGTGTGTTACCTGTTCAAAAGTCTATTATCCAATTTCAGGTAGTTTGGTTAAATAGGCAAAAAGAGGCGGTAATGCACCGATTTTATAAGTGCATTCCTACAGGTAGATTAACTTTTGATGGAGATTCTAGTTCAGGGTTAAGCACTATCAAAGTGGATTTAGATATTGTTAATGAAGAAATTATAAAATAAAGGTAAATAGAAAATGAATGAAGAACAATTAGATCAAGTAAGAATTATTACAAGGGATCAGATTAAACAATCTGAACCTTTAGATATTAAACCTATTGAATCTTTATCACCTTATATTATTGTTGAAGAATTGCCTAGCAAATTCTTACCTTATCCACAAGGTAGCAAAGTTTCCTATAAAACTTTTTCTTATGGTGAATTAGAACAATGGGCTAATACAAGTTTAGGTGAAGAAGATAAAATTAAATTAGCATTATCAGGCATTAAAACAGAGGGCTTTGAAGTTCAAGATTTAGATTTACAAGATTTCTACTATATTATGATGTTGCGTAAATTATCTACATTCAATTCACCTAAATTTAAACTAGCTTTTGAATGTCCGCATTGTAATTATTCTACTACAGTTACACCTGAATTATCAGAAATTGAATTTGGTGAATTAGAGTTAATTGATGAAATCCCTGTATTAGTTGAAATGTCAGATAAAACAGTATTAGAATTTAAACCTATGACTGTTTCTGATTATTTAAGGTTTAAGAAAGAAAACCTTGAAGATAGTAAATTAATTAGATTGGCATTACAAGTTAGAAACAAAAACTTTAATGAAGCATTAAAATACATTCAAGATTCAACTAATATTGACGATATGGAGATTCTAGATGAGCTTGATACTTTATTAAATTTTGGCAATCAGAAAATTACTGTAAACTGCACTGAATGTAACAATCCTGTAACAATTCCGATTGCGGGGGTATCGGCATTAGCTGAACCATTTCGTAAGCAGGTTAGATCTCTTAAAGACAGCATCATTTCTCGCAAGAAATAATATTGTAGATGCTTATCACATTAAAAAAATGGATTGGCTAGAATTACAATTTTATGTGGATGATTTAGTAGAAATGTTGAAAGAACAGCAAAATCAATCTCAATAATTACCCAAGAGGCATTATGGCAAAAATACAACTACTAGATAGGGCTAACTTTTCAAGAGAAATTATTGAAAGGACTTATAATGCCTCTTCAATAATTACTGAATTTACAACTGTTTTTAAAGTGCTTAGAACAGCAAACAAATTATCTTTAGATAAGAAAGCTCAACAGGATTTTTTAAGCCTAACAGGGAAATATGATTTAGACTTAAAATTGACAAAAGCTGAAGCACTTAGATTAGTTGATTTGATCAATACCATTATTAAAAATAAAGATGATATTGATGACACAAATACAACATTTAAAGCTGGTGATATTATAAGCGACTACAAAGATTTATTTGCTAAACAAGCGAATATCACTAGACAACAACAAAAGGTAAGAAAGAAAGAATTAGCTGAATTATTGAAAGTTATTGGTAAAGAAAAAGAAGCTAAACAGTTGCTATCTAAAAATGATGATCAGATTTTTGATTTTCTACAACAAGTAGCAAAAGATACCAATGAAAAAACAACTATTCAATATGAAAGCTTAAACAAAATACAACAAATAATCCAAGAAAAAGATCAAAGTTTATTAAACAGACTTAAGCGTTCACCTACTTTCCTAAGAGATAGCTTTAAGACAGGAAATTTAAAGAACTCAATTAAAAATAGTGCAAAAGGTTTAGGCGGTGGTGTATTAGAATTAGCCTTAAATTTAGGTGGTACAACTAGATCTGAAATGGCTGATATGTTTAAAGACCTTAGAAATGGTAAAGATTCACATAGACAGCAATTAAGGGATTTAAGACAAGAAGAACTTGATCGTAGAACCCAAGAAGAAACTAGGGATTATTTGAAAAAATTATCAGAAAACGAAGATAAAGATTACAAAGATCGTTTAAATGATGATTTAGAATACAAAAAAGACTCTTTAGATACATTAAAACATACACATAAAGCTACAGAAGAAGGATTTTGGCAATTAACCGATAAATCTAAAGATATGGTTAGTGGCATTGATAGAGTAGCTGACAAAATAGAAGACTCTACTCAAGAAATCAGAAAGCTTGGAAATCAGTTTAAATTCTTAGCTGAGGACTTGAAAAACCTGAACAGTAAGAAAGGTAAAGACGGTGAAGAAGAGACTTCACTATTAGAAGACCTTACTGATATGTTCGATGGTGGTAAAGGTAGGAAAGGAAAACGTAGAGGAAAGAAAGGGAAAGTAAAAGCTAAATCGCCTAAAGTGGCTAAGTTAGGTAAATTAGGTGGAATAGCAAAATCAGGCTTAAAAGGATTAGGTAGCGTAGCAAAAGTAGCTGGCCCTGTAGGTTTAGCTATAAGTGCTGGTATGGCATTATCTGATGCTTATGATGGTTATGATAAAGATAAAGCTGATTCTTTAGGTTTTGATGGTAACACAGTAAAGGGAAAAGCTGACAGTTCTATTGCTAGTGCATTAAGTGGTGCTAGTTTTGGATTAGTTGGCGAAGATACTGTTGCAAGTGGTATTAAGTTTAAAGATAAATTAGACGATGCTATTATTGATGCTGTTGGTGGTAAAGATAGCATTTTAGGTAAAGTAGCTGATGCTGTTGTTAATCCTTTTGACAATGTAATGAACACTTTTGATAGTATTGGAAATTGGTTCAATGACAAGAAGAAGGATGATGAAAAATTAACAGATGCACAGAAAGCTGTTAAAGATAGTAAGTCAGCTGATGCTTTACCAACTTCAACAACACAGAAAGTAAATAATCTAGATTCAGCCTATAATTCACTTACACCTGAAGATCAATTAGACCCATTAGCAAACGGATTCCAAAATATGTTTGACTATATGGCACAGATACCAGGAATTGGTGAATTCTTTAAAGATAAAACTAGTGGAAATATAGATAAATCTACCGCTGATAAAGTAATGAATATGTTCAACCCAATGAATTCTTTTGGTTTAATGGGTGGAATGTTTAGTGGCATTACAAGTGCTATTTCAGGTATCTTTACAGGTGGTAGTAAGCCAAGTAGTAACAGTAGTTATAGTAGTGGTAGTTATGGCAATTTACCTATGCCACAAGTGACTAAATCTATTGAAGGAACAGGGGCAGCAAAACAAGCTAAAGATGCTTATATTGAACTTGCTAAGAAAAATGGTAGGTCTAGACAAGATATTCAGTTTGCTTTAGCTAATATGGCAAGGGAAACAGGTGGCTTTACTAAGTCAGCTGGTGAGAATATGAACTACAGATCCGCTGAACGAATTATGGAAGTACATGGTGCTAAAATTCGTAGGTGGGGTGGTGATGTCAATTCTTTAGTTAATAATCCTGAAGCTTTAGCTAATGTTGTTTATTCTGATCACAATGGTTCTAAACTAGGTAACACCGAACAAGGCGATGGTTGGCGTTATCGTGGTAGGGGATTAGTTCAATTAACAGGAAGATCTAATTATCGTAAATATGGTAAGATGATTGGTGTTGATTTAGAAAGTAACCCTGATTTAGCTAGTGATCCTAATATAGCAGCACAAATTGCTGATGCTTATTTGCAAGAAAGATCTTATGGTAAAGACTTCAATTCATTTAGTGCTGGTATCTTAGGTAATGTAACAACTAATACACATGGTATCCAAGCTTTAGAACAAGGTAGATCTTACTTAAACGCAGCAAATGATTTAATTGATGGTGTTGCTAGTCCAATTGCTCCACAATCTAATTCTAACCAAGCATTTTCAGCAACCCCACAAGGTCAAATGCAAGGTGTTTTAGATAGCATAAAAGGTACTAAGGTTAGTGATAGTCAAAAACAAGCCATTGAAAGTGGTAGGTTAAAATTACAAACAGGATTTAAAGCTGAAGGAATGACAGGATATGACCCTAATCAACGTTATTTCCAAGCTCCAACAGGTCAAATTAGTAAAAACGATGTCACTAAACTTGACCCTCAGCTTTATCAAAACTTGAATATGATGGCACATGAATATCAAGCCACAACAGGTAATAGATTTGTAGTAACTAATTCATTCAGAACTAAAGAAGAACAAGCTAAATTAAAAGCAGCTGGTTATAAAGCTAATAAACCAGGATATTCTTTACATGAATACGGATTAGCGGTAGATATTCAACCTAATCAAGCTCAAGAACTTGAAAGAATGGGGTTATTGAAAAAATATGGATTCTATAGACCATTGCCAAATGACCCTATGGAAAGACAACATATTCAACCTTTATCTATTGCTAAATCAAGTTTAGCTGGTGCTGGGGATACACAAGTTCCTGACCAGATGAACAATGATTCTAACAGTAACCCTACACCTCAACCTATAAAAAACGTTGAGAATAACCCTAATTCAAGCATGGCAGGTCTTTCTGAGGTTACCCCTAGTAATCCTACACCTAACCTAGAAAGTTTGTCTATGGGCGTTTCAGGGGCTATAAATGGCATATCTGATATTGTTACTAATCCTATTAATAGCGTTGTATCAAATATTCCACAACTTATTACACAAACACCTACCGCAAAAGAACAAACTAAGATCCAAGTAGCACAACAAAGAGCATTACAACAAGCTCCAAACTATGTACAAAACAATGTTTCAAGTGGATCTACAGTAGGTCAAGGTCAATCAGTTGATCGTGAGGAATATTTTGATGATATTATCCACGATGTAGGATTGTCTATGTTTAATCGTATGCAATTAGGATAATAAAGTATGTCAAAAGTAAATCAATTTTATAATATGATACAAGGGGATGCTGGTTCCCCTTTATCTTGCACAGTTATTTATAGTGGTATTAAAGGAACGCATATCTTTACAGGGTTTTTGCAAGAAGACCCTAAAATAGCTAACCAATCCACATATAATAACAGTATGCCTGGTTTTGGTGGTATGCTAGGAAAAGGTATGGATTTAGTTACTAAAGGTGCTAACATGGCATCTAGTGTACTTACAAATAGTGATGGCGGTGGTCAAGTTGTAAACCCTTTGCAAACACGTAACTTATGGCAAGGAAACGAGTTTAATAGTTTTGATGTTACTGTTACAATGTACACTTTAAATGAAGATACAGATGTTCTACAAAAGGCACAAACAGCTTTAGCATTAACTAGTCCAACTTTTAATGGTAATATTTTAGAAGCACCAGGTGGTTATTTATATGGCTTTACTGAAACTTTTGATAGAGGTCATGCACAGAATACTTGGGCTATCAGAATGGGTAATCACTTTACCGCTACACATTTAGCTTGTACAGGTGTTAGAATTACAGTAAGTAAAGAGACAGTAAGGTTAGGTGATCCAAGAAATTATAATAATCTAGATCAACCAACAGCTCCTTTATATGTTCAGTTAAATTTTTCATTCATTACAGATAGGTTAAGATATAGTGATGAAACACCTACCTATATTACACAAAGACAAGCTGGATTAAGTGTGGTAGGAAATCCTGACCAAGCAACTAAATCAATAGCAGGTATCTTTAATAATAATGGCAAAGGTAAAAGTTGGATTGGTTCAGTAGTAGATAGCACAGTAGATACAGCTAAGAATGCTGTTAGCGGTGTAGTAGATACAACTAAAAACGTAGCTACTGAAATAGCTAAAACATTTACAGGAGGTAGCAATGGCAACGTTTAAACTAAATTTAAATCAATCTTATATTGATAAGTTTGATATAATGAAGTTCAATGCACCTGTAAATTCAAAATATGCTTACTTTGATATTATTGATAGTGAATTTTTAAGAAAGCTGAAAAATCTTAAGAAATATAAGACTTATACAGTCACAGTTGAAGAAGGACGACCTGAACTTATATCAGAAAGGATCTATGGATTAGGTCAAACTCAGTTTTGGTGGATTTTAATGGTGCTTAATGAATTAAGACTACCTAAAGACTTAAAACGTGGATTAGTGTTACGCTATCCGACAAGGGAAGATTTAGATGGTTTATATTTAGGTTTGAATAATAATGATAATAATCACAATAGACCTAAATTGAATGATATAAGCACAGTAGTAGATATAGAAAGGTTATAATATGAAAACAATAGGTGTAAAAGGACAGTGGGTTTTAAGCTTATCAGAACCTTTAGATACTTTGGCATATTATGATATTAATTCATTCAAAATGGTTTCAGAAGCTGGTAATATAATGCCAAGTTGTGAAATTGTTTTTACATTAAGACAGAAAGAAAAATTTCATGAGCTTAACCAAGGAAAAGTAATCACAATTGGCGTTGGTAATGATGAAAATAACTTAGCTATTGGTAACTTTACTATTTTTAGTAGAAAGAAACTAAAAGAAGAAGATAACAATGTTAATGTCAAATTGCTACTAACACACCAAGCAATTAATTATTCAGTAGATACTAAAATCAGTACAACAAATGAAAAATCCCTTGCTTTATTATCAATGATAGCTGGTAGAAATGGTTTTGCGTTTAATACCAATATTGATGATACAGTTGATAAAATGAAATGGGTACAATCAAATATCTCTGATCGTGCTATGGTAGATAAATTATGGTTTCACTCTGTTTTGCCTAGCCAAGATGATTTAATGTTGATAGGTATTACGCCTGATAGTAAGTTCTTATGTAGGTCTTTTGAAAAAACAAAAGCTGGTAGTGGTGTTGGTAAATGGGCGTTCGTTCCTGATTTAAAAAGCCCTACTAATGGTTTTTCGCCTATTGTATATACTCAAAATCCTGAATATAGATCAAATACAGGTACTATTGATTATCTTAGTGGATATAGCCAGTCAAGAATTGTACATAATGCTGATAAGAAGGAATCAGACTATGTAACAGCAAGGAAAGCTCCTACTTTGGCACAAACTAGTAAAGATGAATCTACTAATCCAAGTAGAAGATTTGCCACTGTATCTTATCAATCCAAAGATAATATGCACGATAGCTATTATGCTAGAAAAGAATATACAATGCGTTGCTTAACTAAGTTCAATTCACATACTGTAAAAATAGCTACTGAGCAATTTATACCTTGTGATGTAACTGATATTGCTTTTCTGTATGATAAACATAAAGCTGAAGATACGCAAGGTAAATACTTAATTAAAAGGGTTTGCCATAGGATCTACAATAATAGATATGTAGGCTTAGTTACGTTATGTAGGGATAACCCTAATGAGGTCAAATAAGAATGATTAATATGTCAAGTGTTATAAGGGGTGATCAGTTTGATGACCCTTTAAAAAAGCCACAAAAAGGAAAAGTTGTAGATAACAATGACCCTGAAAAAAAGTGTAGATTAAAAGTAGTAGTCCCAGGTGTTTTAGAGGGGGCTACTGAAGATTTACCTTGGTGCTTACCTGTTTTTCCTAGTGGATTTGGTGAAAGCGATAAATTTAGTCAAGTAATTATTCCTGAAATTGGTACAGAATTAGTTATTGATTTTCCAACAGGTGATTCACAAATGCCACACTATTCTAGTAGATGGCATATTAATGAAGTTCCTGATATTTTTAAAGAGAATTACCCTGATAGATATGGTTATTTAGACAGTAATGGAACATATTATTATAACGATAGAAAAACAAAAGAATTTAAGTTTCATCACTGTTCAGGCTTTGAATTTACTATAGATGAAAAAGGTAATTTTTCGCTTATTACCCCAGGAAATGGTAAAAGCAAAGTAAATTCAACTTGGGTATTTAATGTTCCAAGTTTAGCCAAGTTTGAAACTAAACAATTAGAATCAACGGGTGAAGTCAAAGATAAAGTTAGAACAATGCAAGGGGATCGTGATATTTATAATTCACATACGCATGAAGGTCATCATGGCCCGACAGCAATTCCAAATGAACAAAAATAATACGAGGTTTAATATATGGATAATGGAGTTCAGATATATTCAGATTTGGATCAAACGCTTGATAGTGAGTATTTATATAATGTAGGTGCAATCAAGCAATCCATTAAAAATATATTATCTACTAGGAAAGGTACTAGGATTTTTAATGCTGAATTCGGATCTGATATACATAAATATCTATTTGAAATTATGGACGATCACACTAGTTTTGCTTTAATGAATGAAATAATTATAGCACTAGCTCGCTGGGAGCCTAGGGTAACAGTAGAGCCTGGTTTATCTAATATTGTGGCTGATTATCAAAATGGTGTTTATTGGGTAAATATAGCATTTAGAATTAAAACTAATCCAGCAGAATTACATAATTTTGAAATAGGTATTACACGATGAATTTAAAAGAATTAAAATCAATAAACTTTCCTGAAGTCAAAAAGTTTTTGAAGAATTATGTAGAATCTAAGCCTGAATATGAATCAAAATGGAAAGACTTTTTTGAAAGTGGTGCAGGTACTAACTTAATTGATATAGCAGCAGCTACTACCGCTTTTCTTGGCTTTAACAGCTATATGGCTAGGAAAGATAGTATGCTAGATTATTCAGCATTACCAAGTACAGTGATGACTATTGCAAGTACATTAGGTTATGTGTATAATAGGAAAGCTGCACCAAGAATAAAAGTTAAATTTAATAGTGCAAGAAATGTAGCTTGGGATAGATTCACACCGATTGGCAATATTAAAGGTAGGAATGTTTGCTTAACTGAAGATACTATCATAAAATATGGTGATAATACATTAGAGTTGGTTGTTGGTGATTGGGTAAAAGTTGAAAGAACAATTTATGAGACAAAAGATTATTATTCATTTTCAGTTGATGGCGTAGTAGATAATAGGTTTTATGATTTATATATCAACGATGAACACATAAAACTTACTACTATTCAAGAAGAATTAAATAAAGAAAATGTATTGATCCGTTCACATAAAGAAGGTGTTTATTTAATCTTTGGTAATGGTTCACAAGGTCGAAAAGTAGAATTAGCTAGTCAATTAAGATTTGAATATATTGTCCCAGCTGATAAGTTTTTAGATATGAATTTCAATGTTGATGATTTAAAACTAAATATTGATGCTGAAATTACAGAATCTAAGATTATAGACCAAGGATCTAATCCTGATTCAACAGATAAAATGGTAGCGTTGGCACCAGGTTATTATGGTACACAACGAAATCTAATTAGCTATTCTGATTATGAGTATATTGGTGCAAGTTATGAAGGTTTAGTAAGTTGTAAAGCTAGACCACATACAGATAAATGTTGTACTGTTGATGTATTTTATTTAAGACAAGATGAACAGAAATTTACACCTACACAATTACAGGAATTTGAAGATTATTTAGAAAAACACTCAATGATGGGTACAGCTTTTTATGTTTATCCTCCAAGCCCTATAGACGTAGAGGCTAAGGTTAAAATCTATATTCCTGACCCTAAAATGAAAGATAGTGTTGAACAGCTTATAAAAGATCATTTGAATTTTCAATGTATGAAGTTAGGATCTAATTTCACTATGGCTAGTATTGCAAGTTTAGACTTGCCTACAGGTGCTAGAGTTTACATTGATTACCCTATCCAAGATAAACAAGCAAAAGAATATCAATATTTCAGAATTGCAAGTTTAGAATTTGAGTATATTACAAATGGTATAACAGCTTCAGTATCTCAAGGTGTAGATATAAATAGGGGATATACGGAGTATAAATATGAGTATGACTACAGAAAATAAACCTATTGATGTTCTTTCTTTATATCCTCCAAATATGCGTTATGACTCCTTACCTATTATCTTTTCAGATATTTTAGAGAAAGGCATAGCTAAATTTTATACACAGCAAACTGAATCTGTAGTTAATTTATATAATCCTGACAACCCTTATTATAGCCCTGAATATATTATAAGCCTATTAGGTGGTTCTGAAATTGCTGAACTACTTAAAGATGATATAGATAAAAAGACTATATCTATGCTTTATTCAGGCTTAATCAAACAGAAAGGTAAACCTGAAGCAATTGAAACAATTTTAAAGATTATTAAGATTGATTATGAACGTTTTCAATTGTTAAGGGATCGCAATGGGTGTGTTTGGCTTACAATCATTGTAAAAAATGGTGTAGTAGTTAATGTTGAGGATTTAGTTAAGTTTGAAAAGTTAGCTAAAAAATTCTTGCCAACTTGTGTAAGATTAAGAACAATTACAAACTGTACTGATATTAAAGACAAAGTTAATGAAGCTGATTCGGATTGGGATTTTGATATATCTTGTCATTATTTAGATAATAATTTTAGGCTAGATGATTCAAACATGGATATTGACCAAGGATTTAATGTATTAGATTCAGATTTAGTTGTTAAGTTTTGTCATTCATTCAGTCATTATGTTGAAATTGGGTATAGTGCAAGTGTTGACACTTACCAAGAACAAGCATTCAGTCATTTTGCTGATTGTACAGCAACCCTTGATATTAGAATGGATAATAACTTTACAAATGATAGAAACAATTTAGAAAATATTAGATACGCACTAACAGGAGAAGGTAAATAATATGAATCAACCAGAATTTTATGTAAATGGAACAGATTTCCCACCTAGCGATGAAAATGTTGCTGATGGTTCACTGTTTCATAGGGCTGATGGTAGGTTAATGAGAAAAGTACAGGGAGTTTGGCTATTCTTATCTGACTTAGAAAGCAAACAAGAAGAAAAATCAGAGGAATAATTGAATGGCACAAATTAACACAGTAATGAATAAATCTTGTTCAATTGCTATTGCTCAATCATTTATGGAGAAGGATTTATATTTAGTATGGGGTGGTTTAGACGATAATGAAACTGAATGGACTGATGCACCACCTACTATTGATCCAACAAAGACAAGATTTGACAACGAGATTTGTAGAAGGCTTATTGTTACTAAGAAATATGTAAAACAAGATGATAGTGGTAATATTGAAAGTGGTGGTTATCGTTGGATTGAATCTAGCACACCTACAGAATGTTTATTATTATCAGTAACGCACAATCAATCAGATGCAAGTAGTTCTACAATCTATAAAGTAGGTGTAGCAGCTGGTACTAAATTTAATAGCGAAGTAACAGATAAAAGCTTTGTAAATCCACTACAATTAACAGATAGTGGTTATCTTATCTGTAGTGCGAACATTCCTAAATTAGTACGTGATCCAACTGTTGCACAGAAACGTGATTTTATTTTGAGGTTTTAATCAATGGCACAAAAACAATCATATAATAACTATGATCCAAGCAAAAACTATAGGTCAGTAGTTTTTACAGCTGGATCTAAATTACAATCAGCCGAATTGAATGAAATGCAAGATATTCAATTAGGTTATACCTCAAGTATAGGTAATTTTTTAGTATCTAACGGTACTATCACTAAAGGTGGTGAAATTTTAACCTTAAATAGAAATCAGATTATTATTGATGAATCTACTATATCTGTTCAAGGTTTACCTGTTTATACGCCACAAGCTAATATTGCTTTATCAGGCTTACAAGAAACAATTGGTGTTTTAGTTGAAGAAACATTAGTTACAGGTGTTGAAGATGAGAAAATTTTACAACCTGATCCAGAATCACCTTTCTATCGTGAAGAAACTTCATATCGTAAGAAAGTAGTTGGTAGATGGGTAAAAAATGACCAAGTAAAATTAGGACAATTATTCTTCCCTGTTTTTACTATTGAAAATGGTTCTATTATTGCAAGTTCAGCAAATAGCAACGGTAATAGGGATTATATCAATAAATCAATTTCAGTATATGATAAAGGCGTTCATGGTTCTTATGTAGTTGATGGCTTAATTCTTAAACCTACTAACTTAACTAGGGAAGATGGTAAACATACTATTGAATTAACTAGTGGCGTAGCTAGGGTAAATGGTGATGAGACTAAAATCTCTACTAGTAAATTAATCACTTTAGATCCTGTTACTGAAAATGTAAGGAATGTATCTAGTGAGCCTATTATTTTTATCAAAGGTCAATCAAATTATACATTAAGGAACTTACCACCAAAAGCAATTACTAATGTGGTTGGTACGAAAGAAATCACTGAAACAATTAACCGTGGCGGTACAGCTGGTGGTGAAGATACTTTACCAAATAGACCTGTTTTAAGAATTGTTGAAGTTAAACAAGGATCTACTGTATATGATAACATTACAGACTATGTACAAGTAGGTGATAAAATTAGTTGGACTCCAAGCGGTAAAGAACCAGCCCCAGGATCTAGTTATACTGTAAAATATCAATATATGAGTACATTCAATGCAAGTGTGGTAGCTAACCGTTTACAACTTACAAATGCTGATGTAGCTCAATTGGTACACAATACACAGCTATCTGTTACTTACCAATTCTATTTATCAAGAATGGATAGGGTTGTAATCAAAAATGGTCAAGTAGTAGTAGTAAAAGGTATTCCTGATACTCCTTCAAATATCATTCCACCAAGTGTAGATAATGCTACTGAATTATCAATTGGTGTTGTAACGCTAATGTATGGTCAAGAGCCAAGAATCACACAAGATGATATGGTGACTATGATCCCATTTAGTGAATTGAAGAAAATGCGTAATCAGCTTTCAGATGTTCAATACAACATTTTACAGCTTTCATTAAAAGAAGAAGCACGTGAAATGGATATGGTAACAAATAAAAGGGGTGTTATTGTAGATTCCTTGCAAAATGAGAATATGCGTGATAAAGGTATCACACAAAATGCAAGGGTACAAGATGGTATTTTAGATATTGGTTCAAACTTTGGTACAAGCACAATCTTAAATACTGAATTTATTGGCTTAGGTACGCAATTAGAATACGATGTAGCAAGTCAAACAGTACATACAGGAGACCAGCGTATTAACCCTTACGCCACTACACAATCAGCACCTGTTGCAAGTTGTTTAGTAAATCCAGGCGTTATTTATGGTAATATGTGGGATCCAGGATATGATGGCACTGAATTACCTAGACCTTTTAAAGTGAAAGTAAAATTAGGTAAATTCAACGGTTCTGAACAAGTTAAAATTAAGTTTAGAGGTGTTGATCAAGGTACTGTATCTACAGATAGTAAAGGTAATGCTGATTATGAGCTTAATTTACCTGAAGGCTTATTGTATAGTAGCTATGAAGTACATGCTATTGGTTTAGCAAGCGGTGCTATTGCTGTTGGTGTATTTGAGCTTAAACGTAATGATGAAAGCTATAATAACTACTACACGCAATTAAACTTAGCTAAACAAGCTGAAATTAATGCACAATTACAAAACAATATTGATCAATTAAGAACTGATTTAGAGGCTGAATTAGCTGAAATTCGTAAGCGTATTGGAAATTTAGAGCAAAAAACTCAAGAGCTTTCTAATAGTGTTAATCGTTTAAGAAGTGATATGACAGCAGCTTTCAATCGAGTTAATGCTGATATTAATCGCTTAGGTGGTGATATTCAGGCTGTTGCTAAACAGTTACCAGGTTATTATATTCACTACACAAGTGGAGTTAATAATCTAACTAATCCTAATCAATTTGTTAAAGTATATGCTGGTACAGAATATACTAATGGTAATATCAACTTTAACCAAGGTTCAAATACCGCTACCACAGGTTCACAAATGTGGGAAATGGGTGTTATTGTAAAAGAAAGCACTACAAGACAATTATCATTTGTTACTAATGACGATGATGTATTTGTTTATGTTGATGGTCGTGCTGTTTGGTCAAGACCTATCACAAACAATAATATTCAAACGGTAAACTTAAACTTATCACAAGGTACACATATTATTCAAATTGTGTTGAATAATAAAGGTAATAACTTATCTCACTTACAAATGAGTGGTGATATTGTTGATAAAGTTAAAGTATTTATGAATCCTGATTGGGCTAAACAATCTATTGAACAAGCTGATAGATTAAGATCTAGTTATGAAGATCAATTAGCAAAACAAAGGGCTCAGGAAGAAACTAGACGACAAAGTAGTATTAGCTCTTGGAGATTTAGACGAATGACTGACCCTGTGGCACAATCATTTATCCCTAGATCCCCTGTTGATATTAGTGCGGTGAGTTGTTATTTGACTGAATTACCAACTAAGATTTTGTATTGTAAGATTGTTGAAAATACAGCAGGACAACCTGATATTTTTAAATTGGTAGGCTATGGTGAAATTTCATCTGTGAAAGATTTAAGAATTGGTTGGAATAAGATCCCACTAGAGAGCAAAGTATCATTACAACAAGATAAAGAATATTCATTGATTATTATCACTGAATCATTTGAAGGTAAAGTTGCTATTGCTAAAGTTGGTGAGCGTGATATTAATACCAATCAATATGTTAAAACTCAAGTAGATGATGGTGTACTATTCTTATCAGCGAATGAAAGAACTTGGGTATCTGTTCAAGATAGTGATATGGTTTATAAGCTTCATGCGGTAAACTATGAATCTACTAGAACAATCAAAGTAGGTACATTAACACCAAATGCTAGACAAGAAAACATTACTGACTTGCGTTTAGTTGGTCAAGTGAAAACTAATGAATCAACTAGTGTTAGGTTCTATGCACAAGTAGGTGGTCAAAGAATTGATTTAGCCTTAAATAGAACAGTTTTCACGACTCCAATTAAGAAATCAAGTGGCAATATTGAGATTTTTGCTGAATTAAAAACTACTAATCAGGCACATTCGCCTATGATTAATCCAGGTCTTTTACTATTAACAGGTACAGCGATTTCACCAAGCACCTATGTAGGTCGCCAATGGTCAATCAAAAATGGTCAAGTAAGTCCAGCAGCTATCCAAGTAGTATTAGATCAATTAGTTGAAAGTGGTTGTAAAGTAATTCCTTACTATCAATCAGGTGATGATGCTAAAAATGATAGTTCATATACAGAATTAGCAATGAAATCTAGTGAGCCAATTGGTGATAACTGGCAAACAGTGATATATGAAGTCAAAGGTGTTCAACTTGGATCAAGTAGGTTAAAAATCAAACTTGAAACAACACACCACGAAAATAGACCAAAAGTAAAAAATATCAGAATCCTAGTGATTGATAATTATTAAAATAAACAATTAGGGGTAGCAATACCCCTCTTTTTTAAAGGTATTTAAAATGGGTTGCCAAGAAGAAAATAAGTTTTTAAGATTTTCTGATACACCTTCAATAGATAGCGAAGGATTTGTAAAAGTAGCAAGTTCAAAAGAACAACTAGAGAATATGAGCCTTGAAGATAAAGAAAGGGTAGTAGCTAGTGTTGCATTATTAGATACTTTTACAAAAGACTTAAGAGAAACTGTTGAAAGTGTTGTTGAAGATTTAGGCGAAGGTAGTGGTCTTGATGATAAAATTCAAGAAATTGTCAAGAAACAAATTTTAGGTAGTGAAAACCCTACTTCCCTAGATATTAGTCAATTATATATTATTCCTAATATTGGTGGTGCTGAATTACGTTGGAATCCACCAAGTTATAAGAAAGATTATGTAGTAAAAGTTTATCAAGTTATTGATGGTTTTAATGAAATTATTGCAACAGTTGAGAAAGGTAAAAACTATCATCTACTTAGTTCAAGCAATATTGACTTAGAGAAACACCCTCAATGGTTTGTAAGGGCTTTTGATGGTAATGAAGCTGGTAATCCATCTAACAAAGTAAGTTTAGATGCTACCAATTGGGCTGATGTGATTTTAAGTATTTTACATGGTAAAATTACAGAAACAGAATTAGCTAGAAGTTTAATTGATAATTTATACAGTGGTTTTTCTGATCAATTAAGTGAACAATTAGCTAGACAATTAGAACGTGCAAGAACAATTGTACAGCAAACTGAACAACAAATAAACAGTACAATTTCAGGCTTAAGAGATAGACTAGATCAAGATATTTTAGGTGTTAAACAACAATTATTAGATCATGGTACAGGTATTTCTACTTTAGAACGCAAGTCTAATGAACACGCTGAAAGAATCGATACAATTAGTGCTGTTGCACAAGGTGCGGTTAGTGGCTTACAACAAGAGAAAGTTGCTAGAGCTACTGAACAAGAAGCTTATGCTAGGGAAACTAACACTAAAATTGCACAAGTTCAAGGTGCGATTGGAACTGTTAGACAAGAGCTAGAAACTAAGTCAAATGAATTAGAATCAATTACTAATCAAGTTACAGATTTTAGAAATATTTACAATCAAAATGAAACACGTAGAACTGAAGAAATTACTAATTTAGCTAATGCTGATAAATCACTAAATGAAAAACTTAATCAAGTTGATGCTAAAACTGTAAATTCTCAAGCTAAATTAACCGCTTTAGAGAATGTAGTAGCTGAAAAAGATAGGGCTAGTACAAAACGATTTAATGCGTTAAGGTCTAGTATTAATGGTAGTCATTTCCCTAATTATAATTTTGAAGATGATATTAATGGGTGGACTACTTTACAAGGCGAAGTTAGTGTTGTAGATACTAAAGATAATTCAGCACCACAGAAAATGGCTTTACAGGCACTAGGAAATATGCCTGTTACAATTCATTCAAACGAGCCTACACGCATTGAGCAAGGTCATAGTTATTCTTTAACAGGCGTTATAAAATGCCCTGATGGTATCACTAAAGCTGAATTAGTAATGATGTGTTTTGATAAAGATAAAAACTTTATCACTAATATTCAAACAAGCCCACAATATCCTTTAATTGACAGCAAAACTAATGCTGGTAAAGGTTGGGTTGTTTTAGAAGGTCAAATTTCAGGAAATACAACAAGCTGGCCTACAACAGATAACACTAAAATTCCAATACACGCTCAGTATGCAAGTCCAGCATTGATTGTTACTACTAAAACAGGTGGTAAAATTTTAGTCACTAAGCTAGATATGCAAGATAATAGCGAAAGTGAAAAGAATAAAGCCCTTATAAAAGCCTTAGAAACAACACAGAACACTGATAGGGAGAGTATAGCTACTACTTTAAGGGAACAAGAAACAAGGCTTAAAAATGGATTTAGCACTGCTACACAGCAAATTCAGAATAAAGTTAATGAATTAGATGGAAAAATTACCGCTGAATCTAGTAAAATTGAAAACCTTACCAGTGAGGTTGGTGGCAATAAATCCAAAGTAGATAGTCTAACCCAAGTAGTAAATAGTGAACGCTCAAGTAATGCAGCAAAATTTGAAACGCTGAATACTAAATTTAAGCGTGATCTAAGCAATGCTATTATTAATCCTACTTTTACTAAAACTGAAGTTACTAGCACACTTGATTCACAAGGTCAAGTTCAAATTACAGGTGAAAGGACAGTATCTAGTTTAGAAAATTGGAATTGTGAACCTAAAAATAAATTTAGTGTAATTACATTCCAAGATAATCAAAGTCAAGAATTAAAAACAAAAGCACCTTCAAACTATTATTTGAAATTTTGGGGTAATAGCTTAGTTCCTGAAGGTCAATTAGTTGTAAATCCAAATGATAAGATTTATGTTGGATTACACGCACACAATTTAAATAATACTAATGCACAGATTGTAGTTAGATATTTGAATAAAGACGGTGAATATTTATCACAAGAAAATTTGGCTACCTTTACAGATTATACTAGGGTAAATAGTACATTAACTGTTCCAGATGGTGCTGATAAAGCTGAATTAGTAGTATTTACTAATTCAAATACTTTAGCTGAAAGACAAGCGGTGATTATTAGTAAGCCTGAATTAAGAATGAATATGGCTGCTATCTATGCTGATGGTAAATTTGAAGAAGCTAAAACCTTAGTATCAAATGCACAAGAAACAGTATTAGGTAAAGTTGAAAGTTTAACAGCTAGATATAACCAATCAGAAGCCACTAATAAACTTGAACGCCAAGCAATTTCAAGGGCTAATGAGGCTATTTCAGGTAAAGTAGAAGAGCAAGGCACTAGATTAGGTCAGGCTGAAGGTAAGATCAGAACGATTGAAGCTACTCAAGTTACAGATAAACAAGCTTTCACTACATTTCAAAGGGATACTGAAAGTAAATTAAATGATAGTTCAAGCAAAATATCTAAGCTTGAAAAAACTACTACAACACTTGAAAACAGTATAGCTGAAACTTCAAAAAGCTTAAAATCTGAATTTAAAAATAACCTTGATACAGCTAAAACAGAATTAAGTGGCAAAATTGATCAGAATGAAAGAACAGCATCTGATAAGTACAGGACTCTAGCTGAAAGAACTACAACCATTGAATCTAAAGCTAATACTGTAGATGGAAGAATTAGTAACGCAATTATTAATGAAAGAACTAATACTGAGGCTACAGCTAGTAGAGTTGCTACTGAGAAATCAAGTGAGTTAAAAGTTCAATTTGATGCTAGATTAAGTGCTGATCAAAATAATCTACTATCATTCACTGATACAATGGGTTGGTATGTTGATAAAGCTAAAGACGAAACTCAGACTCAATCTATTGAAGACAATATCGCTACTTTAAGGGGTGATACTACCAATTGGAAACATGCTTATCAATTTAGTAAAGAAGGTGATAAAGCTAGTGATCCAAAAGCAAGTAAGGCTTTAACTACTGTTCAACCAGATTTACCTTATTTTCTTACTTTTGAGGCTAGGTCAAATATTGAAGGTAATGTTTTAAATCCAATATTAAGACTTTACTATAAGGATGTAAATAACGCTAAACAGTGGAGAAATAGTAATGTTCCAAGTGTTCCACTAGTTGATGAATGGAGAACTTACCAAGTATCACTAACAGCACCATCACTTAAAGCTAATGAAACTAGGAATTACTTTGGGTTAATGCTTGAAATGAAATCGACAGGCACAATCCAAGTTAGAAATCCTAGATTGGTTTATGATGCGAAAACAGCTATTGAACGCATCAATGCTTCAATTGTTGAAACTAAACAATTAGCAGTAGATGCAAGCGGTAAAGTTCGAGCTAAGATTGGATTGAAGGTGAATGCTAAAGGTAAGGCTGTTGGTTGGAGTAGTGAGGTAAATGGAGATACTAACAACTTTGCTATTAATGCTGATAATTTCAAGATTGCTAATGGTGCTGATGATTATACTCCATTCTCTATAAATGCTACTGAAAAGAAAATCATGTTTAATGGTGAAGTGGCATTTACAAGAGGTAGTAACTTACTTAAAAACCCAACACTAACGTCTCCTATTGAGTATCCTGCTGGTGCTGATGGAAATTTTCCGTCTAGCACATCAGTTACTGGGTGGGTAATGGCTCAAAGTAATTTCTTGAACTTTAGACGTAAAGGAAGTGACTGGATACCAAACGTCACTCTGTACCCTAATGAAATTGCAATATCTCTTCAAAATCAGGATACATCAGCTAAGGCTGAAACTAGGACTGGATGGTTCTATCAAGATTTATCAGTCACTCCTAATAAGTGGTATATGCTTTCAGGCTACATTGCAGCACATAGGGCTAAATGCAGATTATTAGTTGAAAAGATTTCACCTGATGGTAGTTTTATATCACCTTATGGTGGTACTCAATTCTCTACCAAACCTGGTGGTCGTGATCTAGCTAATTATGATAGAGCTTTCATTAAATTTAAGGCTACTTCTGAAAATATACGAGTAGCTTTGGAAATGAAGAACTTGCCAAACACTAGTATTGATAATGCTCAGTTTGCTTGGTTATTTAGACCAATGCTTGAAGAGTGTAGTGAAAATGCCACTGGTCCAAGTGCATTTGTACCATCCTCAGCTGGAACCATAATTGATGGTGATCAGATTAAGACAAGCTTGGTTAGAGTTGGTAATGGAGTAAACCTATTAAAGAATCCGGGACTATGGAGAGATACACCTCATAAGAACAGCTACGACAACAGTACTTGGGTGGAAAAGGCTCCTTACGGATGGCAAGATGGGTATATTGGTGACTCTCAAAACATGTGTATGTCATGGCACAATAGTACTCGTGATGCTAGCTATAAAGGTGGACAAGGATTACCAGATAGGTGCGATGTTATACAGTTAGCGTCAGGTAGAACCACAGCTCAAATGGGCTGGACTATCGCAATGAGCCAATACTTATGGCTTACTCCAGGTAGGACTTATATTTACTCAATTCAAGGTGCTTTATATGGCTCTAGATCTGGGTGTATAGTTGAACGGTACAACCCAACTGGTGGTTACATTTCAACTTATGGTGCTATACCACTAGAGCAAGCTAGATCAGTAGAGAATGTAAACGCAATGAACTGGGACAGGAAGTGGGTTAAATTTACTATACCAGAGAATCATGAAGGTTACGTTAGGGTATTCATTGGGCTCGCATCAGCTGGAGACAGAAGTTACTCTGATGGTTACTTCTTTAGACCTATGTTAGAAGAAGTTCCAATACACCAAAATGAACCTTCTCCATGGTCTGACTCAGCAACATTAATTACCCCTAACTCAATTTCAACTAACAACCTAGCAGCTTTATCTTCTAATATGGGTAGGCTTAGGGCTGGTGAAATTGTTCTTGGTAACGCACATAGGCTGAATAGTGATGGTTCTGTTGCTAGTTGGTGGAATGGTGGTGGTACTGGAACTCATTTAGCATCTGATGGCGTTATCAGGACTAATGCTATTGAGATACGTGGTGGTTGGGCATACGATCCAATTAATGTTAATGGTAAATTCATTGTTAAACCTGAAGGACTTGTTGAAATTTGGGGTGACGATAGAGCTAATGGTATTGTTCTAGACGCTAAAAATAGGTATATAGCAGTAATGGAGAATGGTGTACCTAAAGTTAAACTTGGTAGATTATGGTAAATCAAAAATGTACTATATTGAAAAAGAAATAAAAGTTAGTAGAGGTCTATATTCTCATATTGGTAGATTTCATGTGGTAACCTCGTATCAGGTTGATCTTCTAAACAGGGAAGTAGCATTAAGTATTGCAAGTTATGAATCTAAAGAGGCTTTTGCTAAAGCCTTTTTTAATAGAGATACATCAGGGCAGGTAACATTTAATCAAGTAGGGAGTAGTTACGATAAGATGAACTTTAGTATTGATCCTTGCTTATTTGCACTTAGATTAGCTTGCTCAGATATTAATTCAAATTTTCATGGCTGTGAAATTAAGAAAATTTATGATCTAAGCGAATTTAGAGATAAATTTTTACAATTACCTGATGACCTAACAGGTCAATATCACCCTGATTATTCAAACCACCCTATTAATTTTAGTCAAGGAATAGGTGAGCATTACGAATATATAGAAACAGGTTGGGATAATAAGTTAAATGGTGAATTTGTTATTTCTGATGTATTATCTGGAAATGTAGTTAGTGAATAAAAAAAACTATTGACTCTAGTGTTTTTATATGCTAAAGTCTCCATAGTTTTTATAGAAATCTACATAGGAGAAACAAAATGAAAAAACTATTATCAATTGCAATGTTATCTTTAGCCTTAACTGCTTGTGGTGCTAAAATCATTCCTCAACATTTAGCTACTTTAAATGGTGCTAGAATTACTTATGAATGTAGCTCTTACACTTATCATGACTTTAGAAGTGTTGTATTTCACAAATTTGATAAAAGAGATCCTGTTTCATTAAAAATTAAGGAGCTATGCAAAAACAAAGAGAAATAAAGATGAGAGTATTTTTATTTAATTCAAAACTTCTATCTGAAATAAACAGAAAGGAAGAAATGACAGAAGATACTTACCTGATAACTGATCAAGAGGCTGATTTAATTCAACAAAATTTAGACAATAACGGTCATTTTTGGGTTGATGAAAATAAACAGCTTAGATTATCAGGTAAAGCACCAAATACTTATTCTGATTGGAATAATGAAACACATACTTGGGTTGTTAATCAATCCAAGTTAGCTAGTTATATTCAAGAAAAGAAACAGTTAATTTGGGAAGAAATTAAGAAAGAAAGAGAAAGGAAATTACAATCAGGTGTAAAAATGATTGTAAATGGTGAGCCTAAGTGGTTTCACACAGATGTAACTTCTCAATTATCTTATGATAGGGCTAAGACTTACTTAGAAACACATAAAGATGAACGCATTACTTGGAAGACTATGGATAATACTTATGTTCAGATTGGCTTACAAGATTTAATTGATTTAACTGATCATATCTTTGTTACAGGTCAAAGGATTTTTCAAGTAGCTGAACAAAAGAAACATAAATTAGATGGTTTAACAGACCCAAGCTTAATTGATAGTTTTGATATTAAGGGTGATTGGGGTGAAGTTTATTTAGGTAATTAGTTATGGCTTATGGCTTACAAATAAATGGAGTAGTGCAAGGTGCATCTAGCACTATTGTACAACAAGTATTTGATGAGAATATGTATATTGATAGGGGAAATATAAATCCTAATTATGCTAATATTTTAAAAAATAATGTTGTAAACTATTCCAAATATACAAACTTATCTGATGTTACTTTAGATAATTTAGAATATGATCCTAATGCTACTAAACCTTATGATTTACGTTTATGGATAAGGGATAAAAGAACTACAAACCCTGTAAATTTTAGTCAGATTCCAAATACTGATGTGAGGTTTGAAGCAGGTTTACAATATGAAGGTTATTATGTAAATTTTGATAGATCCTTTAATGCAAGGTATAGAATTTTACTTGTAGGAAAGGCAAAAAGGCAACCTTACGGGTGTACTATAGATGGGGAAGATATAAATAAGTATAGTGTAAATTATACTTTTGACAATATTTCAAATGTCTGGGCACCAAAAAATAATATAGTTAAGTTCAACAGAGAATTTGGTGCTTATGATTTTATAGCATTTAAAAATTTACCAAATAATTTTGACGTTATAAAAATAAAACTAGACAAAGATGGTTCTGTTAGGTATTTATATGGCATAGAGGGATCTACTAGGATATATAACAGTAATTGGAATGGTAACAAAGTTATTAGATATGAAAATTTTAGACATATTAATAATACTTTAAACTTAGGTATGTATAGATGGTCTGCCACGTATGGAAATAATCCATCCTACGGTATTTCTTTTGATGGAGTTAAAGTAAACACTCCACAACGAACTATATATAAATTCTCAGATAATGATCGCACCATGGATTATTTACCTAACAAAGAACTTTTAGTAATGTTTCCAAGTAGTGAGTTAATTTACTCTGGTTATGGTTTAAATGAAGAATATTGGGGTGAATATACATCTATAACTTTACGCAAAATAGGTAATAAAGTTGAAGTAATATTTGCACTACGATCAAATGAAGAAGGTGGTAACGGATATGCTATAGACGGTAATACTTTCATTCTTTATGAAAATGAAACCATGGCAAGTACTGGTATATTGTTAGCCTATATTTAAATTAATATAACAAGAATAAGAAAATTATGAAAATATATGTAGCTTTTTATAAACATAAAAGAGAATTAGACTCATTAAAAAACATTTATTTCAGGTTTTTTGATGAGATTATTAGACTATTCACAAAGGGCAAATACAGCCATTGTGAAATAGCAATTCAAGAAGAGAATGATGCAAATTACACTTGCTATTCTAGTTCTAATCGTGATGGTGGCGTTCGTAAGAAATATATGGAACTACAACCTGAAAGATGGGATTTAATAGAAATTGATCAATCTAAAGTTAAAGTATCAGATATTAAGTCTATTTACAACAAAACAGTAGGATGTAAATATGACTTTTTTGGTGCTTGTGGTGTAATCTTAGGTTTTGGTAATGCAAAATCTCGTTATTTCTGTTCGGAGTGGTGTGCTGAGGCATTAAAACTAAAACGACCACACACATTTAGCCCTGTTTCTTTATACAGGTATTTATTAGATAGCAATTTAATTAAAAGGTAAAAGAATATGACAGTACAATATAAGCCAATTCGTGATGTAAAATTAGTACATGCAATTACAAGCTTTTATAAATCAGGTGAATCAGCAAATGTTGAATATAAAATTGGTACTTTAGCTGATGATAATTTTGAGCCATTAGTTGAAAAAGCATTTTGGATCGATGATGCAAGTGATATTTTCAACAAACCATTAACTAGTGATGACTTAGGTAAGACTTACGATGAAGTTATCTTAGCAAGGCTTGAAGATCACCTAAGAACAAAAGGTGAAATTAAACTTTAATCTTTCAGTTGTAGAGAAAGAAAATGATTGTAAAGAATATCAATAGAACTAATGGTAAAGAAACAGAGATTGATTTTGAAGATTTAGATTTAAAAGATAGCGAAAATTTAACTTTTACTATTACAGATAAAGTAATAAATCGAAAAATAAACCTAAGCCAATTAGTATATTTTCATAAGAACACACTAACTTTATACATTCCCAATCAAATTAAAATCCCACAAGGAAACTACACTTACAAAATAGTTAATGGTAGTAAAGTTTTAGTTAGTGGTGAATTTAAAGTAAAATAATCAACGAGAAAGCCCCTAAATCGCTTATATACGCATTTTTTAACTTAACTTGATAAATTATATTAGTTAAAAATAAAATGCAACAGGCAGCTATTTAAGGGCTTTAAAATTAAGATGCGTATCAAACATGAAACAGACTGGAATGATGCTAGATATAGCACGAACTTCTTTTGGTAAAGCTGATATACTTGGCTACATAGATTTTGTGAAAGAGAATGGCGGTCACTATCTTCAATTACACTTTTCTGATTCTAGTCGTTATGCAATTGAATCAAAAGTATTAGGTAATCACCCAAAACAAGATTTTAATGACTATATTTTATCATTAGAAGAAGTAAAAGAAATATCAGAATATGCCAAAGAAAAAGGAATAGAGCTTATTCCTGAGCTTGAACTTCCAGCACACTCTAACAAATTATTGGATTTATTATTCAAGCATAACTGGGATTACTGGAATTCAGTAAGGACTCATGAAGGTGGTTATCAATTACATTTAGGATCACCTGAAACCTATCAGCTAACAAAAGAACTAATAACAGAGTTGATGGGTGCTTTCACTAATACAAAAACAATTCATTTAGGTGGCGATGAATTTGAATATGGTTCTGAAAATAATAAAGTAAGCGTATGCAACTTTTTCAATAATATGTCTTTATGGATTTTAGAGACGTATAAGTGTAGAACTAGAGTTTGGAACGATTTTATTACAAAAGAAATAGTTGAACTGGGCTTATTAAATACTAGGATTGATGTTGTATTCTGGAGCATTACAGGCGAGGCAACTAAAGGATCAGAAGTAGAAACAGAAAGGCTGAGAACTAGAGCTACCGCTCAAGAGATTGTAGATTATGGAAACAATATCTGGAATAGCCAAGCTTGGTTTTGTTATTCAGTGCCTAATGATACTAGAGACTTTACAAGTTGGAACTCGGTTTACGCTGGCAGAGATTTGATTGAAAGATGGGATTTGTCAGTTTCAGGCTATCAAAATACATTTACTAGATTGAAGAATACAGATAAGGTACTTGGATCAATGTTTTGTGTTTGGACTGAGAATTTGATTAAGAGCTATGATTCACCATTAGCAGGCAACAATTTACTAAACTATCTTGAGTATCATGTCAAAGCAATGTTCAATATTGTGAATTCATACAATACGGAAAACATTATAACTGCTAACGATTTACTTGAAGCACCGTATAAACTTCACTTATTCAAGATGAACCCTAATCAAAATCCAATGACTACTGAAGTAGCAGGAAATTTTGAATTATATTTCATGATTTATGAAGACACTGAATTAAAACTTATTCCATTAAATGAAAATCCAATCACCTTCACTATGGGCGGTGATAAAATTGAAGACGGATTAATCAAAGTTCAATATACCAATTTCAAAGTAACATACGATCCAAGCAAGATACGTTTTATTGAATATGATGAATTTTATAAAGAGAACACAAATATGCCACTTATAAGATTTGAGAAAATTGTTCATTCACTTCCAACAGGTAGTGAGATTAAGCCTAATACAGTGTACTATCTTCGTGAAGGTCAAGGATTCAGTACATTTGTATCAGATGCTACAGGCGGTATGATTCATAAATTGAATATCCCCGAAGGAAGTGGTGGTGAAGTTGTAGTATCAGCTAGCACTAAACTATACCGAATTCCTGATAAATATTTCCCTGACTACCAGAATACCGCTGATGTAGTGACTGAAAAATATGGTATCTTAAATGACTCTAAATTATCAGTTCTAATTCAGTGCGTGAAAGGTACTACTGCTGACGGATTAAGTCAAGGACAACATAAAATATTGACCTTTATTTCACTAGCTAACAATACAATCCCTGATGATTGGGAATTATTGAAGAATAGTGAAGTTTCACAACAGAATCCTGTTACCGCTAAAAGATCTTGGATTGAGTATATAACTGACTACAATTATCAACCTAATGTAGTTTTAGAGAATGGTGCAATGATGTATAAGAATGAAGCACTTGAACCTAAAGTAGTTTACAGATTGATTCAAGATAATGTTGACTATATCCTAGATAAGCCAAGTTTAGGCGGTGCAGTAATTCACGCTAAGAGGAGCATTGGCTAATGTCAATTACATTTACAGGAACAACAGATAATTCAAATTTTGATTATATAACTAGTCAGACAACTCCAAACTATCGAGTGATTTCACCTCCTCCTACATCTGCGGGTACTGGTCAAACTATCAGGCTGAAAGATAATCAAAAGGTGTTATTTAAAGATGAAACCTTAATAACTACTCCAGAAGGTCGTGGTACTAATAGCCCAAATATTAACACTAACTTTGGAAAAAATAGTGAAGTAACGTTTGATAGTTGTAACATACTTATCAACCATTCATTTAAGCAGAGACGTGTTACAGAGGGTAATGTTAACTTCACTAATTCAAACATTCTCGTGTTACCAGACAACGGTCGTATAAACTTTACAGCAAATAAAGTTGAAGGATTACATTTACATGTTAGAAGAAGATCAGCTGGTGAACAGGTGTTTCTATATACCGTGCAAAATGGGTACTTCAGAGGGTTGCCAGGAAAGCCTAATTTACTTGAAGGTATGTGGTGTCTTGAGTTGTCACCAGGTGTTAAACTAAATGATATTACATTTAAGAATTGCGGTCCAAATATCTTAAACTGGAGTGCTGGTAATATAGGTGTTCGTGGATTAAGTTTATATGATGGTACACCAAAAGAAAACTCAGTAGACTGTGATGCTTGGATTAATGGTACTAATACCCTTACATTCTTCTCTTGTAAACTAAGACTGAACTATGTAAATAATGGTCAAGAAGGTCGTGCTGCTAGATTTGTTTGTATTAATGAATCCTTTAACATACCAGATGCTAAGATTCAATACAAAATGAAAGCAGATATCCCAGCAGGTGCTAGGGCTTACACAACAACTAATGGAACATTAAAGTCTAGTGCTATCACTAAAGAATCTATTTACTCAACTCAATTTATTTATTTAGAGGGTAAAAAGCTCAAGAAAAGTGCTGGTGGTGAAGCAATACCTTACATTGATTTACTTACTGAAGTAACAACTAACATTAGGGAATCAAAACCAACAGGAGTGCTTGACCCAACTAGCGTAACCTTACCTAATACTGAATTTATAAACTGGGTAAGAACAATACGTCACCCAACCATTAAGACTTACACTAATGAAATTGAAAATCAGATTGAAGATATCGGTGCAACATTAGGCACACCAACTATCGCTGCTGAAGTTAAATTAACGATTGACGAAGAGTACAGACCAATTGAAAACAGTCAAACTTGTGCTTTCAATATGTCAGGTGAAAAGATCAATGTAGTCGTTAATGGTGCAATGACAACTCAAGATATTTACAATAAATGGAAAGAGTTCTTATATACTGATGATGGATTCAACTACAAAGAAGAATTGATCAAAGCTAGAAATGGAATATTGACTATCAAGGGTGATATAACATTTAGAGCTAACGTAACAGCACCATTAAACGATACTCACTTAAATCAGATTATTGTTGAAGGTAATGCTACAGTCAATCCGAGCGTAACTATTGCTGTTCCTTATGCTGACGCTAATAATGTTGGTTCAATTGAGATTAGCGGAGTTAAAGGATGTACTGTAAGGATCAAGAAAGCTGGTGATAGGTCAGTCATTTATGAGACACCATTACAGAAGAAAGATAAGGTAGTTGTTAATCTACTTACTTCAATGATCACTGAACCAGTTTATATAACTAAAGTTGGTCCAGATGGATTTACTCGTGCTGGTACAGGTCAAATGACTTTAACTCGTGGTGTTAATGAGCCTATTCAAATGTATGCTGGTGAACAAGTACAAGTAACAAATATTGATGACCTTAAAACTATCAATAAGAACTTGAATAAAATTAATGGTGGTGTTAAGAAAGCATCTATGTTAATTCCTTATACTGATAATCTGGAGGGTACAAATGACCACTAGAGAACAATTAGGATTGAATGCTAACTGGATTCCTATGGACTCTAGTAAGTCAGGTGGGAGTGATGAATTCTTAGTTAAGAAAGTCAATCAGTTAGAAGAGAAAGTGAATGGATTGGAATTATCAGGATTTAAAGTTCCAATTACACGCAATGATGATGAGACAGCATTTTATGTAAAAGTGACAAAAGAGAATGAAAAAGCAATTGCAACTTTTTATCTTGGATATGCTAATGAAACTTCTAAAGTAAGGTTCTCGTATAAGGGTGAATGGTACACGATAACAACCACAAATCAGGTTAAATTCGAAGTTCCAGAAATTTTAGACACAAAGTTAGCGGAGTATGGTGTTCACTGTTATTATCTGAATATGATCTTAGATGATATTCTAATAGCAGGTATAGACAGGCTTGCAATCAGAAGTGACTTTGGAAACGAGTTAAGATCATCAGATTCTATTTCAAGTAGTAGAAGAAAAGTATCTCTGGAGTTAAACTTGAAATTTTTAGACTATGACAGGTCTAAGGCTAAAATTATATCTAGAACTGGTGGGTCTATTAGATATGATAATCTAAATAGGTCAGAGGCAAGAAACGTTATTGATTTGTCACCAGATACCAATACCTTCATAATCATTGATAAAAGTGCAGGATACACCAATTTATTTTTACACCCTGATTATAAGCCATTTATAGTCAACGATGGAACTAGATCAGGACAAGAAGGAAAAATTGTAGGCTCTCCTAAAATCAAAACCTTACAAGTCTTAGATATTGGACAAACCGTAGTTAAAGATGAAGTAGAGTTTATATGGAAATCAGCAGAAGAGTCATTAAAAGATAAGTTAAGTCCAATGATTATGAGTACTGGGGATAACGGGAGAGGAATTAATGGCAATAATTATGGGTATTATGGCGGTAAGTCAGGTTACCCAGTACTTGTGTTTTCCCCAGATAAAGAGGGCTGTATAACTTACGCATACAAGTCTGACTTATCAGAGTGGTTAGGGTACTTTACAGAAAGCATTTTAGGCAGATTTATTAAGAACGCCAAAGCTGTTCCCAATTTCTATGTTACAAGAGAAAATTATCCGTACTATTCAGCCTTCTCAAAAAGAATGGCAAGTGCTCTTGAAAATGAAGTTCCTTATGTGTACAGTGCATCAATACAAAAATCAGAAGTTCCAGTAGGTGCTTCAACAACAAATAACTTTTATGCTTATGATTATCATGACTTTGGTAGAGATAGTTTTTCTCCATATCGGATTTCTTTTGCTGGTAACTGGACTCCTGACTACAGGAAAAAAGTAAAAAACTTAACATATCGTGGTCACATAGGACTTACTTTAAGTGACTTTGACGATAATAAAACTGTTGAAGTGTGGACGTTTTGCCAAGAGGCTATAAATAGTAACTCTGCTAATGAAGTAATGACAAACAGTCTATCAGGCTTAATTAACGGTAATACTGGAGAATTCATATCTTCAAATAAACACTATGAAAAGTGGAAAACTAATAAGTGCGTTATCCATCAAACTTTACAAAGAGTTGGTAAAGATATAAAAGTTGTTGGTATTGAAGTAACAACATTAGATGTATTCTTCAAAAACTTTATAGCTAAATCAGAAGAATGGAAAACTAGGAATCCAGATAAAGTTGAAGTTGAAGGTAGTCCTAAGGGTGATTTTTATCGACAATGGGAATGGAATGAATTATATGATCGCTTATAATAGAGGTAACAATGAGAGTATTTGATACTGAATACAAAGACTTTTTCAACGTTAATGAAAAAGAAGATATGAGAGTGACTATGTATTTAGTCACCAAAGAAGAAGAACGTCAGATTCGTGAGACTATTGAAGGTGGCGGAGAGTTTTGGATAGAAAATGGTGAAGTTAAAGTATCTGGTCCGAAAATGGTTGAATATATGAAATTCAATCTTGATACTAAATTATGGACTGAAGATCCTGACCTCAAAGCTAAATACCTTGAACGAATCAGAGAAGAAGTATGGGAAAAAATCAAGCAAAGAAGATCTGAATCAATTGAGACTGGTGTATATCATGCTAGACTTCAAAAGTGGTTTCATACTGACTCTGAAGCACAACGTAACTATGCACTGATGGGTCATGCTATCAGCAGCCCATTATATCAGCCTAAACGATGGAAGACTATGGATGGTACATTTATTGAAATGACTAGAGAAGTATTCCAAGATGTATTAGCATTGGCACTTAAGAAAGCTGATGACGATTATAGGAATGCTGAAATCCATAAAGCTAAAGTAATGGCGTCAACTGATCCACTTGCTTATGATTATTCTACAGGTTGGAGTCCAGCTTATCATAAGGAGTAAAGAATGAAGAAGTATGATTTTCACTTATACCGTGGAGATGATAAAAACTTCTTGATTAGGTTAAAATTGAAAGATAATAGTTCTTTAGATGTTTTGAATTCTAGATTTATTCTTCAAGCTAGAAAAACTGAAGAAACAACTATTTCAAATAATAATAGGGTAAACCACTTGGCATATCAAACAGGTGGCTTACCTAACCGAAGAACACAACAATTCAATCAACTACCACAAGATGATTTTAACGAATTAAAGCGGAAATCAGACCTACCTTTATTATTTACATTATCTACAGAAAATAAAAAGATAAAAGTAATGAATAATGGTAATTTAGTTATTATGTTTGATCATAATGATACTGATAATGCAACTTGGAAAGAAGCTGAATATGATTTACAGTTGATAACGCCTAGAAATAAATATAAAACAATTATGAAAGGTAAGATCATATTGGATAAAGACCTTACAGAATAAGTGAGGTAATTATGGAAGAATTGGAAACAGTATCAGTTGATTTAACTGATGAAGATATTATAGAAATCGATGAAGTCATTGATTTAGAAATAGAAAGTGTTGAAGAAATTAGTATAAAAGAATTTCAAAATAATGCTACAGAAATGCTATTATATTGGTCTTCAGCATCTTGGTAATTATAACAATAATAAAGGTATTTTAAATGTCAAATAAAATCTTTAAAACATTTAGGGAAACAGCCCTACCATCAACTTTAGAAGCATATTCAATCTACTTTATTGCACCACCAGATAAACCTGATTATGTTGAAATTTATGTATCTGATGCAACAGGTGCAAAAGCAAAACGCTTATTTGGTGAGAAAGAAGTTAAGCAATTATTAGCTGAATTCAATGCAAGTCGTGGTCAATTATCTGTAGTTGAAGATATTAATGGTCGTAATGCAATCCCACAAAAAGTTATTGGTTCAGAAGTATTTGTAAAAGATGCTTCAGAAGATAGTACAGTAACTTCAGGATCAGCTCGTTATTTATGGGACGGTACTAACTGGCTCAAAGTATCTGAATCTGAGTCTATGGATTTGAGATTATCTTGGGATACTTTAGAAGGCAAACCAACTTCAAGCGTAACAGATATTGATAATGCTGTTCAATTAAGACACAGCCACTCAAACAAAACCCAATTAGACAAAATTGGTGAGGACTCTGATGGAAATTTAACCTATGGTGGTCAAGCTGTTAAAACAGAGTGGTCTTCTATTGGTTGGTAATTTAAATTTCAATAGCCCCTTAATTGGGGCTTTTTTATAGGTAAAATTTATGGAATACGTATTAATTTCATTACTTAGTTTTATTCTTGGTGCATTATGCTTACCTTTACTTTTATTCTTAAGAGCTAGACGTGATGACGCTTGGGATAATTCCAATATGACTAATATTTATCGTTTAATTGCACACATTGGAGCACACCCTAGTGATTTTGGAAAACTTCAATATGCTGACGGTAAAAAACCATTCTGGTATATTAATAAAGATGAATTAAGTGATGTAACAAATTCAAGACCAAATTAAGGTAAAAATAAATGCTAACAGACCTTTTAACCATACTTAGGGAGTTGAGGGATTTAAATGTAAAAAAGATAGCAATACTACTATTATCTAGCTTTATTCTAATAGGTATTTGGAAATTTGATATTGTAGTAGATACTTTAATAAAAGTAGATAGTCACTACAAGAAAAATAGTAAAGACCAAAAACAACAAACACTTTTATATAGCAGACATTCAGCTATGGATATTTCACCTGAAAACTTGGAAAAGTTAAAAGTCTATTTAAGTGAATATCTACCAAGATTCCCCCAATCAACTTATTCAATCGCTGTATTTAAATTCTTACCTCCAGGATATGAATATTCTTATCAAGGTAGGATCTTAGTAGCGTTTAAATCTAAGCAATTAAATGAAGAAGATGAATTTAAACTTTTAAAAGAATTGAATGTAAACTGGATTCCAATGTGGTCAGGTAAAGCTTCTATGGAGGCTTTAGTTGATTTAAAAGATGTTGCTTTAATTTACGATGAAAAAGATCAAAAATTTAAGTTGGAAAACAAGCCTGATATTATTCCTAATTCTAATTTACCAATATTAGGCGAATTAGGAATTAAAACAATATATCGCTATCCAATTCAATCAGGAAATAGGGCTATAGGTTATCTATCAATATATCTTACAGAAAGTTTAAACCCAGAAAAACTACAAGAGTTGAAACGCACCTCTTCATATTTTTCAAATAGAATTGTAAGTTATTTGTTAAATACGGAGGAAAGATAAAATGAAGAAATTATTTATACTTTTCTTAGGTTTAATACTAGCTTTACCATCTTTTGCTGGTAATGTAAGTTGCGAAGATAAATTAGATTTTGTTTTAATGTATAGACAGGATAGACTAAGCAACCCTAATTATATTCAAGTAATAAAAAATAAGATGGAAGATGAAAGCATACCTATTGTAGTAGGTGGAAATGAAGTATTTACCACTGATAGCAAATTAAATGCTTTTGGAACTTTAGTCAATAATAATGTTTTAGGTCAATTATTTAGATCAAATATTGTAAGAATAGACCAATCACTAGATTATTCCAACACATTTATTATTTATCCTATAAAAGATATGAAACGTAGATATATTACAGGGGTCTTGATCTTAGGATACAATAAGCTACAAGATAATAAGAATTTAGAAATAAGTTTAGAGCTAGTTGAGACTTATTTATCCCAAATATTAGATATATGTGAGGAGTAATTAATGAGATTAGAACGATTATGTAAATTTGCTGAAAAAAATAGCAAATTTTCTGTACTATTAGGGGTATTTATTGCAATAGTTGGAACAGGTTTTAGTATTGACAAATCTTTTGATATTTATAATTTAAATAAAGAACTTGCTGAAAAAGATCATAGAATAGATTTTTTACAATCAGAAGTTGATGGTTTAAATTTAAGACTTGAAAAACTAATGGATGACTACAATCGGTCATCTAAACTTTGGAATGAAGAAAAAAGAAAAGTTTTAGAAGGTGTAGTATCTAAGAATGAATCTAAATAATGGGGGTATCAACGTGAGAAAATTATTAGTACTATTTTTAGTTGCATTAGTAGCTAGTTGTACAATGCCTACCACTGTAACTTTAAATAAACCAGCATTACCTATTTTCTCTTTAAATAAATCAGATAGCTACCAAAAAAGGCTAAATGCTTATAAAGATTCACTTGATCTTATGATGATTTATGCTAATGAATTAGAGAGAATTGTCAAACAAGATCACAATATAGAATATAACCTTATAAACTATACAGGTAAAGAATATGGCAAAGGAAAAACAAACGAACACAAATAAAAAACAACAATCTCTATTTGCTGAACTATTTACCTCAACAGGAGATGGTCGAACAAGCGTATCAAAATTAGCAATGATTATAGGCTTAATTGTTGGGTCGTATGTAGTAGTTCAGCAAACTTATAATAATGGCATTTCTTATGATATTTTTGCTATTTATATGATGAGTACGCTTGGGGCTAACTCTGTAAATAAAGCTATTGCTGTAATGCAAAATATTAAAGAAACTAAATATCGTAGCCAATATGAAAATGGATACTATAACAATCAGCGTTATGATAATTATAGTAATGATTATAACAATTATTCAGAAGGTAATACTTATGGTAGAACTAGCACTAAAGATTATAACGAGCAAATGGGCGAGTAGAGTTATTTTTACAGTTAGCCTTATTGCAAATATTCTTTTAGGCTCTAACTTATATCAGACAAATGCTGAACTAAAAGTAGCTCAAAAACGCACTGAATCGCTTTCTAACGAACTAATTGAGGTTAAGGCTAAGGATAGTATTCGTGAAAGTGAAATCGCTAAATGGCAGCGTTTGACGAACGAGAAACAGCAATCTTTAAATGAAGAAACAGCTAAAAGAATTGAGATTGAAAACAAACTAGCAAAAACAGCTAAAACTAGATGGGAACACAAGAAATTTACAGGTGATCACAAAGCTGATATTAATATCTTAAGAGACCACGCTCTTAAGCTTAAGGAGGATAAGCAATGATTAAGAAATTACTTATTTTATTTACAGTATTTGGATTAGTAGCTTGTTCATCACCAAGTAAGCCTAAGATTGAAAAGGTAGAAGTTCCTGTATATAGTTGTCCTACACCAATCTTACCTAGTAAGCCTGAATTAGCTATTTATCAGATTGATGAAAAAACTACTGACCAAGATGTATTACGTTATTATGGTCATACGGTTGATCAGCTACTTATTTATACAGATAGTTTGTATAAGCAATTAGAGCAATATAAGAAATAGAGGGTTAATATGAATACTGAAGCCAAAAAAGAAATATTAAATGATCTATATAAGTGGGCAGTTGGAACTTTAAAACTTGACAAAGAGAAAACAGGTGAGTATTTAAGTGAAGGATATTTAGAATATGCTACTGATCCTAGAACAGGAAAACAGCGTATTGTACTATCTGAAAAAGCTAAACATGAACTAAAAGATCAGTTGAAAGATAAAGCAAGTAGTAGCCTTGCTAAAGAAGAAAAGAGCAATACTGATAAAATTATCGCTTTAACAGTATTTGCCCTTGTTATTATTTCAACTATTGCTTATGAGTATTTTGGTAAATAAAAGCCACTATTCAACATTTTAATCAAAGGGTGATAATCAAATTCACCCTTTTTTTCTGCACCTAAAGTACAATAGACTAATTCAATATTCTTGTCATTTGTAATAACAAAACCCATTAAGCTATTACCAAAAATAGTTTTCCCACCTTTTGCTACAATTCGTTCATAATCTAAAGTGAAAGTTGATCCAAACTGTTTATTATGAACTTTGCTTAAATGTTGGCATCTATTAGTGTTACGCATATAACGTTCTTTATTAGATTGATTAACTAAATAATCAATCGTTCCAACGCCAATTTCAAATTCATTAATAATCTTATATAAAGAAGTTAAGTAACGATCAATAGCTGTATCTGATAAATAAGTGCGATCAAAGCGTTTACAGTATGGAGTTTTGAATAAAGGGATCACTTTATGACTTTCAACAATCTCTTCATTTCCTCTATCAATTTTCGCAATTGTCTCAATGTAATCTTTAGTTTCCAAAGCATCTACAAGTTCATAATTACGTTTTAATTTCTTTAAATCATCTAAAGTCAAACAATCCCATAACTTAAAATGTTCTAGTTTTGATTGAACTACAATATATTTAGATCTAAAACGTGCCAAAGCTAATTCAGATACTTTAATACCTAAGATTAGATTAGTTTCACCTTTTAATGATTCTACAATTTTATTTGGATTATCACTTTCAACAGCAAACATGAAAAATTTAAGTTCTTTCATTCCACGACCTTACTAATTTTTTTACAGCATATTGTAAATCAGGTTCAGATTTAATGCAATTGATATTAATATAACCCCTTGCACTATGACCACATTTACACCTTAAAATAGCAATCAAGTCTCTTTTAAATAAACTTGGGCTTTCGTTACAGAATTTACACTGTTTTGTTTCCATTGTCAATAGAAATTTATCAGCAATTTTCCAATCTTCTTTTTTCATTAGTGCAACACCTTAGATTCATTAACTACTTTCAATTGATCAATGTTAGTATAAGCCTCTAAAATCTGAATAGCTACTTCAGATCCTTCAATCATTAAATAATAGTACAAGTCAAAAACATATTCAAAGGTTTTCTTAATATCATCACCTCCTAAACTAGCTTTATTTACATGTTTCATAATGACTTTTAAATTACTTTCATTATCAAGTAATTCTAGGCATTTTTCATAGTTAAAGCTGATCACACCTTGTTCTTCTAATTCATCAACAGTATCTTCATCACTTATTAAAAAGCACCACACTTTATATAGCGTTTCAGTTGATAATGATCTAACTAATTGCTCTGATAGTTCTTTTCTAATTTCCATTATTCTTCACCATATTTAATAATAAGCTTATTGAACTCTTTTGTATTTATTCTACCGTGCCAAAAGTCTGTTAAAGCTACTTGATTATCGTGAATCCACTCTTTAATCTTAGCAGCATCTTTATTTGATATTTTTACCTTACCGTGTTTGGCTTTTTCTTCAGGATTTACGCCAACACTATATGTAATATGTGGGTCTCTAACTGTATTTACATTGGCTACCTTATCATAAGCCTTAACCCTAATCCAATGTGATCCCATTTCAGGAGAACAGAATAAAGTTATACCATCAATTCCAGTGTCTTCAGGCTTTAAAGTAGCCATTTCATTAAAATTACGCTTTAATTTTTCATTTAGCTGTTTAGCTTTTGATATTATCATTCTTTAATACCTCTTCAATTCTATCATAATCATCATCTAACTCATACAATAAACATTTTCCCCACATATTTAAAGCCCAAGGTTTTATAGCTTTAACATATTCCCTAAGGTATTCAATAGTATTATGACCTACTAATAAGCTGTTTTCCATAATAGAATAGTCATCCAGGTATATACTTAAAGTGCCACTAGTGACTTTATTGCTATCTTTATGAGTAAATGTTACAAAAGGTCTAGTAGATGGGTATTCTGTAAAAACCCAAAGGCGATAATTACAGTTATGAATATAAAACCATTCGCCATAAGTCTCTACATTTCTTGGGTAATTTTTCATATATTCACCTAGTAATCAATATCTTTATTACAGTTTTCATAGCGAACTTTATTGTAATAGTTTTCAAATGCACACTTAACTTTTAAAGGATTATATAGACCTTTACAATTTTGTGCAAAATGTTTCATTACAGAGCCCATATTACCTTCGCTCAGTTCTTCAATAATTTCATCAATTTCTTCATCAGACAATTGTTTAGGTAAATACTTAGATAATACCTCTAATTCTTTCTGATAGCCTTCAACCAGTTCTTGTTTATCTTTAAACTGTTCAATAGCTTTAATGTATTGTTTTTCAGCTTTTAATACAACATTAAGCATTAATTCCTGTTGTTCAGTTTCAGGCAATCTTGAAATAAGTGATTTATCAGCCTCAGATAAGATAACAGATAATACGCTTTTTGCTAATTCATTTTTATCTTTTCTTGCAATTAGAAAGTCTTTTTTAATTTCTTGATATAAGTTCATAATTTTTTTCCCCATAAAAAAAAAGCTATGTAAAATATTTATTACATAGCTTAATCTAATATAACTAACTTGTCAATAGTGTTTTAGTGATTTCTTTAGTTTTGTCTTGGTCTAATCGCTCCATTTTTTCTACAGGTTTAGATTTCTCAACCAATTCGCCAATTTCTTTTTTAACACTATCTTCAATAATAGGTCTAGTTACCTTGCACGGTGTATCTGTAAATTGCCTCATTTTTCCACCTTTTTCAAAATATCAACTAATTGTAATGCTTCTAATGTGGCATCGTAAATTGCTGTGTGTTTAGGAAAAGTTAAAATTAAATCTTGATCGTATCCACAATTTAGCATTTCCCTTTTATACACTTTAAATGCCTCTTCTTCTAATTGAATGCGTTCTTTGTTATTTTGTGGAAATAGCATAGCCAAAGTTCTTAAATCTAAGTTTTGCCAAAATTGCCAAGGTCTAGCAATATACAACTTGTCAAAATAAACATTTAACATACCTTGATCAAAATCAGGTGAATTTCCAAAGATATAATGATTAGTTTCTTCTGTTTCAGCTAAAATATTAATGCCTTCAACTGACCTTTTAATATCTAATAAAGCATCTTCAAGTGAATTACCTTTATTAGCCATACTGAAATTTTGTTCATATACTTTAGCATTAACTTTAGATTCATACCATTCATGAGTTGCAATATCACCTTTAATACCTAATAATCTAAATTCATTAGGTTTAATGCCACCATAAATATATTGCAAAAATGGTTTATCTGTAGTTATTTCATTGACCTTAAACGAAACTAAGCCATACGTTAAGATTGGGCTACCGTTTCTTGTATCAACACCTGTTGTCTCTAAGTCAATCACTGTAATATATGATTGACTTACTGATTTATCAAAATATCTTTTCATTTAAAAGAACCTTTTTAATGTACTATTACCAATATTACTTACTAAACCTGATACACAAGGATCATCTAATAAGCCACCTAATAAACTACCTAATGCCATGCGTGAATTATATAGTAAGATTTCTTTTAAAGCATCTAATTCAGCTTGAATTGCTTGTTTTAATTGATTAGCTACATTTTGAATTGCTAGTAAAGTATTATCTAATAAGCCTGTAATATCTGAATAAGTTTGCATAATCTTATTTGCAATATCTTGACCATAAACTAAACCTTGGTCTAACCAACCACCAATTTTAGATAACATACCTGAAATTTCACCAACATTACCACCAATAGACCCTAATAATGCCTTACCTAACCCCATTGAAACATTAAAGACTGAGTTTAAGACATCACAACTTGCACTACCTGTTAAGCCTTTATGTTTGATAAATGTTTGAACACCAGCCACCTTTTTAACAAAATCAATATTAGATTCCTTGCCATAATTTCTACCAATATCAGAAATCTTTTTGGCTTCAGACATAATCTTCTTAATCTTGTTCAAATCACTAGACTTAATACCAGCCATTGATAACACTTCAATAGGAGATCTTGGAATAAAACCACTTGGATCATTTACAGCATTTTGTAATCTTTTTAGCTTATCTTTTTGTAACTTAGATTTTGATTTTTTAGGTTTATTTTCGTGATTTTGTTCAGCCAATTCTTCTTGCTTTTTCTTTTCAGCCAATTCAGCTGCTTTATCTGAATCTTCCCACTGTTTTATTAAAGCATTTACTGTATCTACTTTTTTATCAATTAAAGCGGAGCTAGCAGCCATAGTATTTATAAACGGAGAACATTCATTTTCAAGTAGTTTTTGTATATCATTCATAATTTACACCTACTTTGGCTATTTAGCTTTTTGCAAGCCATACTCAAAATAACCAATTGCATTATAATATTCTGGTTTATTTTTAGGAGCTTGCATAAATGAAGTTGGTTCAGTCTTAAAGAATGTTGCACCACCACCAACCATAATTAAATTATCTACTTTATCAAGTACTTTTCCAAAGTTAGCTTCAATAATTTCAATTAGCATATTTTGATAATTTAATTTAGCATCAGCAACTAACTTATCACACGCATAGATTTTTCCTCTACGTTTAAAATTGCTAGTAACTAATACATCTTTGACTTCTGAAATACTTAAATCAATATTGTAGGATTCTTTAATGCCTTTTTGTACTTCTTCAGCCATAACAATAGCACCTTTTCCTTCTAGCCCAATTACTAAGTTTGAAGAAGTTTGACCGTTGATAACGTGGCATACATCTAAAGTATTAAATCCCATATCAGCTAGAATATAACTCGCATTTTTATTAAAATTGATATTTTCAGTAGGAAAATTAATTCCATACTTATCTACAGCTAGTTTAGCGATAGCACCCTGTGGAAGTACAAAAATGCTACATTTTACACCAGCTTGTTCTAAATATTTTTCAATACGTTCTTTATAATATCCTGAATTTTTAATTTGAGCAATAGATAAGCCAAGAACCAAAATATCAGGTGTACTTTCTACCATAGAGAAAGTTTTGTAAATAAACAAAGGTGCAAAATATTCTAGCTTATTATAGTCAGAAATATCAATAATTGTATCTGTTGGCAAATGTAAAGCATCTTCACCTACATAAAAGTATTTTTCCAAATAAGGTATTAAGCGTTCATCGTTTACCATTTCGTTCTTTTCTACCATACCCACTACACTAGGGAATTTAAACACATTCTTAATACCTGTTTCATCGCCTATAACTGCTTTGACATCACCAAAACCTATATCTACTCCAAATATTTTCATTACTTACCTACCTTAAAATGTTTCATTCATTGTATCAACAGTTTTAACTTCTCTACCCTCTGTACTAGGAATATCTAATACAGGGGCTTGTTTAGCTACTGTTTCTTTTTTAGTTGATTTAATAGATTTTTGTGTATCTACTACTTCATCTTTTTCCTTAACAAAATTTGGCTTTTGTTTAGGTTGTTGAATTGGATCAGATTTTACCATATCTACACTTGCACCACCTTCAGCAAACTTGATATGTAATTCTGTAATATCCTTATCAGATTCAATCATAATTTTCATAGTTAAATTACCTTTTCAATTAAATTTCGCCTAAGATAACACGAAAATTAGCTTCTGTCAATACTGGAATACCTAATTTTTTAGCTTTCTTATTTTTACTTGATCCGCTATCAGGATCATCAGTAATTAAATATTCAGCCTTGGAAATATCCGTTTCAAAAACTTTATCTTCCCATTCCTCTAACAATTTACTTCTAGGCTTAGATAATTTACCTGTTAAACAGATCGCTATCAAGTGGTCTTTATTTAACATTTTTACAGCTTTAAGGTTAGTATGCCTTAAAACACTTAAGATTAATTCTAAATTATCTTTAATCCCTTTCCTTACTGTTTTTGTTGGAACTTGAACATAATCAGGCAATTCTTGTAACATTTCTAAATCAGTAAGTAAGGTATATTTATCATTTCCATATTGATCTTGAATTTTATCACACGCCACTTTTCCTAATCCTTCTGTTACAGTACATTGTAACATTTCTGATAGTGTATAGCCTTCTTTTGCATTTTTCAAGAATTCTGAAACATGAGGATAAAACGCACCAAATTCTTCTTTCAAGTCTTTTGATAATCTTTCATCTAATGGTTGATTTAATATGCTTTCCAACGTGCTAATATCTTTAATTTTGAAATAAGTAATAATTTGATTAATTCTATTATAAGCTAACCCTTTAGGTGCTTTAGCCTCAATTAAATTATAAATACAAGCCTTAGTTTTATTAGGTTCAATAACAAGGTGGACTCCTTGCCATTTAGTAGGTTTGTCTTCAATCATTCTAGGTTCAGTATAATTAACCCCTTCAATTGTATTCGACCAATAAGGAATAACTTCATTAGCCCTAGTAATTTCAATAACTGATCCAACACCTAAATTATTTAATTTAAGCATTTCATAATTATGACCTGTACATTGCTTAATAATAACACCATCAATATTTACAGGTTCAAATTCAATCACAGGAATAATACGACCATGATCAGAAATTTGATTATGAATTGCTACTACTTTTGTTGTATATTTTTTATTAGGGTATTTAACAGCGATAGTTGGTTGATTAGTTCGATCCACTACTACACCATCTACTAGATATGGATAGCCTGTATTGTAGTTGGTATAATCAAACATATTTTCTAATTTGCTATATTCACCAAGTTCTGATATTTTTCTATGCCTTACAACTTCAAAGCCTAATTCGTTTAATAAATTTAAAGTGTAAATAGATCTACCCATATCACAATCATACGCTACAAATTTAATGTATTTATGTGCTTCAGTAATATCAATTGAATTTGCTAGACCAGCTACCATATTACGTTCATTTGACTTACCAAATAGTTGAGCTACACCTTTCTCTAACACTAATTCACCCCTAACCCAAACAATAGATAAGTCACTAATAGTTTTTGGTAAGTTAGAATATTGAAGTTTTTCAGTAATATCAAAACCTGTTAAACCATTATTTCTAGTTAAAACATATTGTAATAACCCTTCTTTATAATATGCCACCGCACTAATGCCATCTAACTTAGCACTAATAATTGATCCAATAGGTAAAGCATTTAAATTGAACTCAGTTGATTTTTCTTTTGGTAAACCTTGCACTAAAAAGCTATGCTTTCTTTCAACTAAATGCCTAACAATTTCACTATCTTTACTCCCCCAATTCGGTGTAGTAAGTATTGGATTTTTAGCGTCTAAGCCCCTTAATTCGTTCACTAAGTTATCAAATTCATCATCGCTTAGGATTGGTTCATCTGTATTATAATATGCTGTAGCAGCCTGCTGAATGCGTTCTACAAGGTTTTTTATTCTCTTTTCGTTATTCATAATAACCCTCTACAGGAATATATCTAAGTTCATTTAAAGGTAAAGGGTTTTGACCATACTTAAGAATAAACCCTGATACTTTTTTAGTTTTTTTTGTAATTTGGTGGGTAAAACACGCTTTATTTTCACTTTTTAATTCTTCTTCAAAAACAACTGAATCATTTTCTCTTATCGAAAATAAAAAGCTAGTATCTAAAACGATCTTATTGCACTTTGCCATAGCAACAATTTCATTTGACCTGTCAATACAATCTTGTGCTAATCGTCTAATATAAACAGTATCAGGTATATCTAATTGTTGGTGAACATTAGATACCGCCACTACTTTGTTATTTTCTATGAAAACCATTAACAGCATTGGGTACATTAAATTATTTACACCTTTCTTACATTTACACTTTGATTTAGAGTAAGTTGGTATTTTTATAGTATATTTTTTTAACTGTTCAATTAATGTTAGCACATCCATAATCTACCCTTCTAGTCAAATATAACAATTCCTTGACTATTTTTTTCAAAAACATATTTTATAGTCTTTATCATTTCATTTACAAAAATTTCGTTATTCAAACTAATAACCAAAATAGGTTTAGTAGTACGCCTCAATGATCCTATTTGAAACTTTGTCATAGCACCGTAAGGAACATTAAAAAGTTCTTCGGAATTACACACAAGGTATTTTTGATTTTGATACAAACTACTTAAATCTAAATCAGAATTCCACTTTTTAGCATCAGATATTACATAATAATACTTAGACAAGTTTTCAACAAGCCTATCAATCGCATCTGTAAATTTATTCTTGGCTTTCAAATAGTCAAAATAAAAATCTAGCTTGTTATCTGATTTAAATTTAGAATTTGACTCTTTCTTAAACACTCTGTAATAAAATATATCATTCTTATATATTTTATCTCTAGGTGAACTTTTAACTAACTTCAACTTTAACTTGTACTTATCATGAAATTGAAAGTAGTTATCTTTTGGGAATGAATCAAAAGTAGTGATATTTTCAGTATCTTCTACTTTTGATTTCAAATTATCAAGAATATAAAGATACTTTCCAAAATTCAAAATATCACTATCATTAAATTGTAGTTCTATTAAATTTTTTCTAGTCATCTATAATATTTTTCCCTTCTATAATCTTTTCAGTAATAAGTTCACAAGTTCCTGAATTTAAAGCTACCGCTTGCTTGATAACATCTTTAGTATAACCAAAACTAGCACCCTTAAGCCAACTAGGGCTACTTGTATTTGCTTTAAACATTGTAACAAATTCAGGATTATCACAAGGATAGCCTTTATGCCTATAACCTATAGCACGTTTACCTTTGAAAACAATGTTAGATAAACCACGACCTAATATTTCATACCAAATAACTGGAAATTTAAAGGATTTTAAAATTTCATCACATCTTAAAACAAAGTTACTTGCTTTTTCTTCATAGCTTTCGCCTTTCAAGTCTAAAATTGTATCTTCTATTAAAGACATAGATAAAGGTACTAATTGGGTTGATCTTGCTCCTAAGTATTTTAAAAAATCAGCTAATAAGTTATCTGATCTTTGACCAAAGGTTGCTATAGTTATAGACCCTGAAGTATGTTTTTGTGATAAACTTGCCTGTGTCAAGCGTTCAAAAATTGTTTGAGCAGCAACTGTTCCTATTCCAAAATTTAAATCCCAATCTTTACCATTTTTCAGATTCACACCACAACATTTTTTACATAATCCGTTAGTGTGGTTACAAGTTAAAGGGCTTCTTACTTCAATAAAATCATTATATAAGTGTAAATTATTTTCAGTAATCAAATTATTATTCAAATCATAATGATTTAATGCTTTTTCTTTTGGAAGAATAATACCTTTGCTATTATTTCCACAGTCATCTATTGTAATAGATAGATCCCTAGTACACGTTACAAATTGCCTTGTTCCATATCCACTACTAGGAACAACCGCCATATTACTAGCAAACCCACGTCTTGCTGGACCACAAGTTTTCATATAACTAATAGGGTCAAGACCTTCGCTTAAACCTTTATAAATAGCATTAGGGTCTAATTGGTTATCCATAGTTGACTGTAAGCCTTTTCCTAAGATCATTGCTTTAACTTGAACGTCTGTAACCCTAGCCCCAGCCTTACCCATAATTTGCAAAGCATTGTCTTGAGGTGTTTCTTTAAACCATCTTTCAACACATGTATTAAATGCCTTATCCCAAATTACAGCTCTTAAAGGTACTTTTTCACCCTGTTTCTCAATATCTGACAATTCAGATAGTGGCGTATGTTCAGCTTCATATCTTGCTTTCTCTAAAATTTTAGTAAATTCTTCTGATTTCTCACAATCGTGGTAAGCAATACTTAAACCATACTTAGTAGCGGTTTCAAAAAATAAAGTTTGAGCTTTAGATAGTAGATCAACAGCTATTTCAGGTTGTTCATCATATTTATTACCAATAGTAGAAATAAATTTAGAAACACCACCTTTGCCTAATAAATAATCAACAATTATACCTGTTTTTGAATGAATTAACCCAGCACCTATACATATAATATATTGTTTATTTTGATCTTTATCAATTAAAACAATTTTATCTTCACGATTAACAAAGCCTAAAATATAATCTGTTTCAATATCTTTGCTATCATTATAATATTTAATAGGTTTCTTACTTTTCCACTCTTTTAAATTTTCATAAGCTTTAGTAAGTAAATAAGAGCCTACAATCATTTCGTGACCCATTTGAGCATTTGGTGTATTTTTATCTGCTGTACTCATAAGGTTGTATGAAAATGCAAGGGCTTTCCTTTGCTCATTTTTTGCTATCCTTGAATGGATAATATAACAAGCTAACTGGTCACCATCAAAATCTGCTCCAAAAGGTTTACAAGCCATAGGTGGAAAATATAAAACCTTGTCAAAAGTAGGTTTAATTTTAAAAGACATAACGCTGAATCTATGTAAGCTAGGTGCTCGATTCATCATAACCATATAATCTTTTGAAATATCTTCAACTAAATCATAAAGAATAGGATTAGTTTTTTCCTTAATTAGTGATTTCGCTTTTCTTAATGCTTTAATTTTACCTATTTTATTTTCTTTAATTAATTTCTTAGTTAATTCTCTAATTAAATCAGGTGTAAATAACTCAATCAACATTAACATAGGTACGCCAACAGTATCAATTGGTAGAAATGGCCCGCTTGTAATTACTGACCTACCGCTAAAATCAATGCGTTTTCCCAACGCTTCAGACCTTAATAAACCCTCTTTAGTGTTTAAAAGATCTATTTTTGGTTCAATTAGTTTTTTAGTATTTGATCGATAGCCTGTTAAAATAAAACCATTGATTAACTTTTGAATTATTTTTGTTTCTTGTGCAATTAACTCTCTTAATTCTTTTTTATCTTCAATTTCATTTCTAAAAGAATTAATCCTAAGTGCCTCTCTAATAATCCTATGATAGATTAAGTTATCTTCATGATAAACTAATTCTTCCCCTACTTTCTTTCTATCCCTCATTCCAGCTGGACTTACAGGAAATTTTGAAAGTAGCATTGAAAAAATATCAAAGCCTTTATTGAAATAAATTTGTGCTGATTGGTTAGGGTTCTCCATCATTGACATATAAGGATTAATACTTAATTTTTCAGATTCTAGTAATAATTCGTATAGGTTATCTACAAAGTTTTCACCCTTATCTAAAGAATATTCTAATTTATATCTTTTGGAATTATCAGTATAAAATCTACCTTCACTATTTTCAACAAATCCAATATATCCTTTATTATCAACAATAAACTCTTTGAACTTAGTTTTTGATAAGCCCCATATTTTAGCCACTGTATCAATAGCTAAAGGTGGCAAAACAACTGTATTTAATTCAATATGACCAAATCTATTATTTCTCTCATAGCTAGAAATATATGGAACTTGACATACAGGACAAATTTCACCGTTGCTTACTTTTTTTGTAATACCACATTCACAAGTATAATCTACAATCGGGCCGAATATCCTTTGACAAAATAGACCATTTATTTCAGCTTTTTTCACTAAAAAACGGTCTAGATATTTACCAAAATTTTTAACTTCACCATTAGATAGACTTAATACTTTCTCATCATCTAATAAACCTAATCTGTATTCCATTTTTCTAACCTAAGTTCTTTTATTATTTTATTAAATAGCTTCTTACCTAAATTAAGCCTATAATAACTAACCAAGTCTTTATAATCATCAAGTATTAATTTGCTTGAACGCTTACTAGCATATAATTCAGTTAGTAGTAGTTGCATAGGTAAGTTATTTCCTTTGTAATATAAATTCAGATCTTCATCTACTAATAAAAAAGCCAAGTAGTTGAGGACTAAGTATTTATCTTTCACATTATCAAAATTTTCATATAAATACTCTAAAATATCATCAATAAAATCAGTGATAATATCAAAATCATTGTCATGGTCAAAAGTATAAAAATCAGTAATAGGGCTTGCAACAGAAGATACTTTTGCAAATCCTTTTCTAATCTCATTTTTCACCTTTAATTGAGCCACTTCGACCGAATTATCAAACCTGAATATTGCGTAATCAAATTGTGCTAAATCAGGTGATCGTATAGCTGATTTTAAATACTTAATCCTACCCATTATATACCTACTTATAAATTAAATCAAGCGTAACAGATGAACTTTCTATTGTTTTTCCCCATTCATATTTCAACGCTTTACCAACAGTAAATAATTCTTCCCAACCAAAATAATTAGATTCAGTTTCACCAAATTCTACGTTCTCAACAGTGTAAACAGTAGCATATCTTAATTGTTCAATAATTTCTTCAATAGCTTTCACTGTTCCTTTTAATTTTATTTTAACATATTTTTCTTGTCTATCTAAAATTTTGATAGAACACTGATTTAATGAATTAGCACCGATCTCTGTATCAATTGAAAGTGGAATACCTAAGCCTTTTCTTGGCTGTTGTACAAGGTATTCATCTAAGTAATCAATATATTCAATAATATTATCAACAGGTACAATATCATCATAAGCATCGTGAGTAAATCCAAAAGGCTTACAACCAAATCTTATACTATCTAATTTCTCACTTAAATAATACATAGTAGTTCCAGCAATTGCACTACCAAGATTTTGAATAGGGGCATTTTGAGCATTCCTCAATGCACCATTGCCTTTCTTAGAGTCATCTATCATTAATTTATTGCCAAAGTAACCTTTCACAAAGTTTCTATTTTTCTCAATTTCTTTATGCCTTTCATTGATCCAAGTTTTAATTTCTGGGAAAGCATCAAAATATAAATCAAATAAGTGTTGAGCTTTTTCAACATCACCACCTGTAATATCAATAGCCATAGATTCAACTGATTTACCATATAACAAACCAAAAGTAATACCTTTTGCTGCTTTACGTTCATCACTTGTAATTTCGCTTTCAGGTTTACCAAAAGCCTCACTTGCAACAAATCTGTGCATATCTTTACCATCTAATAATGCTTCAATCATTTTTGTTGCACCTGACATAAACGCAACACAACAAACCTCTAACGCACTAAAATCGGAATGAAGCATAAGATAGCCATTTTCATTAGGGTGCAAAATAGACCTAATTGGGTTAGATTGCGGGACGGTATGAAAGCTTGAACTCCATCTGAGCGTGTCAGCACTTAAACTATTAAAGCTATTATTTAATACTGTTTCTTTGTCATCCCAATTCTCATCTTCAGGTTTTTCACCCCAATAACGACCCCTTAATGGTTTTCCCCACTTAGTGCCAATTACTTCGGTTACTAGTGATCTACCTGTTTTCCCATCAATATTTGTTGAGATAGTTTTAGTAATTTTCTTGAATAAGAATAAATCAAAAACTAAACTCCAATTCTTACTCCAAGTGCTTTCATCATCAATCTTTAAACCTAACCAACGCTTATGCACCTGATACTGATTTTTAATTAAATCAGTAGAAAATTTACCTAGCATATCTTTATATTCAGATATAGCTTTTTGTAAAGACCTTTTACATTGGTTAGATAGATCCTTATCTGTAATAAACTTATCAGGATCACTTATTTTTTCTAAAATAGCTTGAATACTGTTAGTCTTAACAAAATCATGACCTAAAATATCATATAAAGGTTTTAAAGATTGGTTAAATTCCATATCCTCGATAAAAATATTCATGATAGTTCCAAGAGTAATATCGTTCGTTAAATAAGCATCCCAAAACAATTTTCGACTTTCTTCAGTATTTGAATTTGGGTTAAAAATACTCTTTAATACTTCGATCTTATCTAAGCTATCTTTAATTAGTGTTCTTCTTTCTTTTTTCTGTTTTTCAGTATAAGAAATAATCTCATAAGGTAACTCTTTGAAATAAGTATCCCTAGCCAACATTTTATTTTCTTGAGAAATTGTATCAAGATTGATAATTACATTATATAACCTATCTAAAGCTTGTTGTGATAATTCAGATTTTACCTGTTTAGCAATTTTATCATCCCAAGGACAACCATTTACTTCAAATTTAGTAGCAAGCCAAGGGTGGTTCATATAAAAGTCATAAGCCTGTTTATATTCATCAGTTAAATAGTTAGCTACTAATAATAATGCAAAACCAGCATCTTTCGCACAATACGGGCCGAGTACATTAGGTGGAACACTAGCCCAAGGATAAGGATAATTATCAATAGCGTGTAATATATCGCTTTCTTCATAATCCTCTAGGATCATATCAAACCATTTGTCAAAGTTCTTGTGTAGCTTTCTAAGACCTTCTAAATCATGATTTTTAAACATCTCTTCAATAATATCACGATTTTTAGATCTTTTAGTGTACTTGAACATGGCTTCAGTAATATCCATAAATTCATGAACTGAACTTTCCCATAAACTAGCACCTAGTTCTGATCGCATAATGTTTTTCAAAGACCCACGTTTGCCTTGTACAGTCATAAGCACCATAGCATCTTGCATACGATACATTTCACCAACTTGATCCCATGTTGTCTTAATTTCAAAAGGTACGTTATATGCCCAAATTCTTTTATAGTTTCTATCTAAAAATGCTTTCCAATGTTGCATAGCAAAATCAGACAAAGGCTCATTTTTAGGTGGGTGATACCAAAACCCTTTAGCATTATGTTTATCTACTAAATATGCCAACCCATACATTGTAACCTTGAAATTTTGGTTAAATTGATCAACCGCATTTGTTTCATAATCCAGACCAAAAATAGTATCGCTTGGTAAAGTTTCCAAAAAATGCAACAGTTGAACAAATTCTTGTTCATCATTGATCTTTGTTTCAGTACAATTATAGTTAGGCTTATCAGCAAATAGATATTTGATTTTATCCCAATAATCGGATAAAGGATCTTCGCTATCTTTTGAAAAAGCACTTTTAAAATGTGGCAATACACCTACTTTTAAACTTGGATATTCTAAAGGCTCTAAAAACGGTGAATTAGTAATTGTTTCCATTGAACGACCTTTAGATAAAGAATTAAACCAAGCCTTTAATGGTGTTCTTCCAACACATACAACATATTCGTATAAATTAAATAAGTCTTTAAAAGAATCAATGATATTTTGGTCTAAATCAACATTCAAAGGGTTATTAATCTCAATAAAGTCTGGCGTAACAAAGTTTTCGGGTGCTGAAGTTTGAAAGCCAACCCTTAAAGCTAATGATGACTGTTCATCAATAAAAGGTAAAGCATCACTAGATACCTTACCATAAGATTCACCTATCACTAAAACTTTTGACTGTTTTATCTCTTTTAAAATAATCATATTAACTATTGATCCATTTGTTCAAAATCTTTTTAAAGTCAATTAATTTATTATCATTTTCAGGATTATCAAAGCTATCAATTAATTCTGATAGTAAGCTAATATATTTGCTTGTTGCTTTTCGGTTAGTGCAAATAGATTGATAACGTGCGTAAAGTTCAACGTTTGTCTGTAGCTGAAATAATCGTCTAATATACTTAGGATCTACTTTAAGTCTATCACCTAGTAAAACATTAAAAACATCTTTGCTACTTACACAATTAAATAAATATTGTGAATGGTAAAATTCCAATGCCACTAAACTATTTGCAATATGCTGTTCTTTTAATTCGTTAGGTAAATCCCAACGTAAAAGCGAAGATAGGATAAAATGAAATTCATTAATTTCTTTATCAGTTGGAAAAGTTGATTTTTTAAATGCTTCTTTAGGTTCTAACATATTAAGATCCTCTATTTAGTTCGTAATAAGACTGAATGATATACTTTCTTAGTATATCCCCATGACAAGGTTTAGGGCTACAAAAACACACTAAATCTTTACCAAATAAATTTGCTAATTCTGATTTCGTTATATTACCATTTTCTAATTCAGATAGCAACCATTTTTCAAACATTTCAATCTTTTTCTTTCTTGACCAACTTTCAAGATAGAAAGGATTAGCATATTTTGAATTTTCAAGATTATATTGTGTATTTTTATTTCCTATGTATATGGAAAAAGGGGGCAATACGCCCCCTAATTTATGGATATTTAAGATTTTCATGATTAAGCTAAGGCAATGTGATAACCTACTCCACCTGTTGCATTTTTAACTTGTTTAGCCACTACTTCACCGTTTTGTTTGAAAAGTTTAACAGTGAATAAGCCTTGTTTTTTAGTTTCAGTTTTGAATGCTACAGCAACGTTACCTAATACTTCAACAAATTGTGCTTTTGTAGTTTTAACTAAAGTTTTCATAATTAATCTCCTGATTAGTGGTTTTTTGAACTTTAAGGAATTATCTCCTCTTTACGGTTCTTATTATACGGATTTTGATCACCGTGTCAAACACTTTTTGCAACTTTTTTCAAATTTTTTGCAATTATTTTATAAGTCTATGAATTTTATAGACTTATTGAACCAATCAGGAACATATTCACCGTTTCGCATTAATAAACCTTTAAACGATGGGTCTAAACAGAACGTATCAGCTTGATCAGCAGAACTTCTAACACCCCTACCACTACCTTGAATAATAGCAAGTAAGGTAGCATAAGAATACCAACCTTGGTCTAATTCCATTTTCTTTTTAACCCACAAATCCCCAAGATAAGGATAAGGGCATTTCATAAAAATTTGAACTTTAGCTAAACCACCGCCTAAATCTACACCTTCAGTAATACTTGGGCTTACTACAATCATTCCTGGTTTAATTAAGTTAGTTAAATCTTTAACTTCCTCACTAGTTGGAATAAAAATCCTATCTTTCAATTTAGAGTGTTCTTTATAAAATTCAGCATTTTTATAGCTTACTGAATGAATAATAACATTAGTATCTTCGGGATATTGTTCAATGATACCATCCGTAATTGTACAATATCTTGGAAATACTTCATCGAATGTATCTACATTTAATTTTGGTAGATTAGTAAATGCGTAAAATGGTCTATTGTCTAAAGGGAACAAATAAGGATTAGTAATAGTTGCTGTTTCTTCATCAGGTAATTTCAAACTATCTTTAATTCTTTCAGCAGTACCACTCATAAAAATCATATTTTTAGGCTTACCAAAAATCATAGACCTAACAACTGTTGGGATAAATACAGGTTTAATTTGAAAGTATGGTCTTTTCGCATCAGGATCTTTTTCTTGATAATAAATACTGAATGTATCTAAATCAGACTGAGCCATAATTAATAACCTTAAACCATAGTATGAAATATTATCTTGTAAACGTTTCAAGGGATCAAGTTCATATTCCAAAATTTTCAATAAACTTTGAGTATCTATATTTGAATTCTCTAAACTATCTTCAATATCTTCAATTTGCTTACTAACTATAGACATACAAATACCAGCAAAGTTAGCTAAATTTTGAACATCTACAGGGCTTAGTTTTTTAATTTGGTCTAATGGTAAATCAAACCTTTCTTGCAAATCTTTATCTAAATGCTTGTAACATAACTCCCTAAATTGCACTAAATCTAAATCCATGCCTAACATAGATAATAGGCTTTCTTCAAAGTTATGAGCCTCATCACAAATCACTAAACCTGATGATTGATATGTATCAATTCCTTTAGTATAAAAAGCATAGTTCAATAATTTTAATTTGCTATTTTGATATTGTGCTTTAGCTTTAGCATATTCACAACAGCCTGAATTTTTAGTATATTTACAAGTTTTATGGTGTTTTAATTTTGGCACAATTGGCACATAGTAATCCACAGAGCATTCATAGTTTTCAGCACCCATTAACTTGACAATATCTTTAAAGTCTCTTAAATATTGATCCTGTAATAAGATAGTTTTAGTTAAGAATAATGTTTCTTCGCCTAATATATAATTGTAAACTTTAGCAATAATATAGGCAATATAACTTTTTCCTGATCCTACTGGCCCGTCCACAATCACATACTTTTTACCTTGAATCAACATATAATTCAAGGCTTTTAAAATCGTTTCACGTTGCAATTTTCGATAAGCAAAATTAGGGAACAATTTATCTAATGTTGCCTCAATCATTTCGCTAGTCATCGTTGGTATAGAACTCATCATTATATATTTTCTCCACTTTTTCTAAAAATTTAGGTAAATCTTCAGCCTTGCAACGTTTTAAATTAAACATAAATCTTTCTTCAGGATCATAATTAGTTGGAACTACTTCAATCTTTTGAACTGTAGGGAATTTATCTTTTATCTTCCAGTATAAATTCCAACTTAATTTTGCTTCATCTAAATAAATTTTTATTTTTACAGGACTAATTGATCTTATCATTTCAATCTGTAATGGTGTAATAGATAGACCAAACAACGCAATGGGGTTTTTGTATCCATCTAATAAAGCACCAATAGCATCAAAATAACCTTCTACTAATGTTATTTCTTGATACCTACCCTTTTCACAAAACACATTATTAGGTGAATAAACATATTTTACACCATTAGGGATATAGTATTTCATTTTACCATTTGGTTTATAAAAACGCAAATTGTATGAAATATCTTTACCCCAATATTGAATTGGAACTGTTACACCAATTGTAGGGCTTATTCTGAATCTTAACTTGTCAGCAAAACTAGAATACAAAGGACAACGATTATCTAAGTAATCAATAGCCTCTTGGTCAATCGGATCATACATTTTTTCATATTGAATACTTGAAAAAATATGGTCTATTTCTTCACTTTCTTTATATTTGTTATCTAGTTCATAAATAGCTCTATCTAGATCAAGTTCAGAAATATCTTTATCCGTAGCCAATACCCCAACTGTCAAACATTTGAAACATCTGCCTACTTTCTTTTCCTTGTCAAAATAAAATTTACCATCATTATCATGCTTTAACCTTACTGAAAAACAATAAGGACAATTATACATTTCGTGTGTTTTATTCTCACCTACTTTTTTATGTTTAGTGGGATCAAACACCCTAACTTTAAAAGATTCCTTAAAACCTTTTTTAAAGCTTTCAGGTTTAGGTTGATAAATATTAAGTAGGCTATTTTTAAGATCAAATTCGTCCATATAAATTAAAGATTATAGTTAGCGTAAAATTCAGTATATCCACCTATAGCAACGGAATCAACTACTACCTGTGGAACAGTTGTTACTTCTTTGTTTAGCATTACAGATAAATCTTTTCCTGTAATGCCTTCTTTTACAATATCAGTATATTTGAATTCTGTAACTTTCTTTTGCTTAATCAACTCAGCAACGTGTTCTAACGCTTTTTGACAATATTTACAGCCTTCTTTTCCATAAATCTCTACTTTCATATTAACCCCACATAATCACTACATATTGATTTTCAAAATCAAACTTAATTTCATATCTTGCTTTTTTTAATTCAAAAAGAATTCTTTGCATATCTTGCGTAAGCGTATTTGTTCCATAAGCCTTAACAATTTCAGGACTATAAAAATTATAACAATACTCACCACTTGCTGATAATCTTCTTACTTCTAATTCAATCTTAGTAATTGTATCAAGGTTAGAATAATATGAATCAGCGTATGCTTTAGCTTCACTTGATGAAATCATAAATAAACTCTCCAACATCTCTAGATAGCTTAACTTTTTTAGCTATTTCACTCTCACTTAACCCTTCAACCTTTCTTAAATATCCTGAATAGTCTAATGCCACTAAGTTTAAATCAGCGAAATAATCGTTATTTAATTTAACTACTTCAACACCTTTATTAAGCATATATTCTATACCTTTTGGGTCTTTATAATCCATTAAATAAACTACTCTTTTAATGCCACTTTTTACAATAGACTTTGAGCAACATTGACAAGGCTGAAAGGTTACATATAAAGTACATTTTTCTAAATCATAACCTTTGACTTTATTCAAAGCATTAACTTCAGCGTGGATAACATGATCATACGTTACTCCATTGTCATCTTCGCACTCATTAGAATAACCAGGTAATGTTCCATTAACACCCTCAGCTAAAATCCTAGGTATATCATTTGAATAATCAACAATCAAACAACCTACTTTCTTACGCCATGATTTAGATAGTTTGGCTAAGTATATAGCCATCCCCATATATACTTTATCAATCTGTTTTTTCATTAAGAATCAACCTTACTTTCTTAAATAAATCCCTAACGACTTCATTATACTGTGTATCTGAAATCATTTTCCAATAAGTAATTCTTGGGAAATTACCCTTTCTAGTCATTTTACTATAAAAGTTTTCAGATTCCAACAATAATTTGAAAACTTCAATAAGCTCATCTGAATAGTAGTAAGTAGTAGATACTTTACAATAGGTTGCACCATCCTCTAATTTTAATGGATCATTATACCAATTGGGCTTAATTGTTGCACGATATTCTGTTTCAAATTGATTAGATAATCTATGTGGAACGCCTTCAATCGTAAGTAAATTGCGATTATCAGTAGTGATCCTATTTTGGTCAATAATAACTTTTAATAACATTATTTCCCCCTATATCGTTCTAAATCCTCAAGAACTGATTCAATAACTTCAATCCTTTGGCTTACAGATGCAATACCATCTTTACAACCTGATTCGTCAATATGTAAAATAGCCATACTTGGGCTAAAAGAGATATGTGCTGAAATATTACTATCTTTAAATCTAAAAGATTCTTGAATAATACCTTCAATAGAATCATAAGTAGAAATGATAGAATTCATAGTAGAATACATTACACTTGATACTGTTTCATAATACACAGAACTATTTATACGAACGCCATTATCTTCTACTTTAGATAGTTTTGGTGATAAGAAAACAATTAAATCAGTATGCTTTACAAATTCTAATAAAATGTTTTTCATTTCTTCATTTGTAGATTCTTTAGCAAAAGCTGAATTATGTAATGCGTAGTAAGTAAAAATATCAATTAAACCCCTATCGCTAACAATTCCACCTTCAGTTTCTACAAATTCTTTCAATTTTTCAGTAGCTAATGCTTTTTGAAATTCAATACCAACTTCAGGTGTAGTTACACCAGCTTTTATAACTTGCTTATGATTTTGAAAACCAAAAATAGCCATAATATCTTGAGTAACAGATTTTGAAAGTGGTACACCATGTTTTTCTGACCATGCAAAGGCTAAAGAAGATTTTCCACTTCCTTGACCACCAGATAAGGCAATTTTAAAATCCTTATACATTTTCTTTACCTTTCTCTAATAATTCTGTTCTTACAATATTAATATCTTTTGGTGCATCGATACCAATTTTCACCTGTTTACCATTTACTGATAAGATCTTGATTGTAATATCATCACCAATTTTAAATTCTTGATCTTTGTTTCTTGTTAAAATTAACATATAAAAGTCCTTTTAAATAGGTTGAGGCTCTAAACCTTGACAACCATATACTAATAAAATTGTAGCTAATAGGGTTATGGCAATTATAAACCTTAACATATAAAACTTACACATAACTCACCTTACTTAATAAATTTAATCCAGTTCAAGGTTAAATCTTTTAAATCCCTAGGATTAGTTTCTCTTGAATAATCTTCAATTGTTTGAAATTCCCAACAATTAGAACGCTTAATCAAAATACCAATTAAACAACTAGATTTTTCTTCGCCATTTTGAAGATTATAGCTAACTAAAGGTAACATTCCTTCTTGGTTTCTTAAATTCAACGTAGATTGCTCTAATAAGTTAAATTTATGACCTTTGGCACTTGTTACCACAATAGCAATATGGCTAATTTTAGGATTCAACACTGGAAAACTGATAGAAATCATTTCAGAATCGCCTTGAGATTCTGTTTTATCACCATAATGATAAATAGCATTATCGCTAGATCTTGTATTAAAACCATTAATAACCTCAGCAAAGCCATCTTTAGTAAAAGTTAATAATGCTAAATCTAAATCAATATCTAATGACTGATTCGCTACAATCTTTGTAAAAATACCAGCTTTTGTATTAAGTGATTTCCAACCAAAGCCAATATATAAGTTTCTTAATGATTCAGGTAAATTTTGACTTTGCATTTTACTTAACTCAATATTTCCACTATACATATCGTTAAATGCCCTTAAATCACTGCCTGTTGCATTATTTTGTTGAACTTGAACTATTGCATTACTTTGACTTTGAGTTCGTTGTAGGCTTTCTCGTTGCGTATTTTGGCTATTGTTGAAATACTGAATATTTTGTTTTTGCTGTTCTGTGGCATCTGAATCTAATGCACGATAACGCCATTCATTCGTTGTATAAAAATAGAACTTACCTAAAACAGTTTTGCTACCTACTTTTAATGTATCTACAGTGTATTTACAAATAGGTGTTTCATCTTTCAAAATAGCAAGAAAAATAGGTTTCACTTTATCTTGTACACAAACGATTTCAAGATTTTTAATAGCTTGAGCAAGGTAAGAATTTAGATCAATCACCATACCGTCATAAATCTGACCAACAACTGTTGATCCATTCATCAAGTATAAGCTATCTGAATTTGTAGATAACACAAAAGTGCGACCAAATTCACCTAACTTAATATTTTCACCAATTTCCAGTGTTTTCATATTCAACCCCTTATAGAATTGATTGAGCTAATGGGATTAATTGACTTGAGGTACGAGCGTTACCTGTTTTTGATACGTTTTTAATTTCCCATTTACCATTTTCTTTAGTAACTTTAGCTAAAATTACAGCGGTGTAAGATCCTTGTTCAGCTAATTCAACACGAACTTTTTCTTTATCACCGTCTAAAATACGACAATATGATTTAGCTACTTGTTTAAATGTTTCACCTGTAAAGCTATTAATGGTAAACACTAGATATTTTGCCCTTGGATCAACTTTAGATAAATCAATCAAAATTTGTTCATTATCAGTAGCTGACTTTTTATCATTACCTGTACGGTCATCACCTAAATGTTTAATACCTTTACCGTTTAATCGACCAAAGTAAATATTATCAATACAGTTTTTATCAGCATCAAAAACTAATACACTTGAATCTAAATCAATAGATCGACCAGGGACTACTTTTTCTACTGTTTTAGCAAATAAGCCTAAAAAGCCACCTTCTTTTTCTGTAACAATTCGACTTGTACTCCAACCTAAACCTAAAGTAATATTAGTTAAATTTTCGCCATTGTCTTTAGTTAAAACAAGAGCTTCTTCTTTTCTTAAATTTAATGCTTGCATTTTAAAAATCCTCATAAAGTAAAGGGTAATGAAAATTACCCTTCTAATTAATTAAGCTGTTACAGGAACACCATATTTAGGTAAGATTACAAATAAATCTTCATCTAAAGGTTTAGCTACTTTGGTTACGTTCCATTTTCCACCTTCTTTTGATAAAGTTGCAACGTGCATTGCTTGTTTTCCAAACGCTTCTTCATCTAGGTCAATAATAAACATTTCTTCGCCTGTTTCAGCGTTATAAATTTTAGCATAAGCATCATTCAACAAACCAAAGTGGTGGTTACGTTTTTTAGCTTCGTGGATTGTTACATAAACTTCAATTTTTGCTAGGTAGTCAGGTAGTTTAGTGAAATCAACTGAAATTGTTTCATCATCACCATCTACAGAATTACCACCTGTACGATCATCACCACTTGATACAATAGCACCGTTTGCTGCCGATAATTGACCATAAAAACATACATCGGCAGTTGTTTCCACTTTACCGTCAGCTTTCACACCAATTGCACTAACATCTAAATCAAGTGCATTACTTGCTAGAACTTCCCAACCTAATCCAATATTAATTTTATTGATTGGTTTTGATAAGGATAAAGGGGTTACTACACCTTTACCTAATTTTAAAGGGGCTTGAGCCATATTTAATTTCTCCATTTTAATTAGTTAGCAAAATCATTTAAAAATGCTTGTAAGTCTTTTTTAGCACCTTTGTCTAAGGCTTTAATTTTCCAAGATCCATTGTGGCGATAAATTTCAACTACTTGAACTGAATAATCTACAGAATGATCTTCAGTTAAATCATAACGGATCTCTTGAACTTCTTTATCATCAACTACAAATTTTGAATTGTCAGGTAAATAAATACGTGCAAACGCATTGCTTACTTGACCAAAATTTTGACCACGTTCAGGGGCTTGATAGATAGCTACACCAGCAACTACTTTTTGTACTGTTTCAGGTAATTTATCAAGGTTAATATCAATAACTTCGTCATCGCCATCACCTTCACCTGTTAAGTTATCTCCGTGGTGTAAGATTGCACCATTTAAAGGTTTCAAGTTACCAAAATAAGCAACTGAATCTAATGGGGTTGAATGAAATTTACCATCAGCACCTAATAAGACAACTAAGGAATCTAAGTCAAAAGCTGTTGAGCTATTTGATACGTCCCAACCTAAACCCATACGAACTGTGGTTAAAGGTTTACCTTTTTCCAATACTAAGGCTACATTTTCACCTTTTTCTAATTTTTTAGTTAAATTTAATTCTAACATTTTCTTTTCCTTTTGTTTGTGAATTTAATCTAAGCCTAGACTTACTTCTGTTAAGCTACTTTTCTTTTCTTATTTTAACGATGAATTATTTGTTAATAAATTGTTGTTTAAATTATCTAGGCTTACTAAAAATTTACTGATTTTCTAATTCAGCAATTTGTTTATTGATTTCTTCTTCTGAAAACGACTCAAAGCTTTCTAAACGTTTTCTATCTTTCAATTCTTTTAAGAATTTAAGTTGTGAACGTTTAGCTGCCTGTTCTTGAGCTTGTTTTGCTTCAGCTTTACGAACGCTAATGATATATAACACAATATCAAATAGCACTTTAGTATTTGAAGATTCAGGTGCTTGGACTTCATCTACAAAACTAGTTGCTTTTGATTCTAATTGTTTATTCAATGCAATAGCGATACTATCTAAAGAAATACCGTTTGCTGATTTTAAGGGTAAATCCCATAATTGTTCAACAGTTAGATCACCTTTTGTAGTTGGAACTCGTAATTTGTTGCGACTTGCAATTTCAAATAAGTTCATTTTCTTTCTCCATTAAAATTTAACTTTCAAAGTGCGATTCATTGCACCTTGTACTTTTACAATCAATTCATCACGTTTAGTAGAACTAAAACCTAAACCTGATACTTGATTATTTGTAGGTTGTGCTTTCGTTTTAGAACCTAAAACTTCAAACACTTTCCTATTTTTCATAAGTTCTTCTTTCAAGAACTCATTAAAAAATCCTCGTTGCGGATCAGTTGAATTACAACCTTTTAAAGCAAAAATTAAGTGCTTATTACCTACTTTATTTTCACCCCAATAGTTAGGACTGTAGAAAATTTTAGTTACAGGAATAAATGATCCTGTAGTAATTCCCCACACTTCTTCACCTGAAATACCACCTGTTGTAGTAATATGATCGTTAAGTGTTTCAAGCTTAACAACATCACCATCTTTGATATGGATTTTTACTACATTAACATTGCGATCCGTTTTAGTATCTAAAGGATAATTGAAATTAGTTGTAATGTCAAATGCTTTTACTTGAATTGTAAATGCGTTTGATTTAGTTGATCGTTTAGAGTAATTATTAACAACCACTTTATAAACACCATCTTTAGGCATTTTCTTATAGATAATGTTTTCAACTGGGTTTTCGTCATCATGCTTATCTAAACCGTTCATATCTAAATCAAGCATACCACCTAGTCTGGATACAATGCCACGATTTCTATACCAAATTTCATTTTGGTCAGCTTCAATTAAATGTAAGTCTAAATCATCACCACAATGCCAACTTAAACTAATTCGTAAATCACCCTCTAAGCTGCCACCAAACTCTTTAACACGTTCAGCGATTGAATCAGTAACATCGCCATTATAAGCCCAACTGAATTTATTATCCCACTTGAACATATTAGCTGAACTTGGGTGTTCAGGTGCAATTAAGCTAACAAGATTAGATTTATGTTTTCCTGTAAATAAAACACTTACTTGTTTAGCTTTTGGCAATACCTTTTCTACAAAATCAGTATAGCTAATTTCTTCAACTTTTGACAAAGTTCTAGGATCAACTTGTGTTTCGTTAGCCATTTCTTCAAATATGTTAGTAGCTGTTTTTACTTCACCTGTAAATAAAACATCACTAAGTGGAAGATCAGCATCAATAGCAAACTTACGATAAATTGAATCAGCATAACCTAATTTTTCTAAAGTTGATTGAGCTTGTTCAATCATTTTCTTAGTAATAAGCGAAGTAGTTCGTTTATAATTTGTAGGGGCTACTTTGCTTTCAAAACTTGCCACCGCTTTATCTAACTCTACACCTTCACTTAAATCAGTAGCTAACGTGCCAATTACAGTATTTTTAAATCTTGCAACACCACCTTTTTTGATACCTAGTTCAAAACACTTCATATCTACTAAAGTAGGTGATAGATTGGTTAAACTTTTTCTAAAGTCTAAATAGCTTTTTACTAAAGATTCAAACTCTTCACCACGATATAGACTATTTTGATCAATTAATTCTAAAATAGTTTCCAAGCTATCTAAAGAAATTAAGTCAATACTAGATTTTGCTAAAGTATAATTAGTATTTTGATCCCCTAGCACTGTACCAATATCTTTTTTATCAACCAGATACTGACTAGGAATTTTGGCATAAAAGTGATCCCAAATAATTGTAGGGTCATAATTATCTGTATTTGACAAATGACCTGCTACACGTTCGGTTGTTAAAAAATAACTTTCAACTTTACCTTTCTCAATAAAAGATAAAACATAATCTTTCATAACATTAGCTACTGTTTGATAATATTCAGGAACTTCAACATTCCAAACAGTTTCAATTTCTTGCGTTTTTGTATTATAACCAATCACACTTCCTAAACGCTTGATAAAATAGCGATCATAATTACCGTCATAATATTTTCGTTGTCTGAAAATAGTATTGATCTCTTCTGGATAAGCATTTTGGTAAACTTGCCATAATTGTTCTAAGTCAATATTTACACGCAATAAAATCCAATCTCTACTACTAGCCATTTTATTAAACTGACTTTCTACAGGGTCAGCAAATAACTTAAAATTTAAATGTTCCATTTTTTAGTCCTTATGAAATTAGCTAAACACAATATTTAGCTTTCTAAAACATATTACACCTATTCTATAATTTTGTCAAGATATAAAATAAAAAAAATCCACTAACTTGAATATAGTTAGTGGATCTAAAAACCAAATAATCAGCCCTTGTAGTGTGGTATAGGTCAAAGCTACCCTGCATAAGCAACTACTTTATAAGGGGTTTAATAATCTTTGTACTTTGCTGTTTAACCTTTAATGGCTAGTTACTATTCTATATCAGCCTAATTAAACTTTATACTTTGAACTTAATTATCTGTAAACTTTAATCTTTAAGGTTTTTAATATACTGTCTTATTATATTATATACCATAGACTTACATTACTTTTATCTTAAATTCATCATACAATTATCTCTGTATCAAAGATCTTTATTTAACCAACTTCGATTATCCATTTTTAATTAAATATGATTAAATTTCAATCAAAGTTGTTGCGTTTGATTCAGATAAAACATAATCAACTTCTACTAAGAACTCTTGAACAAATTCAAGATCTTCTTTAAGAATTTGTTCAACGTTTAAACCTGTTAAACGAACCTTACGCAATTCTTTTGTAGCGGATAAACGACCTACTTTCATAGCATCATCAATTTGTGATTGATTTTCAGTTTTTAATGATTGAACAAAAGATTGAGCTTTAGATTCAATTTGAGTATCAGCTTTTTCAATTTCATTATTTGCATTTGAATTTTGATCACGAATATTTGATAGCAATTGTTGTTTATGCTCAATCAAAGATTTTAAAATCAATGCTTCAGATACAGTCATTTCTTTTCCTGAAATTCTAACTAAAGTATCTTCGTTTGATTTACGAATAGCTTTTTGTAAAGATACAGATTCATCAAACAATGAATTAAATTTATCAAAGTTTGACTTGCTTTCAGATTTAAAGTCTTCTGACTGTTTTTTATCTTTGTCTTGTTCAAGAACTGAACGAACATATTTATCATAAGATAATTGTTCTAATTGTTTTTCGATAACTTTTACACGAGTTAATGCACGAGTGATTGAAATTTGAGTCATTTTAATTTTCCTTCTTTTTAACTTTAAATGGAGATAGGTATAGGACTTGCACCTATGAATAAAGAATTTGCAATTCTCCCTATTAACTACTCTAGCAACCTACCTTAAACATGGCGGAAGAAACGAGACTTGAACTCGTAAGCCGAATATATCGACCGACAGATTAGCAATCTGCTCCAATACCAATTATGGGATTCTTCCTAATTTCAAAACTAACTATTAAATTAACTTTGAAATTAGGGCTAGTTTTCTTTTGCGAATACAAAAAACTAGCAAAAAATAACGGACTATCTTTTAACCTTTTAATTCTTTCGGGCAAAAGGTAAAAGCCTTTCAAAACCTTAAACCATACATCCCTAGATAATTTAACCTTTCGGATAATTATCACATTTTAATATTGTGTTTATCCAAATTTACCTATTGGCACAATAATAAAAACTTGGCGGGACTGATGGGAATTGAACCCACGACCTCTTGCGTGACAGGCAAGCATTCTAACCGTCTGAACTACAGCCCCTTAATTTGGTTTAGCGGAGAGGAATCGAACCTCCACCTTTCTCGTGTACCTAAAATGAGAACACTCTACCTTTGAGCTACCGCTAACATTGGCGATCCGAGTAGGACTTGAACCTACGACAACTTAATTAACAGTCAAGCATTCTACCAACTGAATTATCGGATCTTATAACCTTGTAAGTACACTAGAACCTGATAGTTTAATAAATATACGTCCATACATCGGGTTAGTTAATAAAAAAACTAGTGTACTTACAAGGTGGCTTTACTGACAATCCCTGTGAAAGCCTAAACAGGGCTGAAATTCGGTAACAAGGCTTCAGACCAACCTTGGAAGTGATTACGCTGCTAGGCGATCAACTTCATAAAAGTCATCATTTGCATTTACTTTTAAATGATAAAATAGCAACAAACAATAACGAACAATTTGGTAAGTGGATTATACACTCAATATATGAACTTCTTACAAATTTAGTTGTAAGATTCTTGGGTAGTAGTTGCTTTACTAGCCAACTAAATTTACCAAGCTAT